ATAACTGTTGTTAACAGTCAACCGCAAACCAAGAATGTCTCCCTTGGCACGTTTGCCCACTGGCTTCAATTCAGTCTTGAAGTCAGCGAAGTCATAGCTAGCGTAGAAACGAGCGCCATCACGAACCACAAACTTTTTGGAGTTGTAGTTAGCGAGCATGCTGTTCTGCGCCAGCGACTCTTCGACCATCGTCACGAGGTCTGCATTCTTCACCACACCATACTGCTCGGTGCAAACTCCGAGCGTCATGGGTTCGGGGGTATCACGGCGTACCATCCCGAAGTATCCTGTCCTCTTGCCGTCAGTTGTGAGGAGTGGCTCTTGGTGTACATCAAAATCGTATACACTTTGAGCGGGTTTAGTTGTTCTAGCCATAAGATAATCATACCACACTTTTAAATTGTGACAAGAACTTTTTTCGTGTTACAAGATTCTAATAATCAGGTACTTACCAATCCTATCAAAGTTTTTTGCAATATTCGTAAAGCCTTGACTATCAACGACTTGCGCGCGCGGGGGCCCCGCCCCCGTAAATATATAATAATCAAGTACTTATGTCAAACCAAATTAAATTTAATATTATTCTTTCTGTATTCTCTTACTTTCCTCATAGCATATAAACTAGCATCAACTTCACATAATTTAGCTTTAGTTCCCATGTTATATTTACGAATTTTCTTAATACCATGATAGAACTTACCCTTTTTATATTGATAAATATGTCTTAATTCATGAGCAATTAATTCAATTAAGCTCTCTTCCCAAGTATATGTATTAACTTCTAGGTATCCTCTGAATCCACCACTCTTATATGGCTTAATATATTTATTATATGCTGGGACTCCTACATGCAGTCTCATGCTACTCCAAGCTCTGCCGTGCCAATTTAATTTAGTATTACCAATATCTATTTTTCTGATGTCTTTAAGGAATACGCCTTGAGGCATACACCATTTAATAATTTCTTTTAGTTTATCTGAACAATATGAGGTGGTATTAATTAGCTTCATAGGCCAATAATACTTCAAACTAAATTAAAGTCAATAGTGATTTAGATAAATATATAAGAAAGTAAAAATTATAATAATATAAGCTACTATGGTATCTCCTGTTATCATGTATTTATTATTAAGCAAGCACTATTTCACATTTATCCATTTAGCTTTTATCTTATTAAAGGATAACCATTCCTTAATTTGATTTAATGTAGAAAAATAATCTACTTCTCCAGAATCTATATTTTGTATTCTATATAATTTAGTTGCAACCATTTTAACTATTGAATATCTATTACTCATTAATCCACCTTAATAGATGATCTAGTTCATGAATTGCACTTTCTAATTCATCAACCGCACTTGGATTATTATCATGCTCAATCATAAGAGCTTTATATTCTGAAATCCTATCACTGATTTCTTTGGCAATTTGTTCACTCGACTTCATTTTCATCTCTTTGCGTTAAGTGATAACCACAAGATTCTAAAGCCATCTCTAGTGCTTGTTCATAACTATTAGCTTCAATTAACTCCGTAGGTTCTTGCATATCTTCAGTTTGCCAAAGATTAAACTTCATCTTCATCCTCATCAGTTTCAATGTGAATAATATCAAAGTTATAATCCACTTCCTCGAAGTTGGCATCACAATCTTCTGCCCTGTTAAGAGCCATCTCCTCTGCTTCTCCTTGGCTCTCTGCCTCAACCTCGATTTCAGCTTCGGCAATTTGGTTTCGTTGAATTGTTATGGTGTATTTTTTTAAGGTGTCGCTCATAATTTTAATATACTCCTTTTATATTTTTTGTCAAATTAAATTTTCAGCTACTTCTACTTGCCAATTATTAGTAATCCATTTAGTGATTTGATCTGTCCAGTAACCAGTCGTAATCTGCCACAAATCTCTCTCAATCCTAATCCTATCAAAGCTATAATAGATATATTGATTAACTAATTTGTTTGTGCCATAATTGCTATCAAGCACATCTATCTTTATGTTGGTTAAGGTTTTAGGAATAGATACTCTAATCTTTCCACCCACAGCATACTCGCCTATTTTGAATGTTTTGGTCATAAAATTAATATAACCTAAATTATTATTTAGTCAATCTTATATTGTCCAGAAAGAAATGTACAATTAGCATTAATCACAGAAATAATAGGATGTCCCTCGTCTAAAGTATCACAGTTTTTATTAGAGAACTCAAGAGTTGATCTAAAGTATTCTCCATTATTATCATATACAGTAATATCACTATTTAATTGAGCATCATTCATTTGCTGAATTTTGTAATATAACTCAAGATATGTCATATTAAACCCTCGCCCATTTAGCTTTGATCTTATTTAGGTGGTCTTTTGCTTCTTTGAATGTATAAAAATACATATACTGCTCGGGCACACACGTAGGATATACTTGTTTAGCAATCCATAACTTCTTATTAATTAACTTCTTATTATAATCGCCGCCAAATAAATAAGGATTCTTATTTACTATACGATCTAATATATAACAAAAGTATGTGGGTTTATTTAAGAAATCTGAGATGTATTTTTCTGTTGATGTCATGTCTTTAATATAAACTAAATTATTATTAAGTCAAATAAATATAATAAAGAAAAGCTATCCATCCACTCAAAGCTATAATAGTAATAACCATAGCTTCTATAAAACATCTTAATTTGCTTTTGCTGGTAACAATAGGAATATCAGTCATGTATTTATATTATTTAGATTATTATTTTTTGTCAATTCGGAATCGAAGGGACTTGAACCCTCACTCCCCGCCGTGACAGGGCGGTGCTTTAACCAATTAAGCTACGATTCCTCAACGAGATCCTGGAAATCTACTTAACATTTGAACTCTACAACTTTCAGCTTCGAATCCTATCATATCTTTTATTGCTTTATAAGCTTTATGATTCATATTGCCAAAACCAACATCTGCACTATATTTATTTAAATCTACTACTATTTCTTTTGGAAGCACACCATCTAAGATTCCATTAGGCTTATAAACTATATTATATATTCTGCAAGTCATAAAAAAATTATGGTTTCAGCGACACCAAAAAACGCTCGAAGGATATATGGTTGAGGATAATCCCGCAATCCCCTCAACATCCAATCCTTGATTTCGTGCGGAAATCAACGTAGAAGGAACGGAAAAGATATACGGCGCCTCGCTCTTTTCCTTTGCACCCTCTCGCAACCGAGAGTTTGCCCTCTACTATTCTTATATTAATCTTTTTTTATAATAAAGTCAATACCTTTTTCTAACTTGTCCAAAGTGGTTTCAAGAATGTTACTAGCGAAACAGATAAGATTATTGCAATCACCATAATTAAGATTTTTCTCCATTTGTTTTTCGCTCATACAACCTATTATACATCAAATACAATATTTTGTAGAACAAATTTTTTAAACAGCGGAAGTTTTTCGGTACTTCCAAACGATTTGCTTTAACGGAAGCAACAACCGATGACCACCATCACCTCACCAAATTACTTTTTATGCTTTTTCTTTTTTAAAGCACCACTATGAAAAAGTTTATTTTGTTTATTAGTATATTTACTTTTAGCATATACTGGAGTAATAATAAACAAACTTAACATTAAGATAAATATTTTCTTCATAGTGTTACCTTATGCTAATTGTTTCTCGATGTCAAGTTTCTTGGTCTTGCCCATCCAGCTTTGAGGCATAATATTCTTTAGCCAATCTTGCATAGATGGAATAAATCCCAAGTCCTCTGCTACATGCTGTTCGCCAACCCAACGAGTAGGAATCTTTTTGCCATTGGATAATGTAATGGTGTGACCAAATATCCTCTCACACATAAAAATGCCCTCTGCATGATGACGCAAAGCTCTATGTCTAAAATCTGCCATCATCATCTTTGATTCATCGAACCAATCATGAATCTTCTGATAATCTTCGGGCGTTCCACCCCACTTTTTTGACGAGGACAAGGAATGATGGTATGGATTAGCCATTAGAAACTCTCCTCACTAGTCCGAACTTCTTGAATCCTCTCATTGTATTCAAGATCAACCTTGCGATTAAGAACATCAAAGTGAAATGTCCCATAGCTACCTTCGTTAATCTCCCAACCCATGTGACTAGCAGATAACTTATCATAGCATATCTCTTCAACAATCGAACTAACCTTACCTTCTCCACCACCAACCTCAACAAACTTTTTCTGCTTGTCATCCCAATCATGCTGTTTGCCAAGATGAGAACCTTTAACTACTAAATCGGGGCAAGATAGTTCTTTACCCCTGTGATCTTCATAAGTAATACTTTCAATCTGACCACTATCGCCACAACCATCAAAGGTCACTTCGATGCTGGCTACTCTGGTTTCTTGAAGCGTATCAAATAATAGTTTAGCATTATGCTTAAACTTATCTGCTCTTTTTAATTGATCTGCTCTGATTTCTGCCATGATGTTATCCATCTTGGGCAGTTCGACTTTTTTGGATTTAGATGTTTTGCTCATACATCTAATATAATCTAAACTTAAACTTTGTCAATCCCTGTTTAGAAAAATATTTAAAATATATACTACTAGAATAACTCCTAAGATATAATAATAATTCATTATTTAATTACTCCTTATTTGCAATTGCTCTTTTTGCATCTACTCTTTTGAGCATAGCTTCTAGACGCTCAACTTCTTCCTCATAGCCGTACTTTTGCCACTCTTTGAGATGTGAAATTTGATCAACAATAGCATCTTGAATTAATAACCAATCATCTTTAGTAAAATGTTTATCAGTATATTCGCTCATAGGTCTACTATAACTTTTATTTAACTGATGTCAATTTATATTTATTTATAACTGCAAGATAGCTATTTCGTTTTTTAAGTTTATGCTTTCTATAACTCTTATATCTTTTCTTTATTTTAACTTTCTTATTTAGCCTATATTGAATAGGATTTAAATCATAAGATACATATTTAGCTCTTACAAATTTATAAATACCAAATAGCCCCGAACCAAATGCTGAGAATACTAATGCTAAAGCTGTAAGATGATTCATTTATTTTCCTCCAATTTATTTAATATTTGCATTATAAGACCTTTATTTTCGTCTGTCAAGTTGCCACTATATTTATTTAAAATTGGTTGAATACTATTATTTCTAAATGCTTTAAGTATATACCAATCAAAAGGATAACTCATATTTTTACTATCCCATTCACTTTTACAACAATAATAAAGATAAGCTAACTCGTCCTCAGAGAGAGCTTTTATTTGGTTATTTGAGATCATTTATTTGGTAAATTGAGCCCAATGTAATAAGGCCAATCCACTTAATAAATATATTGTTGTTGTTATTATTTCGGGCATATTTGTTAATCTGTGGTTTTTAACAGAAATGGAAGGGGTCTAACATTTCTATTAGGAGCACCACTAACCTTGGGATTCACGGTTTATTTATTATATAATTTATTTGATTATTTGTCTACTAAAAATAAACTAGCAGCTCTTAATCTATTTGTCTTGTCTGTGCTATCAAATGCTTGAGATTCATGAATAAGACTATTTATTAAAACATTATTCTTATATATTTCTAAAATTACAATATAAGCTCCTAAATTCATTTTATCAATACCAAATTGAATAGAAAAATATGGTCTATCTGGATTTTTATTATTTACAAGATATGAGATATCAGATGGAAATTCTTTTTTTATTGGCTCTTGCTCTACAACGATTGATCTTATTACAGCATTTGAGCAAGTTATATTTAAAGTATATTTATCTTTATTTGGTTGGCTAAAAGATATAACAGGAATAAGAAATAAAATAAATGATAGGATACTGGATTTGAACCAATATCCTACCATATAATTACTTAGCCGAGACAGAAACTACTGAACCACCAGTCTTGTTGGCAAATCGCTTACTAGCGATCTTTGCACCACGGAGCGTTGGATAGCTCTTAGGAGCAACAACAAGCTGACCAGTCGTAGCTTTGACTTGCCAAGTGTATTGCGTTTGAGTTGTATTCATAAGTTAATATTAGTATATATTTTAGATAATGTCAATATATTATTTGTTATTTTTAAATTTTTCTTCGCTTGGGGTTTCAGTAGCATCTTCTTTATTGTAGATAGTTCTCTTTGGGCGAACCTTTTTCATCTCTTTGCTTCTCTTGGTATTGCCCCAAGGATTCATTCCACTATTTTTGATATTATTTACAATGTATTTGATCTCTTTTATTTCTTGTTTTGTAAGTGCCATATTTAGAATAATACAAAGAATCTATTATTTGGTCAAGTTATTTCTAAATACTTTAAAGTAATCTAAAATTAAACAAAATAATCTAAAAAAGCCTTTGCCCCTTTGCCTAGTTTCCAGTTAAATAATTTGCTTATTTCTTGAAGCGAAGGAGTTTCTGGAAACTTATCTATATCTGGATACAATACATACTGATTAACTGCTAACATATCATAGGTATCATAGAACAACCCATATTCAGTATCACTCTCTCTATAACATATATATTTGGGGCTATATTTAATTGCTATGTATTTATTTTTGGTTTCTATTAAAGCTATATACTCATTTAAATAAACATCAATATTAGATATATATGATATGGTTAATTTGTTTTTTAATTTAATATAAAGATCGTTGTCTGCTATTATCCAATCTCCTAATCTATACTTTGGATTTTTTATTGTATCATAATAATGCTCTAATCTACTATCTAGATTATTTGATTTTTTCATCCTTATACATAGATTACATTAGAATACAGATAAAATAAAGATATATTTTTTAAATATTATACTTGACTTATTTGGAAATAAATATATTATGGATAACCAATACTATTTCTTATTTAACCATTTATCTCTATCTGCTCTTAGTTCATTTATTACATTTCCTAGAGTATTTTTAAATACTAAGAAAACATATACTAACCCTAAACATATAAGTAAAGTAGATAAAGACAACAACCCTAATATTAAGTAAAAAGGTCTAATTGAAAACCCTTTTATATCAAATTCACTACCTAATAAAGACATAATCTTACTTTTCACCCCTCTTTTTAATATACCTCTTTATTTTATACACTTCAAGAAGAATATAGCTGTTAAGTAAGAATAGTGCCAAGAAACCATATAAAAATAATTTAAGATCAAGGCTAATATCTAGGTTTAGCCCCGAATAGACCATATCATCATTAACTATAAGAAACATATTATTCTTTACCCAATAGATAAACAAACCATCCCACAAGGGATACAGCTAATAATGGCACAATCAAGCTCATAAAGCTCCAATTCATCCTATTTTAACGCCAATATCTTTTACAAAACGAATCGCTTCTTCTCTAACATACCATTCCCAAGGAGTTCCATTCCTATCAACAATTACGCAATAATGTTCAGAGTTTGGAACACTACTAATCTTACCATAGAATTGAGTTCCATCTTCAATCTGGAACATAACTTCTTTACCTTCATTTCGTTCCATAACAAACATTTTAGCATCTTCATTTACGCTAGTATCAACGCTTTTAGGATATTTAGCATCATAATCTAAAGGGTTTGCATTAACAAAATGGCTCATCTATTATCTCCACTTCCTTTTATTTTACCTCTTTTTAACCTATCTGCAAGTTTATTTAAATTAGATTTTGCAACATCTTCAAGACCTACGCCAAGTTCATCAGCTATATTAGCACAATACCAAAGAACATCGCCAAGTTCAGCATAAATGTCTGCTTTAGCTTCTTTGGTGAGTTTTCCATCATTATCTCGCATTATTTTCTTAACCTTATTAGCAATCTCGCCAGCTTCGCCAACAAGCCCTAAAGTAGTATAGTATAAGCCTTGATTCTTAAACTTTCTTGGATAAAAAGCTGTTCTACTTGCGTTACTCTGATAGTTATTAAATGTCATTTTTATATTTTCTTTAATATATCCTTTATATCTTTTTTTGTAAAGCCAAATTTTAATATTTTACTTAATACTGCTATAAGATAATGTTTTTCTGTTTTCTTTAATTTTTTGGCTTTCTTTTTAAATTTAGCCATTTTAACCTCGACCAAGCCTTTTATTCCTCTGCGACTTCTTCTCTATATTCTTTAATTTCGGCAATTACATCATCTGGTGGCAAATTGCTAAAAATAATATCAACAAGCTCATCCAATGACATATCAAAATAAATATCATAGATATAGTTTTGCTCATCTTCCGAGCAAGTATCAAGGAAATCTTTAATGGTTTTAAAATTCTTTTTACTCATAAACTTCTTCCTTTTCTTCAATATATTCAGATAAATTACTATCAATCTGTTCTGAAATGCTTTGCTCTTCGCTTTCAGTATCTACCATCTCACAAGCCTCAATAAATTGTTTATTAGTAAATTCAATATCTTCATATTTTGCTTCAACTTCATCTTTAAGAATAATCAAAGCAAACAAAGGGTCATTAGGTTTTAGATAAGTTTTAAGCCACTTCTCTAGCTCTTTTCTTGTATAGATTTGCATAGTCTTAAAATAATTTAAATTTAAAATATGGTCAAGTCAATATTTAATATTTAAAATATCAGCTTGGGCATTAGGATTTTTACTGCCATCTTGACTATCCATCATATTATATTTTGTAGAATAGTTTTGGCTATCTTCACACATAGCGTTAGGAATAGTATGATATGATGAGTTTGCACAACCAATAAAGAAAAATGTCATAAGAATCCAAGCCAACAGAATAACCATAAAAGCTATTATTTTAATTGGATTAAATGTCATTTTGTGGTATCTAATTCGTAAATAAAATTTAAACCATCAGAATAAACTAATATATTTTTATCCCAAGACATAGCTTCTCTTTCAAAGCTGTTTAAACTATTAAAGTAATAAAAATTTTGTCCAGCTTGAGGATAATTTGATGATTGTCTTAAAATGACAGATTCTGTTATTACTTTATTTTCTTGAGTTTCAATAACATCTTTAACATTTAATCTTGCATTATCGCAAGGAGTAAAATTAAGATGCCAAATTATGAAAAAAATATCTAATGGAGTCCACATAAAATTATATGATAGGATAGTGGGTTTGAACCATCTATCCTACCATTACATTACTTGGCTGAAACCGAAACTACGGAACCACCAGTCTTGTTGGCAAATCGCTTACTAGCGATCTTTGCACCACGGAGAGTTGGGTAACTCTTGGGAGCAACAACAAGCTGACCAGTCGTAGCTTTGACTTGCCAAGTATATTGCGTTTGGGTTGTATTCATATTGTTATATTAATATATATTTGAGATAATGTCAATATATTATTTATTATTTTTAAACTTTTCTTCGCTAGGAGTTTCACCAGCATCTTCTTTGTTAAAGATAGTCCTTTTGGGACGAACCTTCTTCATCTCTTTGCTTCTTTTTGTGTTACCCCAAGGATTCATACCAGAATTTTTAATATTATTCACGATGAATCTAATTTCTTTTATTTCTTGTTTTGTTAGTGCCATAGTGTCTCCTTTATACAAGTCTTTTAATAAAAGAGCAAACAAAAAGTATCAATGTTATACAAATTATTGCTCCTGCCATTCATATATAATACATCACTTTAAATTGTTGAGCAAGAGTTATTTGCGTTTGTTTTTAGTTTTCTTTTGCTCTGCTTGCCACTTTTTAAATTGTTCTAAACGAACTTCAAGTCTACCAACAGAAAACCAATCTTCTGATTTGATGGCATCTTTAATAAAAGCCTCGATTTGCTCTACGGATTCGTATTTGCTGAACATTATTTAAATTTAATTTAAATTGATTATTTTGTCAATGCTTTTTGCACTTACACGAACCACAATTCTTATTACATTTAACTTTTTCTGGAACTATTCTTGTTTTACAACCAGCACAACCACACTCTAGCTTTATGCTACACAACCACTTAAACGCTTTTTTTAGTTTTTTTAGCACTTTTCTTTTTAGCTTTCTTTTTCTTTTTTGGTTTCTCTACCCAAGCACCAGCAATTCCCTCTGCTTGGTCTAATTCAGATGTATATTCTTCACCAACAAAAGGTTCTACTTCATAAGAATTGTTATTTAATTTATCTTTGATAGCGTAGAAAGCATCTTCAATTTTCCATCTAATAGTCCAATAAATTTCTGATAGAAAATTCATACACGAACTCCAAAAACTCCACCTAAAATAAAACAAACTGAAAGAATTATAATTTCCATAATATTGTTATACTTGCTATTACACCTTCTTTTTAGCCTTTTCCTTAATATTTTTATTATGGGCTAAAACATCATCTAAATATTTATTAATCATATTACGGCAAGTCCTCTCTTTTTCGGGATCTTTACTATAATAGGATTTTTCAAGAGCAAGTAATTGATCTCGCCAATGATTTAAACTGGCGATATGCTCTGTTAAAAATTCAATTTTAGCTTTCTTTGGTGGCATTTCTTACTTCCTCTCTCCATTCTTCAACAAGTTTTTCTGAATCATAATAGTCGTAATTTTGATTAGTTCTTAATAGATAAAAGATTTTATCACTAGAATCAATTTTATCTACAATATTTTTATAACCTTCTTTTAAATGTTCTTTATCAACAAAATAATGACTTTTCATATATGGTTTTACCATATTATCTTTACTAAAAATACTTTGAGTTAATAGATAACCATTCTTATCATCCTTTTGGCAAAGAATCACGCTTTTATATTTATCTTTAGCATACAAATCAGAAAATTCTTTTGATAATCCTAAATTAATAATGCAATTATGATGATAAACACCAAAAAAACTAATGGTATTATCAATAATCATTTTAATATACAGCTACTTTAACTATTTTAGGATTATTATTAACAAACCTCATAGCTTCTCTTTCGGTCATAAAGAAAATATCAATAACTGGATATTTACCTTGACTAGCTTTTTTACGGATAACATCTGTGCCAGTATCGTGAGCTACTCTAAATCCAAGATTAGGAATATAAACTTTTGAGAAGTAAGGAATAATTCTAGGGTCTACTGCAACACTTTTATTAGGTTTAAGAGTTGCACCAGTTGAGCTTTGACGCTTTCTGCTCCAACTATCTGTATCGCTACCTTTTGCCCAATAAGCAGTTAAGCGAACTTTGATTTCTTTTTTAGGAGTTAAATCTTTAATAAAAGATTCAATCATTTGATTCTTAATAGTATTAGGAATAATAGGTTTATGAGATGATGCTGTGATTTCGTTCTTGAAAAAAATCCAAGAAGCACACAACAACACGGCTATTCTACATAGTATTTTCATAACTTGTCCTCGACTTATTTAAGATTAATTTAAATTGATTAAAATGTCAAGCTAGATTAACTTCTTCTAGCGACTGGATATTTCCTTATGATTAATAGACTTCATAACAATATAGATTACACTCATAGGGTGGTTTATGCCCTATGAATGTATCCTATAATAGTATTACTTGGTAAGAAGATCAGAAGCTCGGAGCTTACTGGTCAATTTACGCTTGTCAAAGGAACGCCAATGACGAGCGTGTTGATTAACCTTATCAAGAACCTTTGCTTCACTAATGGTAAATGTGCCATTAGTGTTGTCAGTCATCTTAACGAAGTATGTTTTAGGTCTGTTTGCCATAATGATTAATAATATATATATTTTAACTATTTGTCAAATTATATTTATCAAATCCACCCTTAATATTGCTATAATAAACATTTTTAAAATTTAGCTGATGAATCATATCGGTGCATCCAGAACAAGGAGCAGAATGATCTAATAGATTATTTCGATTGATTCTAGTATTAACAAGAGTTAATTTAGAGCAATCTTCTTCACCAAGTTTAATAACTGCATTTAATTCAGCGTGAGTTCCAACAATATCACTAATCTTTTCTTTATTTTTATTTACATAATTGTATTTTAAATTCATTGGATGAGTTTTTAAAGAGTTCATTCCAATACTAATAATACGATTGCGGTCAAGAATAAAAGAAAAGTGACGGCATCTTAAATCTGCATTATGCTTATTGATTAAGGCATAAGTAACCTCAATAATTTTATTGAAGTTCATTGTATTAATCTTTTTTATCTAAATCTTGATATTGTTTTTCGACTTCTTCTGATTCTTTGTCTAATTGTTCTTGAAATTCTTTTAAATAACTATCAATCTTATCTAAATCTGGAGCTTTTTGACTATAAAAATTACTAATATAATTTGTGTTAGTATTACCAAAAAGAATCCTGCAAATTAAATGGATGCCAAATCCTTGAAGTATAGATAGATGAATATTAAAAGTTGGCTCAAAAAGATAATTCCAACTCAAAGTTATAATCGTGCCATAAACAATTCCGAAGAAAAGGTAAGTTGTAGCAAGATTAAGCCAATCAATTTTTTTATTCATATCTCTCCAAGTATTTAGGAGTAAAATCACCTACATAAGCACCTTGGATATTAAATTCAAAATATTCAAACGCTTCAAAATAATCAATTTTAAATTCTCTAACGAGTTGTTTAATCATCTTCGACTTATCATAAACTGCAACTGGATTACCATTATCATTAGGAATAAAACCTATAAGGCAATTATCAAATCCATCTGCAAGAAGAATTTTGTCTTTAAAATCTGGATAATTAATTTCAATGAATTGCGAGATTTCTTTTCTCGCCTTACTTATTTTTGCGATTGCCATAATATAGGGTGTCCTTTTAAAGAAAGTTATACTCACATTTTAACTTAGACGCAAGCATTATTTTTTAAATCTGTTATTAAAAGTTAAAAGTATAAAATAAAAAGGATAAAGTGCGTAGTATAAAATATTAAAAATAAATGTAGTAAAAAAATTTAAAACTTTCATTTTTTAATATATTTCTTGATTTTCTTTACAAGAGCTTCAACCTTATCAAGTTCTTGGCGTTTAATTCCAGATATATCTTTATTATGCTGATCGTGCCAAGCTACCAAAGCTGTAATATCATTTTCTAGTTCTTCGAGTTCTTTATTAACTCTGCCTACTATTGTTTTTTGATTTTCCATAAATTATCCCAAAAAGTTTTTAAGATATTCGTTCATTTCGTTTTCTTGTTCAATGATATATTTGAATTTGATATAAAATTCATTTAATTTTAAAGCGATACTAGCTGGAATTGTAGAGTTATTATTTTCTTCATACCAAGAAACAAATTCCTTCATAGTGCGAAGTGCCTTGACTTGTTCTTCCATACAAGAGATACTAACCTAGTTTTATTTTTTAATCAACTTTAATTTTGAATGATCTGCAAATAATTTTGGATTATCTTTATAAAGTTCTTCGAGACAATTTCTTGTAAATTCTCTTAAAAATTTTTCATCTTTAATAGCATCAACAATTTTTTTAGCCATTAAAGCAAAAGTCTTTTCTTCTTTCTCTAAACCTTTTTCTATTCGTGATTTTTCTACTTTTTTTCTGCCCATAATTCTAATTACACATTAGAACTTAAATTCAAACTGCTCTGCCATGTATTTCGGATTGGTTTCATATTTTTCAGAATATAATTGACAAAGCTGAAAATCTGTTAAATTATTTAAATATCCGAGAATCCTATCTACAAGAGTTGCTGGATGTTCTTTTAAATATGCTTTCTTTAAATCTGATAGGATTTTTGATCTTGGATTATTCATTTTCTTTCTCCAATAAAAATTCTGGAATCATATCTTCTTTTGCGTTCTTATCTTCGATAACATCAATCCAATTACCAATGTTACCATACTTAACACCTTGCATTAAATCTTCATATAAACATTCGTAAGCTCGTTCAACCATTTCTTGATTGTCCATATCTACAATATAATTTAAATCCAAACAAACTCGTCCCATTTTCATTTTTGGTTTTTATACTCCTTTACAAATTCACTTGCTTCTTCAAGAATATTAGTGAAGTGAATTGTCCTATAATCGTGAGGACAATCCTCGTCAGCTTGATCTACAAGTTCTGCAAGTAACTTAATTGCTTTTTCCATTTCTTTATTTTGCTTCTTTTTCATTTTTTGTCAAACCAAATCCCAACTTTGGCCTTTCATCTTCGCTAAATAATTCTATGATACGAATATTGTCTTTTAAATGCCAATCAGCATTTATTTTAATACATTTCTTTGCAGGGGAAATTTCTGTTACTTTTCCTTCTTGAATTGCATATTTATTGATAGGATAATTTAAATAAAGGATTTTGCGGTCAATTAAATCTTCTAGTTTCATCTTTTTATTATACCATTAATTTAGATCATTAAAATAAATATCTATTTTTTCTACTAATTTATAATATTTATCAGTAGCATCGTGAGCTATTGAAACCTCATCTAGAAATTCTTTATTAGTCAATAAATCACCAAGAATACCCATAGCCAATTCAATTTCGCCGTCAGTAAAATAAGATGATGCTTTCATATTAAAAAGGTTTGAGAACATATCCCCAATAATCACTATCTGGCTTTTTCTGAATATCATCCCACATAATACAACGAGCAATATACGATGGAACATTTAATCTTTGGCAATTTTCCATCCAATGTTGCTCCATAGCTTTATACTTTATAGCACCAGTTTTTGATTTTGTATATTTTAAATCTGGCATACCATAAAAACGCAGATGGTGAACATCACCGCACAAAACTCTGGCAAAAAGCGGGTCAATCATCTCAAAGCTAAAACTTACTTTAGCATAACTTAACCCACGAATACGCTCCACAAGATTATCACGAACAGAAACATATCGGTTTCTCTTTGTAGGGCAAGAAAAATCTTTGGGATTCTGCCAGAAATCTTTTGAGAAATCCCAAATATAATCTGTGCGTTCTTTTTGGCAACCAACACCAGAACGAGTAAGACGCTTTAAAAGTTCTTTACGATTATGCTTCCAATAAACAAAATCACGAATTGCAAGATAACCATTAATATTACCTTTCCAAGTGGTATGAACAGAGCAAAATGCAAAAAGCCAACGCCTAAAAACATCTTCATCAGTCTTGGGTCTTAAACTCTCCCAATACTGCTTGTAAGGTTCTACTTTGTGGCTATGAAGCTCGTTAAAGCTGGCGAAAAACTGATCTGGTTTAGTTGTATCCATAGATCAAATATAATTTAAATTTAATTTAAGTCAAAGAAAATCTTTTTCTGTAACAGGATTAAATAATCCTTTTTGTATAGACCATTCCTCCCAAGTATTTATAATAGAAATAGCTTTGTTTATATTTTTTATCTTAAATAAATTATTTTTTTGAATTTGATTTAAATTTACTAATTGATTGTGTTTTTTCGTATTTATATCAATATAATTGATATGTAATAACTTACATAAATCTTTTTCTAAGGAATCAAATTTAATAAATTTGACATTTTTTGGTATTTCATTATTTATTGTGCAAAAAGACTTTATATTTCTTGTCCATCTTTTTTGACCTAATTTTAGTATAAATGATTCAAAATCATTTGAATAAGTTCCTTTAAAACGATGAAATTTATAAAGAGATTTAACTCTATCCAATGGATTTCTTAAACAAATAATTATGTTTTTAATATTATTTATATTGGGTAATTCGTTTTCTTTTTTAGAAAAAAACTCAATTTCTTCTAGAGACAAATGAACAAAATTATCTTTTATTTGAATAAAATCTTGTTTATTAAAGAATTTAGGATGAGTTTTCTTTTGTGCTAAATATATTGGTTTCTCTAAAATTGGAATTAATGAACTTTTTATACATTTACCAGCAGTTCTTGGTATATGTATAAATAAATAATCTTTATTATATAACATTATTTGCCGTCATTCTCCATCCAATTTCTTGCATGATAAGGACTTGGAAAAATTTTTACTATTTTTGCATCAATAAATTTTGCGTGAGGATAATTAAATTTTTGCGTTTCCTCATAAACTGCCCATTTATCAATAGGCTTACCAAACTCATCTTCAAGTTCTTTTATATATCTAATTACTTTCATATTTATCTAAAAAATTATTTGCATCTTTTAATTTCTTGAAAGTTTTAAGTTTAATAGTTTTAACTACTGGAGTTTTATAAACTGAAAAAGATTGAATATAGTTTCCATCTTTATCTTTATTTTGTTCTATATAATATGTATATTTGATATTATTCATACAATCACATTAATTTTTGCGTTAAGTTTATAAACTCTATCGCCTTGTTGTTCATCGGGGTCATTTAAAGTGTTACGCTTTTTATCGCTAAATCCAAATACTTTACCATCATCAAGATCAACAATATTATTTGAACCATTTTTAATTTTCATATAAATCGAATGATTACCTTTTTGCACAGATTCGGGGTCAAAAAAAGAGAAAACATCTCCTTCTTTGAGCGAATTAAATTCTACCATAGCTTCTTTGTCTCTTGATGTTATTGTGTATTTCATAAATTAAAATGGTCTAAAGTTATACATCCTTTCAGCTATCTTACTTATATTTGATTTATTTGTCAAACTGAATCCGTATTTTTTCTTAAATTTTTCTAATAAAATTTTATTGATAGTTTCTTTTCCAAAATGTCCAATCGTGCTTTCGTCAGTCAAAATATATTCGCCTTTTTTTAAATTAAATAAAGCCATTATTTCTTGGACTTGATCTGCATACTTGTCTATTGCTTTTGTTTCAGCGAACTCAATAATTTCACCATCGTATGAAATTAATTTTCCTTTATTAAAATCGTATCTAGGTTTCATCATTTGCTCCATTGAAACTCAAGAATCCAACCTAACCAATTAATCCCACATTCAATATAATATTTATTTTTATGTCCAAAAGGTTTGGGAATCCATCTAAATTTATACGAATTTAAAATATAAAGCCCCATATCTTTAACTCTCATACGATAATATACTTTGCTAATAAATATATCATTAGCTTTTAAATACATTTTAAAATCTTTCTTCGTTGTCCTCTTGCTTTTTCTTTTCATCTTCTTCAAGAATTTTCCTTGTTAATTTATTAATATCAAACGCTAAATTATATAACGATTGATCTATTTTTTCTAAAACTGCTTTAATTTGATATAGTGTTCTATCTGTATTCATTATTTTAATCCCATAAATCTTTAAAGTAAAGTCCAAGTAAAAGAAGTCCATTTCTTTGACGCTCATAGGCTTTATTTAGTTTAGTATAATCTGGTTTAATATCATTTTCTGCTTCAAATTCGACTAAATAATTGTCATTAGATTCTTTTGTTAAAAACATTTTATTATCTTTGATTGGGTCAAATCCTTTTGGATAAACTTCATAAAGTTCTTCTAAGCTAATTTTGGGATTTTCTTCATCAACAATCATTTGAAGTGCGAAAATAATTTCATCTAAAACATATTCATATTCTTTTTGATCTAAAGAAATTCCTAGACCAGTTGTTTTATCTGTATAACAACCAAGAGTTTTATTAAATTCAAAAACATTTTCTTCTGCAACATACGGAACAATCTTATTATCAATAATTAAATGATGACGATTAGCAAGACTATGATAGTTTTTACGAAGATGCTTGATTATTGGAAGCATAAACTTTGCTGTGGATTGTGGAAGATTCCAACAATCACTATCAGAATAACCACGAATTAATTTTTGAAAAGTATTTTTTACTTTCCATTTGCCATTTAGAATACTATGATACCAATAATTAGTCTCGCCAAGAAACCAATTTAAAATAGGATTCTTGTGAAATCTAAAACTTTGCATTAATTCTTCTAAAGTTTGTCTTTCGCTCATATTTTATTTATTGTTTCCCTTACTGAATCTAACACTTCTTTAAGGTCTTGTAAAGAAAATGATGTAATTCCACCATTAAAACTATAACCTTCTTTTTCTTTTTCGAAAGTAACCATAAGTCTAGTTTCTGGACAAGTATAAGTTGTTCCTCCCCAAGATGTTCCTTGGGCTTCTTTTCCGTAGAAATATGCAGTTGCTACTGGATTTTTACTATTAAGATTAGCCATACGAATAGTTACTGCATCACAAGGAAATTTATCCGTAGATGTTTTATTGATGATTTGTCCAGATGGAACAACTCCCTTAACTCTGCTATTCTTTTCCCAAAATATTCTATGCTTCATAGACCATCCTCCTTACATTTTTCTTCGTAATCTTTTACAAATTTATATTCTTCCCAACGCCCAGCATTAGCAAGAACATTACTTGTTAAAAGAACACGATGTTCTCCTTCTTTTTTAATATCTTTTTCTAAATATGTCAAGAGAATAACTCCAAGACCAAAATCATCATAATCTTGAATCTTTAATTCTACTCCTTCTTTTTCTTCTTGATCTAAAACGCTTTCTACTGCTCTTGTGCAAGCCTCATTATACCAATCAGTTTTATCTATTGTTTTTGTATCAATATCAACCTTTGCAAGCCAATTATGTCCAGTAACATAAACATTCATTCTTCATCCTCATCTTCAAAATCATAAACCGCCTCATTTTCCTCTGGTGATCTAAACCAAAGATATGTGTTATCATTTCTTTGTTGAGATTCTATAAGTTCTAGATTGCAATTTTTTAATCTTTCTTTTACAATATCTATGAAACGATTACTTACTTTAATAAACAGACTTTCATCGCCAGCAATCCATTCATAGGATTCGCCAAACTCCTCTGCAATCATTTTAATTTTAGGGTGCAAATTCATTATACATCATCCAAGTTAATTTTTTCTGGCTCACCTTCTTGGCAAAGAAGCTGACCTTTTAAGTGCATTAAAGTTTCAATAACAGAATCTAAATCATATTCAGAAGTATCGCTAGTATCAAAATCAACACTTTCTTGAATATTCAAAATATCTTCTATTACCAAATCAATTTTGTCAGTTATTTTCTTGTTCATTTAGTGTCATCTCCATTTTTAGATTATCCAATTCTTTCTCACCAATATCAAGCAAAAAAGCAGAAGGATGAATATGTAAATTCATATCAAGATGAGGAATATAACAATAAAACATTTTGATTTTACTATTATAGTATTTAACTTCTGAAATTGTGCCGTATTTTTTACTTTTAATTTTAACGCTTTTCAAGATGCTCCTTATGATAATCGTGACCTTTCTTTGTCAAGGCACGACCAGTTGGACGAACCTCAATAAGATTATTTCTCATTAAATACATTTCAACATTTTTCTGCAACATATCTTTGGTAAGATTAGTTTTAGCTGAAAGATTAGTTAATCTAACTTCACCACATTCTTTAAGAATTTTAATTACATTAAGTTCGATTTCTGTAAGGCCAAGTGGATAGATAGATAATTTGCCTTTGATCTCGCTCCATCCTTCGCTAGTTAGTTTATTGGAATTTTTAGATGCCAAATAAGACGAGATTTGATTTGCCATAGATTGAGCTTGTCTAGCATTACCACGACAAACACTAGCAATTTCATCAATAATGTTTGCTTCAATAAACTTATTTTTAGATTTTAAATTATTCTGAATGATATTACCAAGATTAACATAAGAATAATCTTCCATATCAATTCTATAAAGTCTATCAAGAAGTGCGTGAAATAACTTCTGGACTTCTGTGGTGCAAAAAATAAAAGAGTTCTGATTGAATCTGAAAGTATAAGTTCCATCTTCAAAAGTAAATTCATTTTGATTATTAGTATTAGGATTTAAAATAGTGAGAAGTGCCATCGTAACATCTCTAGGCAATTCACTTGCTTCATCAAAAATAATTGTGGTATCTTTGTCATAAACAAATGGAAGCATTACTTGATTAAAGAAACTCTTAACATTTTTAATTGTAGAACAATTAACGATAACATTCCTCTGACGATTCATAATCTTCGCTGTCTCTTGAGCGATCATAGTTTTACCGCATCCTCTAGGAGCAACGAAAAGAAGATGAGGCATAATCTTTGTTTGACTATATCCTTCTAAAAGAAAGTTTAACTTTGCTTTGGTTTTTTCTTGTCCAACGATTTCTGAATAATTTTCTTTCGTCATGTAAACTTTATATAGTGGTTTTAAATTCTACGCAAGAAGTTTTTTTAAACTACTTGGAAGTCAATGGGTTGCTCTAAACTATTATAGGTTTTAGTATTGACTTCCTTTTCAATTCCTTTTATATTTAAATTGTCGAGGAATTTCTTTGATACGATAACTACTGCATCTTGCTTCAATACTTTATTAAGTTCACTTAATGGAACCATTGAAAAACAAAACGAACCTTTTTTACGACCACGATTAGATTTCATCTTCATCTCCTTCTTCTATATGTGCATTTCTCATAGCGTTTAATAAATCAAATTTCAATGATTCTAAAACGCCAATAACTTGATAAGCTGTCATATCACTTTCTTGAGCATACCTTAATATATCTTTATATAAAGTATCTCTCAACTGATTTCCAGCTTTACAATTAAAATTATCTTCTTCGTTCATAAACTAAACTTGCTTACTTTAATTCCAAATCCAAAAATAATCAAGCTAAATATTTTTCCGTATTCATATGATTCAAATGATATGTCTGTCCTTAAATTGAATTTAAATCCAAACCATTTAACATCATAATTTTTAATATAACCTAGAGCGATGGTTGGTAAAGATACTTTAATTGTATAATTATTTCCTTTACCAAACCATCTCTCCTTCCACCATAAAATGTGGAAACCTAGCTTCATTATCCCTTAATGAACCTTCCAGTTTTAGGGTCACGCTTATTGTGATAATTAGCTTTAAGTGTGCCATCATTTCCCCAACTAGGAATATCATCTTCCTCATCTTCATCATCATATTCATCATCGGGGTCTACATCATACATTTCTTCCATAGCTTCTCTAGCCTCTGGACGATATGGATGAATAAAGTTTCCGTAAGCAATATCATAAAGTTCTTTGTCAAGAGCTTTGCGATATAGTGCAACAACTTCTAGTTTAGATGCACGAAGTTTCTGACATTCACAATCTGTTGGAACAGATACAACATCAGCAGGGTTAATCTTAACTATTACAAGATTACTGCCACCATTGAAACTTTTTGCATATTCTTCTGAGCCAGCATGATAACCAGCAGAACAACCAATATCTGCGTCATCGCAAACTTGATTCCTTGCCATCTCACGGACTTGGCCGATAGCAAAATTATGTTTGCCACTATACCAATCAGTAAAATCATTTCTAACGCTCTTGTATGCAAGGAAATCGCCATCTGGTGTGAGAGGCATTTTCTTATGCTCCAAGAATTTATAGAGTTCATTAACTGCTCTGCGAGAAGGATTTGCCATTAGCTTATCAAGAAACTTAACAAGAGGCTCATAAGGCAAACCATTCTTAATAAAGTTCAAAATTCTATCTACAACGATATTATGAATTTCCTCGCCAGCATAAGTTACAAGACCATCACGAACCTCAATCTTGCCGTGAGAGAATCGTGCAATAGCTTTGCTCTTGTCGAGAATGTCTGGAAGATCGTTGAACCTTCCTTCTCTAATTGCGATGATAGCGTCATTCCAAACTGGATTTTCGCTAGTAATAGTCTTAGGTTCATCGTTAAGAACGATGGTAAGACTACGATCTGTTAATATATATGGTATCTTCATTTGTGTATTGTTACTCCTTTTTTAGTTTTTGTCAATAAGATTTATGTAATTTACAATCTTTGTCATTTCTTTCTTTTCATTGTAATGCCACGCATAAGTATGAGGGACAAATACATCTAGAATTTCGTATCTGGTTTGAATATTCTTTAAAAGAACATCCAAATCGTAACTTGGATTGACCTTATCGAATTTAATTTCAATTTCAGCCAATTTTAAAAATTCAAGGACTTCGCCAACTTTCTTGAAGTTCGATTTTGCATAGAACATAACCGCACTTAAATATTGAGCAAACTCTGAATTTTCATTCTTAATCAATTCGTGCAAACCTTTCTTTTGAATTTCTTGCACAAGATCAGCAAAATTCTCATCTTTATTATTGTGTTCATCCCAATGCGTCTTGTCTGTGATTTGCTGTGATAGTTTAGAATACTCCTTGCGGATTCCATCCTCAAGATGTTTCCAGAGGTTTGTAAGATTTTTATTTTTATTAATAATCTTTTTCTTGGATTCAAAAGTTTTAGATTTGATTCCATAAATATCTGGAAGTTTCTGACCAGTAAGTTCTTCATACTTATCAAGAATATCTTTGAAAGTTCCATTCCTAAATTCGTGTTCTTTTCCTTGTGCTTGGAAGTTATTAATCTCTACATAGATAGCAGTATCATTAGCAAGATCAATAGTCATAGTTTCCCAATTAGAAGATTTTGTTCCCCAATTTCTAGCGTCTTTACGATTAAATCTAAAAATTTGAGAGGAATGTTTTGGATTCTTATTCGCTACAACACTATTTCCAGAATTAATTTTCTGAATAGTAATCTTCTCGTAATCAGAAAGATTCAAATAATTTTCATTAATAAGACCAAGTTCCTTGTCAAAGGTATCTTTAGTTGCTTGATCTGCAAATGTAAATACATAAGCACCATCAATTTGATCTCCTAGTTCATTCCATAGAGTAGCAAGACGATGAGTTACTCCCATAGCTGAACCAGTATCATTAACTAGAATCTTGTGCGTCTTTTCGCAGAGAATCCTTTTTTGTTCATTCTCTGAATTTAATTTTGAGCTTCTGCGAGACTTCTGGTAAAACTTTGAAGTCAATTTACCATTCTCTAGCATCTTTGCAATCTTATCATTGAAATCAATATGATTATCACTAATAGTTTTATTGTTCCAATTTACTTTGTTGCTTAAAGCATTACGAACAATATAACCTAAACTACCATAAGTTCCAAAGACTTCATTATAAAGAGCTTTTACATCATAGATGTTCGTAGCATCTTTAAATTGTTGAGAGATACATTCTGCCATCTCTTTCTTAATCTTACGAAACTTTTCTCTGATAGCTTTCCTAGTCTTTTCGGTATATTCTAGATTCTCACGGCTTGCAGTAATATCAAGTTCGCCAAGATCAAACTCAACTTCAAATCCTTGAGAACAAATACTTTGTTCATCAGAATCTTCTTTGAATTGCACATCGCTAGTATCAATAGGATAACCAACTCCCATAATAGCAACAGATTCAGAACCATATTGAGAATTTCTATAATAAGCCCAACCATTACCTTGAAATACTGGTGTGCGATCATAGATTTCAGACAAATCTTCTTTTCTTGCACCTTTGATAACTGGCTTGTTCTTAAAATACTTAAACAAGTTTTTAGCAGTATATAAGAAGGTTTCAGTATCTTCTTCTTTAATTGGAACAGAAATTAATACGCCAGTAGGCTCAGAAGATTTTTCTTCCTTGAGCTTAACAATCTTACCAATTTTAGTTTCATCAATAAAAGCGTTGTAAGTAGTTTTCTTACCATCGTGATAAGAAATCAAAACAAAGTTATCACCATAGCTGAATGGTGCAAACTTACCAATCCCATAATATCCAATAGCAGAATTACTATTGCGTTTGGTAGACTCACCATAATAACAATAAAGATTCTTAATATCATCAGCAGAAAGACCATTACCAAAATCTCTGATAGTTAAAGTAGGGTCTAGCTTGGTAGGAAGTTTAACTTCGATAGGACGCTTGCTTTTCGCTTCGATGTTAGCGTCTTGTGCATTACAAGAAATTTCACGCAAAACTGCGAGAGGCTTGTTAGAATACAACTGATTACGAAGGATGTTAAAGATATAAGGAAGTCCAGATTGCTTGATTCCAAAACTTACGGACTCAAAACTATCAGACTCGACTACATTGATTGGTTGTTCGATTAATTTCATATATTGAATTTAAATTAAATTTAAAATGAAGTCAAATAATATTTTATTCGTAGCTATCTCGGTCAATGTTAATGACATAAGGAAATCTTGGCACTTCATCTGGCGTATAATTAAAGAATTTAATGGTAGCTTTCTTGCCCACTAATTCATTTCTTTGTTTATAAAGTTCTTTAAGATAACCAAAATCACCTTTGATGTTGCTCTTAAAGTATTTGCCTTTAGCATTTGTAAATTCCATATAACCAGCAGTTCCTTTGCGGTTGCCTTCGCCTTCTTTAACTCCTTTAATTACAAATTCAGCATCCATAAACTCTTTTCTTTTAAGAAGAAATTTACTACGCTTATTTTCGTAAGGTCTATTTAGTCTAATCATTTGACCTTCATATCCGTGTTCTACATACATTTCGTATGATTGAGTAAGTTCTTCTTCATTACTAATTTTTAAAGTTGTAACAACAACAATACTGCTATATTTTCTTTTAGATAGAGCATTTGAAACTGCTTCGTATCTCTCGTAAAATAAATCTTTTTCATTTAACAAACCAATTTTAGGTGCATCATAAACCCAATACTGAATACTATCAGCACTTTCCTCTAGCTCTGCATCAGTAGGTTTAGTTCTTTTTACAAGAGAACAAATCTTATTAAAATCATTAGCAAACTTATCACAATATAGCTCACCATCAAGAATTGCATTAGGATAATCTTTAAAGAATAAATCGAGATTCTGGCGAATGTGTGGTGCAGAAATAATCTTCTTGCCATTTCTGCTAAACATTCCATCTTTTGTTACAATACAACGAATACCATCAAGTTTGGGTTGGCTATAAACTGGATAAGCAATTTCGTGATCTTCATACTTTTGTGCGAGCATTGGCTCAAAATATTGTTTCTTATTAATATCTTTTATATCTTCAAAATAACCAGATTCAAGTTTTTGCTTACGCTTTGCTTCTGCTTCTTTTAATGCTTGCTCACTTGCAGAGGTAGCATTTGCACGACCAGTATTTTTAGCTTTGCAATCTGTCCATTCATTAGTAATCTTTTCGCCATCTGTTTGACCAGAAATTGTGCGGTATTGATTTCTTTTAACTTCAATAGTCCATTCTTGGACTTTGCCAGTTTTAGTCTTTTTATAAATTGTAGGTAACTTCATAGTCTCAGTTTATACTGGACTAGCCAACTTGTCAAATTTTGTTTTTTTTTGATTTAGAAGGAGTTGCAACTTTTAACAAACTCCAAGTCCCATCTTTATTATCGTGCCAATCAATCGTATCACCGATTTTCCATCCCATTTTTTTCATTAAAGAATTTGGTAATTCAATGTATTGATAACCATTTTCTTCTTTTACTTCAATTTTAATAGGTTTTTTCTTCATTTTAAATTTGTAATAGATTCTAAGTTATCAAATAAACTTAATTTTCTAGCTCTTTCTTGAGGAGTATCGTTCAAAAGACGAAATTCTTCTAAGTTTAATTCTCTTATTTTATCATTGTATGCTTGACCTGCTTCATCTTCTGATTGAAAATGACCTAAAGTTAATTGTATTGATTTAGAATTATTATACAAAGGATGATTTTTGGGAATAACTACTCTTGTTCTCCAAACTTTTCCACTTTTAAATTTTATAAGTTTTTCGCAAAAACTAACTCCTATATACTTTGATGAAGTTTTTTTATTTTTTACATATTTTAATTTTCTTCTATATCCTCTATTGTTTTCTAAACTAACTCCTCTTAAATTATTAATGTTATTATTTAATGGGTCAAAATCTATATGGTCTATTTCTTCTGGTAAATATCTATGCTTATGATAAAATAATATATTATGCAATAATAATCGAATTACTCTGCCATTACGACTATAATTTATTTGATAATATTTATTTTTACCAGTTAATTGAAGAATATATGTGTGACCAGTATTTCTTCTAGCAACTGATTGTTTTTCTAAATCTACTATAAGTTCTTCATCCATTAAATCTGCGGTAGGCCAAAGTGCTGTTAAACGCCTAAACTTACATTCTTTTTTATTTTTTTTCATCTTGGAGTTAAAATTTTTACAACTTTTCTAATACCTTTCCATTGTAACCAATTTAACAATCTTATAATAAGATTAATACTTTTATGAAGTTTCCATTCAATAAGATTCATAGTCTTAACATAATATTTAAAATAAAAACTATAAACTGGACAACGCATTTTTCTTTCGTGTTTTTCTAATTCTACTTGTAATTTAATATCAGCTTCTATTCTGTCTTTAGATGAATGACGATCAACTGGAGTAATAAGTGACATTTCTTCTACTAAACCTTTGACTACAACACACTTCCAATCTGGAAAAAGATCATTATCAAAAATATGTTTTCCTCTAATATAGCAACCAAAAATAATTGTTCCAGTAAAATCATCTCTCAAGACTTCTTCTTCGCTATCTTTTACCCATTTATTTTTATTAAAAAATTCACTAAACTTCGTGCCATCTTTTACATAATCTGGATTATCCTCCCAATGACCAGATTCTTTTAACTCAAATAATTTATAATCACGAATAATATAAGTAACCATTGTATTTGGTTCTAAATCTTTTGTTTGAAATTCCTCTTTCTTAAAATCAATATTAAGGGCTTTTAACTCGTCATTAAGAGGTAAATCTTGTTCGACTTTAATATAATTAAACATTCCCATATACTATATACTATATATTATATAAATTTTGTCAATTTAAAATTTCTCTAGAAATCATATAATCTTCTATATCCTTGACAACGCTATTATCTTTTATGTAGATTTTATTATTATCGTAACCAATAAAAGATTTATTAAAATTATATTTTTTAAGTATTTCATGCCTTTCTACATATTTTCTATATTCAATATTTCCGTGCCAATAAACTAAAATTTGTTGATTTATAAATGATAATTTACAATTTTCAAATTGTTGATAATATTTCCATAAATTTTCTGCGTATTCATCAGAATAAGTAATATTAATTTTTTTATATAGTTTTACATCTTCCTCGTTAAATAATTGGCTTGCAGAATGAGCTATAACTTTATCTCCTCCACCAATTAAATTAATATCCCATAATTGATTTATTTTATTAAAAAATTTTTTATTAATTGCCCAAGCAAATCCACAATGCCCTTTAGTGCCTATGTATGGATTAGGCGATTCTATATTTAATAATTGAAAAGGTAATTTTTTATTTAAAATACTATTTGCATATCCAACATAGAATTTTTCTATTTTTTGTTTTTTTAAATTCAAAGATTGTTCAAACATTAATGCAAAATCAAACATTTGAACTAAATCAAAAACATTTAAACTATCTATTGTTTTCTCTACCCAATCATTTTGTCTAAAAATAATATCTGCATCTAGCCAGCAAAGATATTTCCAATCTTGGGGCAATTCGTTTTTAATCGCTAAATTTATTAGATTTTCTTTTATCCATATCTTTTGATTGTAATAATATTTTTTATGTTTAAAAATTTTACTTGAAAAATCTGGCAAAGAATTTATATTATCTACAATTCCTTCGACTAAAACAATTTTTAAATTTTTAATGTCTTTATATTTATTTAAAAATATATTTAAACCTTCAATTCTTTTTTTATTGTTGAAAAAATTATAATATGGTATAACTGCATATAATATATCCATATATATTACCAATGATGAATTGCATTTATAATAAGCACAATATTAGCTATTACGCCTAAAATAACCACAAACATTTCATATACTTTATGATTCATAAAATTTCTCCAAATATTTTAAAGCATTTTTTACTCCTTGTAAAGAATCATTTAATCTTCCTATACCTAAATTACAATTTTGGCATAACCAGCCACGAAAAGTATCAGTAATATGACAATGATCTAATATTAATTTTTTATCTGTTCTTCCACAACAATCACAAGGAGTTCCTATTTGTGGTCTTTCTTTTTTTCTAAATTTACTAGCAGTTCTTTTCTTTTGATAACTTTTTTCACATTCTATACATTCTGGTCTACGATAATTAATTCCTTTACCTTTTGAATGAAGCCTAAAATCTGTAATAGGTTTTGAAACTTTACATTTTACGCAAACTTTCATAATTTAGCAAAAGATTGCTCTTTCATTTTTAATTCAAAATCAACATCTACATTATGTCCGTATGTTTCTGGCAAACGAGTTGCATAATCGGCGTGTTTTCTAGGATTTTTGTGACCATCAATACTTTCAGAATAATGAAATAATGGAATATGATTACCCCAAGTAATTCGTGCAAGATGAAATGCTTGTTCCTCTGATAGATCATCTGGATGACATTTGTGATGAAGATAATCAAAAGTAATAGGAATATTAGATACAGAATGAAAATACTTCATAAGTTTCTTGACTGACCAGCAAGTATCTTTATCGTCATTTTCTATAACTAATCTAGACTTAACATCATCTGATAGTCTTTGAAAGTTACTCATAAACTTTTTTACTACATCATTTAGATTGCTTTTGGAATTATGTATGTGCATATTCATAGGTGCATCATAGTTAAGTGGACAACCAATCTGCGTCATAAACCAACCATAGTGATTTAATTCTTTGATTGTTTTATCTACCGCATTGTCATTATCACTAGCAAGAACATTAAATTCAGAGGGATGGCAAGAAACTCTTGCGTTCTTGGATTGAATTAGATTCTTGATATTATTAAATTGGTTTAATATTCTCTCATAGTCTGGCAAATCTTGTAATGATACATTTGCCTTGTCATAAGTAATAAGAGGAAATAGATCAGAAGAAATTCTGTAAGTGTGATTATGGTCTGCACAATACTTTATATATTGATATGTAACAATCATATTGTTAAGGATTCTAGAAGATAGAGCAGATATAGCTTCTTTTCTATCCATAGACGAGAAACGAGCATAAGTCATAGTATTGAACTTGATAGGGTTATCTTGTTCAGCAAGACTTAAAACAATACAACAAACTCCTTTTCTCATACTATGAGTATATTACTCTTTGTCAAATCTGTCAATATTTATATATTATTTGTAAATATATGTTGATGAGTTATTTTGTTTTTTTAATTCTTTTTTAATCAACGACTTTTGCTTATCTTCTGACCATTTTATACTATCAAAGTTTTGTTTAAACCTATCAGAGAAACAATTTCTTGGTTTATCACCTTTGCCAGCACCTTTATTTGGCATTTTTTCGTTCACAAATTGATTCCTTTATTTGGCATTTTTCTGTTAGCAAATTCATTTATTTGGCATTTTTTCATTAGCAAATTAACTTTTAAAAGTTTTTACGATTTCATTTACATGATCTTTAATATTATTGTAAATATTTATTTCTTTTTGATTAGCTTTTCTTTCTATTTTTGATAAGTCATTAAACTTGTATTCTTTTAACTGATGATGTTTGAAATGATATATGGGTTTATTTGACAAAAAATCATTCGTAAATCTGATATATCTAAATGGTAAATCTTCTCCTTGAATCTTATAAAGGGTTCCGAGAGTAGGCTGTTCTTTTTCTTCTTGTAAAATTCCATCAATGAAATTTAATATTTTAATCCAATTCATATAATTATTTTTTCTTTCTATGTTTTACTGGTTTCCAAATTTTACCTTTTTCATCTAATTCAACGCTCCATAGCATAACTTTATTGTAAATTTTAAATCCATAACCATTACAATAATTCATAGTTGTTTTACTTATAAAATCGCCTATTGTATATAAAATATAAGAAAGTATATATTTCATAATATGATTATATTATAAATATAAATATTGTCAAGTTTTATAAAATTTATTTTTTACATATAAAGAAATCGTGAAATGTCATAATTTCATTTGATAAATAAATTTCAGCAAAATACTCTTTAAATAAATTAAAAGCGTCAACTCTTCCATATGTTCTATAATGATCTCTATATTCTATAGTTTTACGTTTTTCATGTACTTTTTTAATTTTTTCCTCAGACCAAATTTCTGTCTTATCACCATCTATAGGAATACTTATAAAAACTAAGCCATCTTTTTTAACAATTCTATGTATTTCTTCCAAAGCTTTTCTATCGTCTGGAATATGTTCTAGTACATGAGAACATACAATTATGTCAAAAAAATTATCTTTAAAAGAATCCATATCATTTATATCAGTTTTTGAAACATATTCTTTATCTGCATATTTATCTACGCAATGATAAACTTTGCTGCATTTTTTAATAAAATTACTTATTGATTTTTCTGGAGCAAAATGTAATATATATTTATTATTCAAAATATTTGTTTCAATAAAATATTTAAATAAATTTCTATGTCTTTTACATGAATAACAATTTTTGCATTTAACATCTTCTTTTCCACCTTTGCCGTAAGCTAAAATAAGTTCCCCTCCACATATATTACAAATATTATTTTTCATTTTTCAAAAAATTTAAAGTCTCTACATCATTAGATATTTCTGCGGCTTTTTTAAATTGTAAATAATTAATAATTTTATCTTCTAATTTATAAATATTAATTTTTTTATGACGGCCTATTCTTCCATCTTGTTTTTTAAGATTTATAATTGTATTAGGATCTAGTTCGAGAAAATTAAAAATTTTATTAAAACATTCATTAAAATTTTCAGTAAGTTCTTCGTATGTTATGTGAAGGCATGGTAAATTATATTTTTTAATATTTGAAAGTATTTTTTTATCAATTTTTTCTGTATTAATTTTATATTTAATAAATTCATTATAATCAATGTTTATAGGATTTAATTTAAAAATATTATTAGATTCTTTATGATTATGTGAAGAATTTACACATCCAATTTTTAAAGCTGTTTTTAAAGATATAAATCTTAATAATTTATTATTTCTAGTTAAAAATATAATTCTGGCATTTTTTTCATAAAGAAATTTAAAATAATCGGGTATTTCTACAAAACTAGAAGGATGTGCTCTAAATCCAAAAATTTTTTGAAATGTTTTTTTTCTTGAAAGTATAGAATATGCTAATTTAATAATAAGATTGCCTTTTTTTCCACTACGAAATTGTAATCGTTTTTTAGCGTCATTATATTCGTTAGTTTTACCAAAACTTGAATATTTTTCTAAACTAGATAATGAGAAAAATAAAATATTTTTTTGTCTTGAAAGTGCAGTTGATAAAAGAGTAGATCCAGATCTATGTTGAGCAATAACAATGAAAAAATTGAAAGGAATTTTCATTTTTTACATATAAAAAAATCATTAGATGTCATTTTTTGATTATTTGAAAATGATATTTCATTAAAATATTTTTTTAATAAATTAATCAAATCTATTTGTCCGTAAGTTCTGTAATGTCCTTCATATTTGCCAGTAAGCCCCCAAGTATTATCTTTTTTTTGTTTATTTATATCTTCTTCTGTCCAAATATAAGTAAATAAAGACTTTTCTTGTAAAGGAACTGATATAAAAGCTAAACCATCGGGTTTTAAAACTCTTTTAATTTCTGAAATAGCTTTAATATCATCTAAAATATGCTCCAGTACATGAAAACATATAATTATATCAAAAGTATTATCGCTAAATATAGTTAAATCAGTTATATCATCTTTTGATACGAATGTTCTATTTGGATCTTTATCTATAGAATAATATCTTTTGCTTTCATTTTTTATTAATTTAAATAAACATTTACTTGGAGCAATATCTAAAATAGTTTTATCATTTAATAAATTTTTATTTAATATAAATTTTATAAAATTTCTATGTCTTTCTAATGATTTGCATTCTGGACATTTTCTATTTGGAATTTTTCTATGTGAAAGAAATATACCGCTATATCCACATATATCACAAATTAGGTAATCTTTCATATTCTATGTTTTTTAATTCGCATATCAGATACGCAACTACATTTTTCAAGTCTACAAATTATTGGTTCTTTAAAAAGTTTTATTCTTAAATTTGGATTTTTTAATAAATTTCCAAAAGCGATATCTTTTACTCCACAATGAGCAGCTCTTATATCTCCATCCCATTTTACAGATATAGCATCTATTCCTGCATAACATTTATATTTAAAAAACTTATTCAATTCTTGTGATTGTAATTTTTGTCCTAAAAATTTTTCTTTTGTACCATCTTCGTACACAATATATGCATTTCTGCTTTGATAATTTGGATTAATTTTATTTAAACTTATATTATTATGGTAAACATTATTTTTAATCCATTCCATTTGTTCTGAAGTGTATGAATCATAATAATTTTGTTTTCTGTTATCATCTTTTGATTCTTTATCATGTCTAAATATTAATCCTTTAAATTCCATTATAGGAACATTATTTTCTTTAAAAAAATTAATTGCTTCATGTGCGCGTTCCCAATATTTTGGGTCCATTAATATTCCAATTTTTACTATAGATTGTTTTTCTATACCAAGTTTAACAATTTCTAATACATGTTTAAAATTGGCGTATCTTGGGTGAACGCTAAGATTTGTCATATTTATTTTGCTTAAATTTTTTTCCCAAAAATCCATTTTTGCACTTCCATTTGTATCTAAACCTATATAAAAATTATTTTCTTTAAAAAAGTCAATAAGATCATCTATGCCTTCATATATTGTAGGTTCTCCTCCAGTAAGACCTACGAATCTTTTTTGATATTGCATTATTTCTGGATTATCTAATAATAAATTTTTAAAAAAATTAATATAAGTTTGAATAGATATTAATGGTGTGGATCCACTATTTAATTTTGGCGGACAATAAACGCATTGATAGTTGCATTTATTTAATATAGTAAATTGTATATTAAATTCATCATTTTCTATTGCTTTAATCTTCATTGTTTTTAATAATTTTTGGAACTAAACATGTTTGTAACCTATATGATATAGAAAATATATGATTATTTTCATTTTCTATTTTTTGTTCGTTTTCTTTTCTAGAATAAAAATATTCTTTTATAAGTGGTTCTAATCTTTTCCCATGTTGAGTAAATTTAAGAACTCCATAATTATCATATTCGATGTCATTGTCTGGATTATAATTTTCATTAATTAAAATATTGTGCCTTTCGTTATACTGCCTATTTTCCATGCTTCCATGCCAATAATGAATTATTAATCCATTTACATAATTGAATTTAACTCCTTCAAATTTTTTTTGATATGATAACCATTTATTCTTACTTGAAGTTGTTATTTTTTTATTAAACACATTTTCATAAGTTTCATCTTTCAATATACAAAAATTAGATATCATTGAATCTGCTCCACCAATAATTTCTATATCATTTATTTTTTCAATTTTATTATAAAATAATTTATTTATTGCCCAAATTTGGCCAGTAGATGCACCAAATTTATTACGATTATTAAAATTAATTGCATTATACATTACGCTTTTATTAGACATGCATAGCATGCCATCTTTTCTAGCTATCATTTGTAATTCATTATTTGAATTTAAATGTATAATTTCTGACCAAGGTTGTACTATATCGTATACTTTTAATTTTTCAATAGTTTCTTCGACCCACGATGGATTTAAAAAATAAATATCTCTATCTGACCAAGCTATATATTCAGCTTCGTTTGGAAGATGTTTTATTGCAAGATTAATTAAATTTTCCTTAACCCATAAAATATTATTAAGTTTAAATTTTAAATGTTTATATATTATATTAGAATAATCAGATAGTTCTTCATTATATATTCCTTCGCATAAAATAATTTTAAGATTATCTCTTTTTGAATAATTTTGTATAAATAAATCTAAGTTTTTTTTGGCAAAAATTGATTTAGTAAAATCAAAATATGGCAATATTAAATATAACATATATCTTCTATATTAAATTATAATATAGATATTATTAAAGTCAATCAAAAATACTTTTATTTTTTTCTGGTATAAACTGAACTAATGCTTGATCACCATATATTTGAAAAGAATACATTTTATATTTTTTATGTATTAACATATCTTTAAGTTGATTCATATACTGACTTTCCATATAAACTACAATCGTTTCGCCATCATGAATATCAACGCCATATTCTTCTGCAAATTCAGAACAAATTGCTAGAGCTTCGTTTTGATCGCTCATATAATTAATTACACGATAATCGGGGCGAGTAGGATTCGAACCTACGAATGTATTTCTACATCGGCAGTTTAGTAAACTGCTGTTTTAAACCGCTCAACCATCGCCCCCATCTCCCAAACTAGGATTTGAACCTAGAACACCCTCGTTAACAGCGAGGCGCTCTACCATTGAGCTATTTGGGAATAAATCAAATTATTTTAAAAACTTTAAGCATTATTATGCCAGACATAATAATACCAACAAATCCAGTAATTGTTCTAATAAGTTCCATTTTATGGTTATGCTTGTCTACCCATATCTCAAACTTATCTCTGAGTTTACCAGCTTTTTCTAATTTCTTGAGTTTCTTTTTACTTATTTTCATTTTTTTGAAATATAAAAATTATTTTTACCTTTTGGACATAATTTAATTATATATTCTTTTGCGGATTTATAACCTTCTTTTGTTAAAGGAAATACTCCATGAAGAAAATTATCATTTTTAGAATGAATAGCGTAATATTTTTGTTTTTTAGTTTTAGGCATTTTTTTGTCTTTCATATTCTTGTATTAAATCTCTTAATAATTTAAGATGATGTACATCCCAACTATCTCCTGTGTCAGTTTTTTCTTTGTTTAAAAGGTCATAATATACGTTTTTTTCTATTATTTGATTCAATAGTGTTAGTATTTTATCATATAAATTATTCATTAATATATTATATTAGAATATTTGCAAAAAGTCAAAAATCGTGTATAATCTTATATAGTTCTTTTACATTGGGCCCGAATTGGTTTCGATTTTATAGATCGAAATTAAAATGCAAGTGGAGGTTGAATCGAGGACTCCTTAAAAAGTTTCAATTATATTAACTGCCAAAACAGCTAAATATAAAGGTCATATCTCTGCTAGAGTTTCTCTAGTCGAGGAGACCGCTTCTGTAGCTTAAGTTCTACAGCGTGACTACCTTGACACATCTATTGGATAGTTGCGTAATTAGATGTCTTATTATTAATAGTTTTTTTATTCTATTAATATTAAGTATTAAAAATAAAATCGCTAAGTATGTTTGTTCTTTATCTATATGAAGCTAAAAACAAAAAGAACTAAACTTGTAGTATTTTAATTTAAATCTTTAAAAGACCGCAGTTCAACTCTGCGCGGGTCCAAGTTTATTAAAAATAAGTGTAATATATCAATATGCAAACAATTAATGTAAAAATAATAATAAATTCAATTCCTAAAACAATTCAATCCGAGAATACTCGTCCTTGCCCAAGAGTTAATTGTTTTAAATATCCGCAAATTCCAGTTGATTTAAATAAAAAAGGTGAATATTATTTTAATTATGAAGTAAAAACTAAAAAGGGCGAGAGATGTGGTATAGATATATTTAGTTGGACAAATAATGATGTACAAATAATAAGCAATCCAAGATTACCAATAGAACAGCAACCAGCTGGAGATAATTTAGATCAAATAAAAAGGACTATAAATATATTAAAACCTGGAGATTATAGTTTTATAATAGATATTACATAAATTATTATTTATTAATAATTTCTTCTAATAAGGCGATTAATTTATTTTGTTTTGATAATTCTCCAGCGATATTATGTTTATCAATATTAAATGGATAGTAAATAATATTTTTAAATTTTTTAATTCTTTTTATTCTTGCTTGTTCTTTTATATTTTTAGAATGAACAATATAAATTTCTAACTTATAATTTTTATCGTATTTATAATTAGATACAATTGTTTCAATATCTTTATATTCTTTTTTCAAATTTAATAATAATTCTAAAGACTTTTCATATGTTATTCCTCTTTGTTGTGCATAAAAAATTTTATCAATTCCATATCTTTTAACCATATTTAAAATAATTCTTTTACTTATATATGTAATTGGATTAAATACTATAACTTTGATTTTATTAACATTCTGTAGTGAATTCATATTCAAGCTATGGGCTATTGCCCCAAATCCACCCATACTAGTTCCAATAAAAAAAATTTCTTTATATTGATGAAAATTTATTAATTGTTCTAATTTAGAACATGTTTCTTTTATATTAGAAGAATATTTAGGAATACCATTAATATAATGGCTGCCTTGAATGTCACAAAAAAATAAACTGCTAAAATTAAATTTGTTTTTAGGGCCAAATGTTTTATAAAAATCAAATTTTATAAAAGAAGTAGCTCCAGTAAATATTACTGCTAATTTATTGGTTTTTTCATTTTTAAAAAAAAGATAACTTTCTTTTGTGCTATTTTTTAAAAAATAAGTTTCATCATAATCTTGCATAATTTTGCATAATTTTAAATGATATTTTTGTTTCCAGAAAAAATAATTTCAACATATTCATCAATATTATTACTAATATAAGATTTTATAAAAGATTGCATTGCTTTTAAAGTATTAAATTTATATAGATTATTATTTTGAAATAATTTGTATGTATTTATTTGTTCAAGAATATCACATTTATTTATAATTAATTTTGTAACACCAGATATTTTTATAGCATCAATTAATTTATTTAAATTAAGCCAATTAACAATTCTACGTCTTCCAGTAGTTGACCCAAATTCTTTTCCAATTTCTATTACCATATTCAATACTTCATCATTCCATAAGCTTTCTGGAAATAAAGGATCTACGCCACTTTTTGTATCATAAATTTTAGCTACTCCAATTATATCTCTTATTTTTTTAGGACTAAAACCTAAAGAGCAAGCATTATAAGGTAAAGTTTCGCTACTTGTTACATATGGATAATCTCCATAATTTATATCTAACCAAAAACTCTGCGCACCTTCACAAAGAATATTCCCTTTAAGTTCTCCATCCCAAATATATTTTTTATCAATATAATCTTTTGCTAATTTTCCAATTCGTAGCATTTTGTCTGCATATGCTGGAGCAATTCCTTGTCCAGTTGTGCCAAGTTTTGGTTTTAAGAATTTAAGATCATACTGAATATGTCTTTCAGTAATGATATGAGCTTTAGGACTAACTTTAATTAAAGAAGTGTCGAAGCCTTCTTTTTGTAAATATTCTATTTCATCAAAAAATTTATCAATATTGATAACGCAATTTGGACCGATAATACTAAGTTTATCTTGAAAAACTCCACAAGGAATAATATGAGTTTTATATTTTTTATCATTAAGATAAACTGTATGACCTGCGTTTGGACCGCCATTCCAACGACAAACAATATCATAATTTTTAGCAATAGCATTACTTATCTTGCCTTTGCCTTCATCTCCCCAAGCTAAACCGAAAATAATATCAACTGCTTTGACCATTTTGTTTTTTAGCAATTTCTTCTAAATAATTAACAAGCATTTTTTTACAAAAATCATATCCTTCCTTACCACAACAATGCTTAAATTTCTTTCCTTCCAAGGCGCATAAATCATTTCTGCCCATTTTAGGCGCTACTCTATGAATTGGTGCTCCACCATAAGCTCTAATATATGGAGTATCTACATGACTAAAATCAATTTTTTGATTAGATGAGCTAGAGCTATTATTTTCTGTTTCCATTTTATGGATACTCTACTGATGGAGATCTTAAATCAAAGATAGAAACTTTTTCAGTTTCTCCAGACAATCTTTTTACAATTACATTGGCTTCATCAATAACAGAATCTACCTGTCCATAATAATAATCATTCTTTACATAATCTTTAATTATTACCATTTTTCTTCCAATAATCTTTTTTAAGATATTTAGTTTTATGTTATTTTTAATACTCATTATATTAATATATTACTTTATATTTTATATTTCGTCAATATCATTTATTTGTATTAATTTAATTTTATTATTTTTATTAATTAAAATATAAGATGCTTGTTTTTCACAAAAACTTCCAGTATTAATGTATTTTTCGGTTTGTTCTGGTAAATGAGTATGACCACAAATTATAGTATTATAACCATTCATATCAATATATTTGATAGCGTTTTGTTTGATATCGGAGCTTTTTTCAACAAAATCATTTGTATGATGTTTAAATATTCTAAAAAAATCATCTGCAAATGGAGTATAATGTCTAACAAAATAATATGCTTTTATAATAAAATTAGTAATCCACTTATATTTTGTGAAATAAATATCAAAAATATCGCCATGAACTACTAATATTTTTTTATCTTTTAATTCTATGATATGTTCGTCCTTACAATTAAATCCAAGAAGAATACTCATAAACTCTGCTTTAAGAAAACAATGATTGCCAATCAAATAAATTATTTTAGATTTTTTAGAAAGCTTGCGTAATTTAGACAATACTTTCCAATGAGTTTTATTTAGTCTGTGTAAATTGTGGTGGTCAAAAAGATCCCCAGCAATTATAATAGTTTTCGCTTTGTTTTGTTTTAAAACTTTTAATAATAATTCAGCTTTACAATCTTTATCTCCAAGATGAATATCTGATATTATTAAATATTTATTTTGTTTCCTGTGAGCCATTATTTTTAGTTCTTAAATAGTTAATTACAACTAACAAATTTAAAATATCTTTTTCTTTAATGTTTTTAGGATCGCAAAAATCAGTTGTAGTCTTAAATTCGTGACAATAAAAATTTATTGTCTCAGCTATTTTTGATGCTAAAGAATAAGATATTTCTATATTTTGACTAACATTAGATAATGGTTTAAATAAAGCCCAAATTTGATTTTTTTTATTTATAAGTGATGATCTGACGATATCATTTTTTTCTAATTCTTGTAAAGCAAGTAAAACCATCGCTTTTTCTTCTTCTGGTTCTTTACCTGTTATTCCTAATAAATCTCTATATTTAGAAAGTTCAAATATAGAATTATTTTCGAAATAATTTAATAATAACACTACATATTCTACAATAGTTTTATTTTCCATGAGCAAAACTTTCGTACATATTATTTGCTGTTGTTCTGACGGCTATTATTTTACCTGTCCATAATCCACCACGCATCTCTTCTATAGTTCTAAAACCAAGATAACTCATAGTACTTCTAAGTCCATTAGCAAAATCATAAACTACATCTTCTATTGATTTATCTTGAATAAGAGGAATCATTGTTTTATCTCCTTCTACAAAAAGATTTTTCTTACTACCATCGTATAGTTCATAATCCTCTACTACATCTTTACTTGCCATTCCTCTGTATACTGCAAATAATTTACCATCTTTTTCTACAATATTTTCTTCATCAACAACATCACTCAATCCAGCAAATATTCTTCCGCAAATTACTCCATCTGCTCCACTTGCAATAGCTTTAGCTAAATCTCTTGGATTTCTAATTCCACCATCTGCAAGAATACTTGGTCTATTTTCTTCTTTAGGATTTTCTTGTCTAAAATGATCCAAATTAGATAATTGATAATTTCTAATTGCAGTCCAAGCATAAGATAATCCAGTAACACTTGGACAACCAATTCCAGTTTTAATTTGAGTTAAACACATACTTCCTGGACCAATCAAATGTCTAAATCCGTCAGCTTTCAAATTCGCTAATCTATAAACGCTTGCTTTGGTAAGTGTATTTCCAACAATAATATCTTGTTTATATTGAGACTGCTTATACCATATTAAGAAATCTTCGACACTTTTAGCCAAACCATTAGCAGTATCTAAAAAGAATATATCTGTATATTTAGATAGTCCTTGAATCCTTTCTAAGGCATCTTTTAAACCAATAGCACATATTGATCTTCCACTTTCATCTTTAATTTTTTTAGCTTTAAGCGATTGTTCCTCAACAGGCATGAACCTATGAAGAACTCCAGCACAACCAATTTTATTAGCCTTGATACACGACTTAACAGAAGAAACTGTATCCATCGGTGATAATACTATCGGAATATCAATATAGTTGTTTTTAGAAATTTTCGTTCTTGTACTTACTTCTTTTCTTGAAACTATATCTGAAAAATTAGGTAAAAGTGAAATATCATCATATCCGATAGCTTCTTTAAAAATTACTTGCATTGTAAAATAATAATATAAATATATTAATTAGTCAAGATATTTTTACCATATTCTAAAAGAGCATTTTTACTTCTCATTCCATGAACAATAGCGGGATTTATAATAAATTTTTCCATAGTCATATAAGATACCCATTCCCATGTTTTATCTTTTGGTAAAATTCCACTAAAATTAGTTGTCCAATCAGAAGCCCAATAGTTAAAATATTTTTCTGCAAATCTATTTCTTATATCCTTACTTGACATGTGAGATATATATCCTATTGATACTTCTTCTGGAACAGTATGATTTTTAAGTTTTAAATAATTATGAGATTTAAAAGCTAAATCAAAAGCTTGGTTTGCGAAATCTTTTTTGCAAATCCAAAAACCACCATTTGTGTTTCTTATTTCGTTAGATACAACTCCTAATTCTTGAAAATATTTAACTAGATCTTGATTTTTTATACCCCACCAATCCTGTCTTTGAGTTTTAATTGAATTTACTGGACTTTCTAGAAATGAATGCCAAGGATCTCCATTTAAAATTTCTTCTATACCTATATCTGGCTTTCTAACAAAAAAATGATCTGCATCAATAAAAACAAATATATCATAGTCTAATTTTGCTATTTCTTTTAAGTAATGAAATTTAAAAAATTGTAATTGATCTAATTGTATTGTGTCGATTAAATTATGATTTTTAGCATATTTTAATTCTCTATCAGAAAAAATATGAAAATCTTCTGTCATACCTACATCTTTAAATGATTTTAACAAAGATTGTAATATATAAGAATATTGCCCCCAAGCTATTGACCAATAACATATCTTCATATCATTTTTAAAAATGCAAAATTTTTATTTTGATGTAAATTAAATTGACCTACTAAAACTTTATTTTTTTCAAAAAGTTTTTTACTTGTTCTAAAATAAGAAGTCATTTGCCGATCTTTATTAAGAATAATAAGAATATCATCTTTAATTTTCCAAAAACTTTCGTTTTCATTGCAGCTTTTTATGGAAAAATCTTCATTTAAAATAAAATTTTCACAAAATAAAGTACATTTTTTTAAATTATTTAATTCAAAAAATTTAAATTTTTTGCCTATTATATATTCTCTTATAAAATCTGAATTAATTAAATTTTTATAATTTTCATCTTTTAAATAATGAATATGGTAGTATTTCCCTCCATTTAAAGAAAATTGATCAATAAGATTTGCAAAATGAATAAATTTACATGGAATAACAGGAATTTTATTTATAAATGCCATAAGGCTCAATCCATGATCGCTGGGTACATTTTCATTTATTAAAGATGTTAAAATATCTATATTTTCTAATATTTTTTTAAAAAACCCATGACTTTGAATACTACATTCCCATTCATGAACCCAATAAGTAGGAATAAATTCTAAATTATTTGATTGTTTTTCAATAATAATGTTATTATTTAATAATACTTCTTTAATTTTTGGATGAAAATCGTGCAATTCTCCGCAAGTAAGATGCATTGGTATATTGTAATCATAAATTGAATCTAATCTATCCACTAATCCACTTATATCAGTAGATGAATCATCGTCTACTTGGATATGCCATCTAGTAGAATTGCTAATATAAGTTGAATTATTAACATAAAATGAATATATTTTTTCTCCTATAGTGTCTTTTTCAAAATAAAAAAAATTTACTGGATAAGGAAATTTTATATTCTCGAATGCTTTCTTGTCTCTTTCGCATACAAGAGCATTTAAAATAATTTTTTTATTTTTTATATTCAAAAGGCCATATTTTAAAAAATTTTGAAAAGCTTTTATATATTTATCTTTAGATAAAGAAAACATGCAGGTAATCATTAAATCATATTTCATTAAAAATATCAATCCATTCTTTTAAATGTTTTTCTTTATTGCACCAAATTTCTTTACATATTTGATGAGCTTTTAAACCCATTTGTTTTCTAAGCATGAAATTTTTTTCAAGTTCTTGTGCTTGATATTTACATTCTTCATAAGAATTCCAAAGAAATCCAGTTTCTTTATCTATTATTTGATTAGGAAAATTATATTTGTTAGGTGCAATAATTGGTAATCCATTCAAAGCTGCTTCTATAATTGCTCTACTTTGATTTTCTATAAACATTTGATGACTATTATAAACATAAACATCTAATGAATTTAAAAAATTAGATGTAATTTCTTGATTTGGTTTCAAAAGATCCCATTTAGAATCGAATTTATACCATAAAAATCTTGTTTTAAAATTATCAGAAATGCCCATTACCCTATATTTTGGATTTTTTAAATCTAAATTATGATAAAATAAAGGGAAATCATCTGAAAATTTTAAATTATCTGGTCTGCTATGTTTGCCTATGGTAAAAATATTTTTAAATTTTCTTTCATAATAACAATATGAATTTGCATCAAAATAGTTTGGAATAATAAATTCTTTTGAGTTTTCTGTAAATTCATTTTTCATTTTTTCTTTATGAAATTTACTTGTATACAAGTAAGCATCTATCATTTTATTTTTTAAAGCTTCTTCTTCGTGTTCTGTATGCCACATCATATCATTCGACCATATAAATTTTAATCCAGAATTTTTAATTTGGTCAAGTCTCCATTTTTCGGAAAATAATCTAAAATTACAAAAAGATAAGGCAATCCCATTAAGTTTTTTAGGAAGTGATTTATATGTCTCTATATCTATATTGTTGTCTAATAAAAAATCAATATTATGTTTTTCTAAAACTCTAAAGTCATCATTTGGAATACATGTAACTTTAAAATCTTTAATACTACCAAAAAGTTTTAATAAATCTTTTAATCTTGTATCTGCTCCGCCAAGTTCAGATATCCATTGAAATATATAAATATTCATTAAACATCAAATAAGAGATTATTTTCATGAAAAAATGAAATTTTATTAGCTTGCAAAGCGTTTTTTAATTCAAAAATAACTTCTGGATTAACTTTTTCATTTAATGTTTTATAAAAAAATAAAGCTTTATCTTCATTTTCTTTTCTTTTACACGAGCATCCATGATAAGCTGCATCTAAATAGTCTTTAATTATTGCAAGATTTGAGTCTTTAAAAATTATTTCTTCATTATTATGAAGAACATCGTAAAATACTCTTAATGATGGGATTATTATATCTTTTTTATCTTCCATAAATATATTTGTCTAGGATAAGATATACTACAATTGAAATCATATAATATAAAGCAAAAAATATAATATTAGAAAATAATATACATGAAAATAAAGTAATCCAAAAATTTAAACAATATGGGCAAGTAACTAATTTTGTCAAAAAGTTAGGATTTTTTATGGTTAAAAATGTTATATAATTGATGTCTGGATTAATTTTTTTATAGTCTAAATATTTATCTATTCTAAAAAATTTACTTAATTTAAATAATTTGAAATATTCAACAATAGCTTCTGTTTTAAACCATACTAATAGTATAAAATTTATTAGACAAATTTGATTTATAAAGTCCTTGACTTCCATATATATTTATTATATTATATAAACACAGAATATTCTATATTAATGAACGATAAATTTATATTAATGGCTAAAAAAATTGCCAGTGAAATATCTAATTTCTCTGAAGATCCATATGCAAAAGTTGGTTCTGTAGTCTTAAATAAAGATGGTAGAATATTATCTGTTGGGTATAATGGTCTAGCACCAAAAAAGAATGTAAGTGGCAAATTTTGGTTAGATAGAGATCATAGAAGAAACTTTATGATACATGCAGAAATGAATGCTTTATCTTGTATTTCAAGATACGACAATCCATATAGTATATATATAAATCTTTCACCATGTACGTATTGTGCTAATTTAATAGCTTCTTATGGTTTAAAAGAAGTATATTATACTGAAGAATATTCTTATGGAACTAAAGCTAAAGAAGTTTTTGAATTTTATAATATAAAATACAGGAGAATAAATTAATGAAAATCATTGGAATTTCTGGCGTAGCAACTTCTGGTAAAGATACTTTATGCAATCTTATATCTAGATATTTAGCTCAAAAAAATATAGAAACAAAAAGGGTTGCTTTAGCCGATAAATTAAAAGAAGACTTAAAAGATTTTTTAATTGAAAAATTTAATGTAGATATTACAAAACCTACTATAGAAGAAAAAACTTTAGTAAGACCAATATTAGTATCTTATGGTAAGGTTAAGCGTAACTTAACTAAAGGCACTTACTGGACTAATAAAATTAATTCAGATATAGATGATTTATTGAATAATAATATATTGCCAATAATTACTGATATAAGATATATGGAATATCCAGAAGATGAATTTTCATGGCTTAAGAAAAAAAGTGGAGTGCTAATTCATATATCTAGATTAGATTCTAATGATAAATTAATTCCACCAGCTAATTCTGAGGAGAAAGAAAATGATAAAATGATAAAAGAGAATGCAGATTTATCTTGTACTTGGAAAACTCAAGAAGATTTGGACTCTCTATATTATGAACATATTAAATTTTTGGAGAAAATATATGAAACAATTAAATGAACTTGAATACTTAACTGATGCTCAACTTATAGAAAATGTAAAATGCAATAATTGCAGTGATTCTATGAAAGAGCTAGAAGATAGACATAGCGGTATTTGTTATACTATGATTAAAAAATATTATAACAGTATGTCTTCTATTGGTGTTGATCCTGTAGAAATAGCTAAAGAAAAAGATTATGTAATATACAAATCTGCTCTTAATTTTGATATTTCAAAAAATATAAAATTTTCTACTTGGTTAGGTAATCAAATGCGATTTCATTGTCTAAATTGTATGAATAAAAACAATAGTACTATTTCAATGGAAAATGAATCTATTAAAAATATTATGGAAAAAAATCAAATGCTTTATTCTAGCTCTGTTTTGAATAAAGATAATTGCGAATATATTTTTAATTTATTAGATCAATTAAAAGATAAAAGAATTATTGAAATTTTTAAAATGCGTTATTTTTCAGATAAAAAAACTGTATCTTGGAGTAAAATTGGAAAGAAACTTAAAATTAGTACCCAGACGGTAATTAATTTGCATAATAAAACATTAAAGTTTCTTAAAAATAAATTAGAAAGTAATAGTTTTCAAGATACTATCTAATAAGGAGAAACAAATGAGCGAACAAAATAATGATTGGGCAAAGAGAGATATCGGAGCCCTTTGGAAAAGAGAAGGTAAGAATCAAAAATATCTTTCTGGATATTTTAAAGATGAACTTGGTGAGCAAGTAGAAATTGTAATTTTTGCTAATAAATTCAAAAAAGACAATCCAAAAGCTCCAGATTATAGAGTTTATCTATCTAAATCTGATAATAAACCAGCAGCTAAAACTTCTGCACCTGTAAAAAATGCAGTTCAAAAAGTTCCAGTTAAAGCAGTTGCTAAAGTAGCTGTTGAAGAGGAATCAGAAGATTTGTTGTGAAGCTTTGTTTACATGTTCCAGTAAATCAAGTTAGTTTTGGACAGCTATCTACATTATTGCTTAGAGAAATATACAATTCTAATAAATTAGACACAAGTATCTTTCTTATAGGCAATAGTGTAGACTTAGCTTCTCAAAAAGATTTAGATCAAAATTTCTTAAATTGGTTGCAAGATCAAATAAAAGATACATTATCTACTCATACTAGAAATACTGATACATTTAAACTTTGGCATCTTAATGGTTCATTAGAGAGTATATCTAATAATCAAACTTTATTATCTTTTTATGAGTTAGACCAACCAACTAAAGAAGAATTAAATATTGCAAGAAATCAAAAAAATACTATCTTTACATCTACATATACAAACAATATATTTAAAGAGCATGGATGTAAAAATACTCATTTTATTCCTCTTCCATTTGATAAATACAATTTTAAAGTAACTAATAAAACTTATCATACTGATGATAGAATAGTTTTCAATCTTTGTGGTAAATTAGAAAAAAGAAAACATCATAAGAAAATTATTAGAGCTTGGTTGAAGAAATATGGAAATAACTCTAAATATTTTTTACAATGTTCTATTTATAATCCATTTTTAAAACCAGAAGATCAACAAAAATTAATATACGATATTTTAGAAGGTAAAAATTATTTTAATATATCATTTTTAGGAATGATGCAAAAAAATGAAGTATATAATGACTATCTTAATAGTGCAGATATTATTATTGGAATGAGTGGTGGAGAAGGTTGGGGATTACCAGAGTTTCAATCTGTAGCTATGGGTAAACATGGAGTTATTTTAAATGCTCATGCCTATAAAGATTGGGCTGATAAAGATAATTCCACAATGGTTGAACCTTCTGGTAAAATTGAAGCATATGATAATATGTTCTTTCAAAAGGGTTCTATATTTAATCAAGGAAATATATATGATTTTAATGAAGATGACTTTATATCAGCTTGTGAACAAGCTTGTGAAAAAGTAAGATTAAATAAAGTAAATAAAAATGGTTTAAAATTACAAGAAAAATTTACTACAGAAAAATTTTTAGAAGATATTCTTAATGTAATTAAAAAATAATATGCCAGAATATTTATACGAGCATCCTAAAACTGGTAAAATTATCAGTATAGTTCAAAGTATTCATGAAAAGCATGAATATATTGATGATAAGAATATAAAATGGAATAGAGTATTTACTGCTCCAGAGTTAAACACAGAAGGTACATTAAAAGCTGATTGCACTCCTCAACAATTTAGCGAATATACTGGAAAAAGAAAAGGTACAATTGGTGATTTATTTGATCGCAGTGCTGAATTATCAGAAAAAAGAAAAAAGATTATTGGAAAAGACCCTTTAAAGGAAAAATATTTTCAAAATTGGAGTAAAAAACGTAAAGGTAAAAAACATCCATTATCTGGTCAAGATTAAAACCAGACTTCGTTGTGTATTATTCTTAATACTTTAATCCAATCTTGTAGATGTTCTGATACTTGTATCTTATCTGAATTTTCAAAACCATTTTTTGCTATATTATAATAAATTTTTTCAGATGGATAAGCTCTCCTAGCTTTATTTAAATTCTTATAAAAGAAACCTAAAAATACTAAAAGTGATTTAGCTGTATCTTCATCATGTTTAAATTCTAATATAGATTTTTTAATTATAGGTTCTCCAATTAAATCATAAAATTTTAAACCAACTGCTTCTGAAACGTATTCTTTTTCTTCAAATGAATATTTTAAATCTTTACTATATTTTATAATTGTAATTTCTGCAAATACTGGAAAACTTATATCAACAATTCCATCTACAGATTCTTCTGAAATTTTATTTAATATTTCTGGCAAACATTGTGGATCTTGAATAAGTAAGAAAGTCTTTTCTGCTGACAATCCTAATTTCTTTGCGAAAAAATCAATATCTCTATCAGATACAATCACATTAACTATTACAGTTAATTTAACTTATTTTCTATTTAAATGATTTTGAATAATATCAAAATTACGATCTAATTTAGCTTCAATCCTATCGAAATAGGCTTCAAATGATTCTTTAGTAACATAAGTTGTACTAATTTTTAATGCCAAATCTGATATTTCTTGTTGATGTTTTCTGCTTTCAACTTCCATTTCTTTTCTTAAAGTAATAAAATCACTAAAGGTTTTATCATTAATTTCTTTCATTAAATTCTCTTGTTTATCAAAAAGAGAAAATAATCTAGTAAATAGCCATCCTCCAAGGAAAGAGGCTCCTCCCATAACTAAGTTAAATATCATTGAAATATCTAAATTCACATAGATATTTACACATTATTTAATAAATATTATAGCTTTAAATCACCAAAATCTTCGTCTTCTATATCAGTCTTTCTTGCACCAACTTTATAACTAGAAATCTCTGTTTCTTGAGGTGCGACTTGGACTTTACTACTATCTAGATAACTATCTAACCATCCAGAAATAGGATTATCTTTTTGATTAAATATCTTTTTATAGCCAAGACTTCTGAGCCTAGAATCACATAACCATTTAGAATATCCATCTAAAACTTCAGCATTTAAACCTAATAAACTACCTTTACTAAATAGATATTTAGACCATTCGCTTTCATTTTTTGCAGCTTGCTCATAAAAAGCGTATATTTTATCTTCACTTTTTTTAACTATATTAGTGAAACCTTCTTTGTCTTCATCTCTTAAAATTTTAAGTAAATTTTGGCTTACTGCAAAATGCAAAGCCTCATCTCTTTGAATAAATTTTATGATCTTAGAATTACCTTCCATCTTTCCACGATATCCAAAATAGAAAGAACAGGCAAAAGAAACGTAAAACACAAGACCTTCCATTACATTAATAGAAAGAATAGCATCAAAAATCTTTTGTTTAGGATCTTTCTTTTCATCATCACCAAGAATTTTATCAAAATTATTTCTAATTAATTCTGCACGGCTTGTAATTTCTTTATCTTCCATAATACTATCAAAAAATTTAGTTGCATCTGGATATACGTTATTTAAAAGATAAGAGTAAGAATAACTATGAATACCCTCAAATTGTGCCCAAGTATTCATACAAATTTCAAGTTCTGGATTAGTAACATAATCTTTAAGACTATGAATACTTCTAGAAAGCATACTATCTCCAAGAGTTTGAAATCTAAGATTGCTATCAAAAACAAATCTTTCTGTATCTGTTAAATTTTTATAATCACTACGATCTTTTCCTAAAGCTATTTCATGAGGCCACCAAAAATTTTCATTTTGTTTTTTAAACAATTCAAAAAATATAGGATATTTAAACCGATCATATCTTTGAAGATTCAAATCTTCTCCAAGAAATAATGGTTGTTTAGTAGTATCTATATTTTTAAAATTTAAAACTGTTTTCATAATTTACATGCTCCACTTGAACAATCTCTATCTTCTTTTTGATTAAGAGACTGCTCTTTATCTCCATCGTCTGTATTATTGTAATAAAGACTAATTAATCCAAGGCTATATGCGTACATAATTTCTTTCATTACTTTAGCGTCTGGTAATATATTATTTTCATAATGACTATAGTTATAGTATACATTAGTTGATATAGCCATGTCAATATATTTTTGAATAACTGCATTAATTTTTAACAATCCAGTATTATCTTTAAGATCATAAGCTAATTCATAATTATCATCATATTTTCCAATTCCTGGAACCATAACTGGAAGTTTACCCATTTTACTAGTTTTATAAGTAATAAGACTACGAATAGGCTCAACTCCATTTGTTGAGCATTGAATAACTGAACTACTTTCACAAGGCATACAAGAAGATAATGTAGAATGTCTTAATCCAAATTCTTTAATATCTTTCCTTAATTTTTCCCAATCAAGTGATAATTTTCTTTTAACTAACTCATCTACTTTATCTTTATATGTATCAATCGGAAGTATACCTTTAGAGTATTTAGTTTTATCAAATTTTTCACATTTGCCTTTTTCTTTAGCTAATTCAAGGCTACTTTTTAATAGATAGTATTGAAAATGTTCCATCCATTCATCAACAACAGATAATGACTTATCTGAACTGTATTTTAATTCATTTTTAGCGAGAAAAGCCGCAAGATTAGTTATACCAACTCCAAGACTTCTACGCTTTTTTGCAAAATTTTCAGCAGCAATATTAAAGTAATCTTGCAGATCTATGATTTCATCAAGAAATCTTACGATAAGATCGCAGGTCTTTTCAAGATCTTGCCAGCTCTTTATTTCTAACATATTTACTGCCGAAAGTATACACATTCCAATCTCCCCATTTTTATCATGATAATCATTCAATGGAATAGTTGGATGAATAACTTCAGTGCAAAGATTACTCATTGTAACTTTATCTAACCAAGCTCCATGATTATTTGCATGATCAACATTTAATATATAAATACGACCAGTTTCAACTCTCTCTTTAACTATTAGAGAAAATAGTTTACGAGCAGATATTTTCTTTTTAATTTTTAATTTTTTAGATTCACACTCTTTATAAATTTTATCAAAATCTTTTGTTCCCCATGCTTCATAAAGTTCTGGAACTTCTGCATTATTGAATAAAGTGATATCTTCATCTTTTAAAACTCTATCATAAAACAACTTACTCATTCCAACAGTATAATCTAATTTACGAACACGATTGTCATCTGTGCCAGCATTATTTTTTAATACTACAATATCTTCAATTTCATAATGCCACCATTGAATATTACAAGTTGCACTTCCACCTCTTAATCCGTTTTGTTGCCATGCTTTGACACTACTTTCATAAATTTTTAAGAATGGAATTAAACCTGTATGAACAACTTCACCATTTTTAATTGGTGAACCTATAGCTCTAATTTTACTAACATCAATACCAATACCGCATCTATTAGCAGTAGCCATACTAACAGCCGTAGCACTAGCAGTAATACTTTCTCTAGTATCATCTACTCCAATTAAACAACAACTAGCATAATTTTTACTAGAAGTCCTAACTCCTGCCATTACTGGTGTTGGAAGATTAATTTTATGTTTACTAATAGCATCATAAAATTTTCTTACATAAGATAGTCTTGTTTCTATTGGATAGCGTGCAAAAGCATATGCTGCAATTAAAATATAAGCAAATTGTGGAGTTTCATAAATTTTACCATTAGTTCTATTTTTTATCAAATATTTATCGCAAAGTTGTTTGATTCCAGCGTATGTAAAAATATAATCTCTATCATGGTCAATAAATTCACCAATTTTATTAATTTCATCTTCGGAATAATGATTTAATATAGATTCATCATAAATTTTATTTTTTATACTTTCTTTTAGAAATTCTAATAATCTTGGAGCATGTTTACCTTTCCAGACATCTTTTCTTAATTGATAATTCAAAAGTCTAGCAGCAACAAATTGATAGTTTGGTTTATCAAAAGAAATTAAGTTAGCTGCACTTTCAATCAACAGATTGTGTATTTCTTTTGTTGTTATACCATCTGTAATATTTATTTTAGCATTGATTTCGATATCTGTAAGACTTACTCCTGAGTATCCATCTATTGCCCAATTGATTACTTTGTTAATTTTTTCTATGTTAAATTTTTCTGTAGTATTATTTCTTTTTTTTACATGTATCATTTATAAAATCCTTTTATTAGAGATGTAAGTAATGTTACAGTATTTTTAACTTTTAAAAAAGAAAAAAAATAAAAGTTATCAACATTAAATATAAAACTTTAAATTAAGTGTACTGATTTAATATCTTATAAAAAATAATAACTTTTCTTTGATATCCTAATAGGCTTTACCTCGCAAAGATATATTTTGCAAGGTTGTTTATAGATCTTCGCCAACTTTTCTTTTGACTCCTTTTTCTTTAGCGTTTCTTCCAAAGAATGGCTACGGCATTTATAGGAACGCGGTTGGTTATTCCTGTGCATTTTGCCGTACCTTACACCTACATTTCGTTGTAAGCTTTTTAAACAAACAACATTTTAATGGTCGTCAGCCTATGGGACGTTGCCATCGCAAAGCTAAGATACTAGAGGATTTATTTGACTATCCACAAAACTGCTTTATTAGGAAGCTATGTAATGATATATAATATATTTTTATTATTGATTTGTCAAATAAAAAGTGTAATTTTATACAATAATATGGAAATTGATTTTACAAGCGATATTCAAGCAGCAAAAAAAGGTAAAGCACCTTTAAATAAACCTTTTAGATTACCTTCTGGAAGTAAAAAGAAATTTGGTGTTTATGTAAAAAACGATAAAGGTAATACTGTAATGGTAAAATTTGGTGATCCAAATATGTCTATTAAAAGAGATAATCCAGCTAGACGTAAAGCTTATAGAGCAAGACATGGTTGCAGTAATCCAGGTCCAAAATGGAAAGCTAATTACTGGAGTTGCAAAATGTGGAGTAAAAAACCAGTTAGTAAAATTACTGGAAGTGAAGAAGAAATTACTTTAGAAGCAGATATTCAAGCTAAAAATAAAGGTCTTTGGTATAATATTCAACAAAAGAAAAAAAGAATGGGTAAAAATTATCGTCCAGCAAAACCAGGATCACCAGATCGTCCAACACAAGAAGCTCTTAAAAAAGCTCAAGCTGAAGAATACGAATGGGATGGTGAAACAGAATTTGATCAAGCCGAACTTTTAAAACTTGATCCATCTCTTGCTCAAGTTCCAGAAATGCCAGAATCTCCAGAAGAAGAACTACAAGAATATAAAGATGATTTTTATGGTATGATTGTTGGCTCTATTAATTCTATACAAGTTCATGCTCAAAATATTTTAAATAAATTAGAAGATCCAATCGTAAAAGAAAATCTTACAGAACCATTCCTACAACAAATGGCAGCTCTTGCTGAAGATTATATGATTACGATTCATAATTTTGTAATGTTTAATAAAGAAGATGAAAGTATAGCTTCAACAATGTTTAAAGTTGGAGATAAAGTTCAAAACATTAATCCAGCTTGCATGCATTATGGTAGCGAAGGAATTGTAAAAGAAATTAGAGAACTTCCAGAAAATATGGGATATGCAGTAATTTATGAATGCACAAATAATGGTCCAACTTGGAAAATGGGCGATGTGATTGGCAAAACTGAAATTCAATTAAGAAAAATATAATTTTATGGCAAATGAAGGGCTTATCTTTCCAAAACTTAATGAAAGACAAAAAGATCTTTATCTTAAAATAATTACTAATTTACAAACTTATGGTTATTTTGATAGAGGGATTGGATCAAATGGAATTCAATATTTAAGTGCAGAACAAAATCCTTTTAAAAAACAAAATCTTGAATGTGAATATTGCGTATTCTATTATTTAGAAGGCGATAAACCAAGATGTGAATTGATTCAAGGAGATATAGATAACGAAGGATGGTGCAAATTTTGGATAATTTCTGATGAAGATATCAAAAAAGAATCTCAAGCAGCTTTTAAAGTTTTAAATAAAAAGAATAAAATTATTGAAATTACATACAGATTGGATGATAAACAAACTAAATAAATTTTGGAATTGGAAATCGAAAACATTATTAGTTGGGCTCGTATTAATCGTATCTTGGATCGCTTGTTTAAAAATTGGTTTTGAACTTAAAAAATATAGCAATATAACAAATCTTCCAAATTCCTGTTTTGTAGATGCAATGATTTATGCTTCTCAATGCAATCTTCTTTTAACTACAAATACTGAAATATGGAATAGTGTTTATGGTTTTACTTTTCATTATAAGGATGATAAAGAAAATATGCTTGGTCATGCTATCTGTGTTTTTGAGTATAAGAATAATTTATGGGTATATGATCCTAATTGGGGTACATCGCCAATATGTCAAACTGGAGATAAAAAACAATATAGAGAAAAAATAAGATTGTATATTAATGAACATTACCCTATAATAGTAATAGAGGATTTTATGCTAAATGATTGGACATATGTTCAAAAAATAAAGAAAAATAAAATGAACAAATCTTATCAAGAGGTGTCTATACATTTAGATGAATACAAAAAGGAGTAAGGAATTATGAAAATAAACCTATTAAAAAGGTTATTAAAAAATACAACCGCAAGTTTAGTTGCGGTTTTTTTATGCTCAAATGCCAAAGCTGCAACATTATATTGGGATACTAATGGTACAACTTCTGGAGTTGGTGGTACTGGAAATTGGACCACTACAGGAACAACATGGTCTACAGATCCTAATGGAACAACTACAACCGTATCTGGAGGGTGGACAAGTGCGGGAACAGGACCAACTAATATAGCCGTATTCCAAGGAACAGCTGGTCAAGTTACTTTAAGTAGCAGTACTGTATACGCAAATAATGTTCAAGTAAATTCTTCTGGTTATACTTTTTGGAATAGCGGAACAACATCTTCTCAAAATAGATATATCAGAAGCACAAATGGTATTACTTTGGGTGCAGGAGTAAATTTAAACTGGGGATCAGCTGGTGCAGTTTTGGGACTAACTGGTCCTATAAATGGTGGGACAGGTTCACTATTAACTATTGTTGGTAGTACGGATGCTTCTACTGGTGTTAATTCAAAAATTGGGCTTTCTTCTAACGCTATAGCAACAGTTATCAATGTACCTATGACTGTAGCTACTACAGGTACAGGATATGCAGTAGTATCTGTAACTGATTCTTCTACTACAAATAGAATTAACGGAAATATTACCATTAATAATGGATCAAGACTTATTCTTGGCACAGGATCATCTACTAGCAGAGCATTAATTGTTTCTGGTGATATTACATCATCTGCAGATGGCGCACTATCTATTAATGAGAGTGGTAATACTGGTCTTGTAGAATTAAGAGGAAGCAATACTATAACTGGAGATATTAATGTATATGGCCAATTAGGATATGCTAATAAAAATGCATTTGGTACAGCGAGATTAATTCTTAACCAAGGTGCAACTTTAGGTCAAAGCCAAACTATTGGTGATAATAGTGATGCAGCAAGAATGATTAATAATAATATTCTACTAAATGGAGATGTTACTATTGGCGGATTAAGTTGGGCAAATATTCTTGGTGGTAATATAGATTTAAATAATGCTACTAGATCTATTAAAGTAGACAACTCTACTACTATTTATGGAGGATTTGTTAATAGCACTACAGGTTTAATATTTACAAATAGTTCAAGTTCTGTAGGAGGTAGAACAATGGCATTTAATGGCGCTAGTGCATATTCTGGTAATACATATTTTAATTCTAGTGGAACAGGTTGGAATATTAGCGTTAATAATACTAATGGATCTGCTTTTGGAACTGGAAATGTTTATGTATATAAAGGAACTTCTCTAAGCGCAAATAATACAGGCACAACATTAAATGGAAATGGAATTATTGCTGGAACAATTGGTGGAGATGCTATTGTAAGTCCAGGAAATAGTCCAGGATTATTAACTGTAGGAGCAGTAGATCCAAGTGGAGGAATGAGCTTTGCATTTGAAATTACTAGTAATTTATTACATAATGGTACATCATATAATAATGATGTATTGAAAATAACAAATAGTCAACCATTTACTGTAGCATTAACATCTGCAAATGTTGTTAATCTATATCTAAATTCAAATGCATATAATTTAATGTATAATAATTTACTCAATAGTTTAAATTCTACATTTCAAGCTGGATTTTTTAATGCTAATGATTTTAATACTGATATAGCAAATGCAACTTATAATATGTATTTTCAAAGTGGCTTTGGAACATTAACATTCAATGGTTTAACATACGAAACATATAATGAGTTTTTAACAAGAACAGGCTCTCAAGACGTTTCTTATTCTATAAATACAAGTCAAACTACATTGACTGACTCTACTCTTGGATATATTTCAACTGTTAATATAATACCAGAACCTTCTCCGTTTAGTCTTTTAGCATTTGGTTCCGCAGCTTTATTAGTAGCTAGGAGATTGAGAAGAAATGGATAATAGATTGAAAACTTTATTAAAAGAAAATTATTATACTCCGACTTCAGAACAAACAGAAAAATTTATAAATAATTTTCATCAATATAGAGCTAAAAAGAAAGCTGAAGAAAAAACATATTATTCTTTAGGATTAATAATTTTATTAATTATTACTTTATTAGGATCAATCGCTATAAAAGAAACAACAAATAAATTAGATATTCAAACTTCTGCAGGAGAAGTTAAAAAATGAAAAAGATATTATTAATTATATTAGCAGCAATAGCTTTAACTACTTATTGTTATACAGAAAATCAAATTAAGGTAAGTATTAAAAGAAATAATAAGGGCGAAATTTTATTAAATATAACTGGGCATACTTCTCCAATTATTATAGAAATGGATGGAAAATTTACTACATTTAATGTTGGGGATAAAGAATTAAATCTTGATGAGGCTATAAGCGTTGAAGTTCCATCGCTTGATACATCAAGTGGAGTTGAAAAATCTAATACTGATGCTCAATCTCCTGTACCACCAGTTAATATGAATGCTTATCCAGAAGCGGCTACTCCATTTTAATATGGTGTAAGCTTTATGTTATGTTATCTAAGATTAAAAATTGGTGGAAAGATTTAAAATATTACGATAAAGTTTTCTTTATTACATTTATTCCAGCTATGCTTTTTACTCTTTGGGGTATGAGCGATCTTTATATTAATTATTTTGATGAATTAACAAAGCAAGATCATATGCAGTTTTTTTTAAGAATATTTTTTCCTATATCATTAGCGACTTTAATAACAGTATTAGAACGCAATAAAAGACAAAAGTTAATAAAAGATATTAAAAACTATCTCAGCGAATAGTGTAATTTGATTATATGAGTTTAATTATAAATTCAACTTTCATAGTTAAAAAATCTAAAATTAAAAATGGTTTAACTCAACAAACTGCTGGTGATAGCGCTTATCAAATCAAAACAGATTTTCCAAGCAGCGCAGATGGTCTTTATTGGATTAAAAATAATAATATAAATGGAGCAAACCCATTTCAAATTTATGCTGATATGACAACTGATGGTGGAGGATGGACATTAATAATGTTAAATAATTATAGTTCTGGATGGACTTATGAAAATACAATTTTAAGAAATGAATCTAATCCACCAGCTTCTCCAGATGATAGACCAAGACAAGGCGAAGGATCAGATGGTTCAGATAATTATAGTATAATAAGTTATGCAGATTATATTAAAAAATCTTCTAGCGGATTTCAATATATGATTGATGCATATCAAAGAGGACATTGGGGAGGAATTTGGACAGCAAATGATAATTATAGTTTCATAGCAACAAATAATACTCAAACAAATATAACTTTAAATACAAAATTTGACAATTGGGAGTATTCTCAAGGCGGAGGCATCGATCAAAGAATGCCTTGGTATGTAAATTCTCAAGCTTTTATTACTACAGATGACGAGGGGCATACATATTGGTGGGGAACACTAATACCTGCAGGAGGATGGTCTCCAACCCCATGGATTGAAAATTTAATGCCACATCCTGGAATTATTTGGTATTGGGTTAGATAATTTTATTTTAATCTTTCAATAAGATAAAATACATATATAAAAACAGCAAAACAAATTAATATAGAAGAAAAGGTCATTTGAAAGTATTACACTTTTAATATTATTTAATTTTTTTATTAAATAAAAATAAGTGTAATAATATAATAATATGTCATTAGAATTAACGACAGCGACAGATCAGCAGTTATCAGGAATAAGGCAAACTCTAAAAACGGTAAGTTTAATTGGAGACGAGAGCATTAGTGGAGTTAAAATTTTTGAAGGTGATGGCGTAAGTGATGGCGATCCGATTAAATCAAAAATATTAATAAATCCTATTGGATTATATAATTTTGATTTTCCTACAACATATAATGTACCAACAATTAGTGGTTATCCATTATTAGATTTAAGAGGAGGATATGGGAATAGTAATGCTTATATACAAATATTTGATGGAGTAATATATGCTTATTCTCCAGATTATTTAAAAATAGAAGGCGCACCAGTCGCAATAAATGATCAAAGTATATATGGAGTAGGAATAGGAACAGATAATCCAAGTGAAAAATTACATGTAGTTGGTAATATAAAAGCTTCTAATAATATTTATGCTAATAATTTAGTTTATATTACTGGAAATCAAACAATAGATGGTCAAAAAACTTTTAATTCTTTAATATATTTTTCTGGCGGAGCAAATATTAATATGCTTAGCGGAGCAGATGGGCGCGGAGGTTCAATTGATCTTTCAAATAATAATGCAGCAAATTTTTCAATTCAAACAGGAAATTTACCAACCCAAAACGATGGTTCAATTTATAATAAAATAAATGACTCATTATATCTTAGAAAAAATTCAGTTTGGGAAAAAGTAATAACAAATAAAGATAATCCTATTTATGCTACTGGGGATCAAAATATTAGTGGTTTAAAAACTTTTAATTCTGAATTTTTTACATCAATGTGGGATGATGATGAAGTTATCTTATCAAATCCAGCTGTTCAAATTAAAAATAGTTTAAAAATAGCATCATATGATACTAGTAATTATTTTGATCAACCAAAAATAATTTTGAGTGATGCTGGACTACTAAAATCTACTGGCCCTAAAGCAGGTTTAGAATATAGATCAATAACTCTTGGAGTAAACATAATAGATGATTTAAATGGTGCAGATATTAGAAAAATATATTCTGGACAAAATGCTCCAATAGTAAGTCTAAATGCTGGTCCAGCAAGTTACTCTGCAAGAGATGGAATTTTAATATCAAATAATAAAAGTGCAACCTTTAACAATCAAAATGATTATATTTTATTTATTGATACTGATACGGGATCTAATACATATGGTGGAGTTAAAATAGGAGGACTAGATAATTCTAATATTAGAAAAAATGTAACAAATCCAATAGCTCCTGGTTTTCTATTAGATGTAAACGGAAATATTAAAGCAAATAATTTAATTTATAATACTGGCGATCAAACTATAAGTGGAGTTAAAACTTTTAATAGCGGATTAAGTACAACATATATTTCTGGAGTATCAGGAAGTAGTTTAAATATATTAGGATGCTCTGATTCAATATCAGCACAAACTTTACGCAATATAAATATAACAGCGGGTTCAGGAACATCTACGATAGATGCAGGAGATATAATTTTAATAGGTGGCAATTTAAGTGGATTTGCGCCAAGTATATTAAAAACTGGCGCAAGTATTACTATTGGCGGCGCAAAGACTTCTTCATATACTGCAGATATAACTATAAAACCTTCAATTGATCAGAATGGGGCTGCTGGAAATATTGTTATTCAAGCAGGAGCAACTCCAACTTACAATGGTAAAATTAATATGTTTGGTGATATAAATATTAATGGCACAAATGATATGGGGTCACCATTATCATCAAAAAATATAAACATATACAGAAGAGGCGATCTTCTTGGCTTTCCATCTCAAAGACTTGCTATTTCAATAGATAATAATAATGTTAATTTTCAAAATGAAATGGGACTACAAGTAAGTGGCGTACAAGTAACTCCAAGTCTTTATGTTCGTACAATTGGAGATCAAAGTATTAGTGGAGCAAAAACATTCTTTTCTGGATTAAATATAGCCAATGGCACTTTAAATTTAAATAATTCATATTTATCTGGCGAAAATATTAAACCATCTACTGGAATATCTTTATACAATAGATCAACGACAGCAAGAAATATTTTAACTCAAGTAGATAGTGAAGGAAGAAGTTTGGCTTTCCAGCCTAATTTAGCAACAAATAGAATAATTAATTTCCAATCAAGATCTAATTCTACTTCAAGTACAAATGCGGGTTTTGGTATCAATTTAGCTACAAGCGGCATATTAGCTCGACCAGTTTATATGAAAGTCGGAGATGTATTAGGATCATTACCAAGGATTGGGTTTCAACACACGGGAGGATTAAATGAAGCAGGAGTTACCAATAATGTTGATCAAAATATTTTTAGAGGCACAGGAGGACTTGGTGGATTTTTCTTTCAAGCAAGATTTGGAATAAGTGAAAATAATATAAGTACAAGTGGTCGAGGATTTTTTGGATTATGGGATAAACAAACCGTACTTGTAACAAATTCTACATTTGATCCATATTCCTCTAATCGTCAAAATCTTATTGGAGTAGGATTTAATAGCGGAGACTCAAATTTAAGTTTTATTCATTCAGATTCTACTTCTCCAGGTACAGATAATGTTAATAGAAAAAAAATATCATTAGGATCAAATTTCCCAATTAGAAGTGGAAATGTATATGAATTAAGTATATATGGATTGCCAGATAAATCTTATGTAGATATGAATATTTCTATATTAAGAAGCGGAATATCAACAGGATACAGAGCAACCACAGCTCTTCCTGCCGCAGATTATGCATTAGCTCCAAATTTTTCAGTAAATGGACCAATTGCATCAGGAAATATTGCTTTTGATTTATCTAATTTTTATATAGACACTCAATAATTTTTAAATTAATTCTTAGCGCCAAGGATTGAACTTGACGCTAAGATTACTATTAGTCTATTTTAATTTTATTTTGTAGTTTTTTATTTTCTTTACCAAAAGTAATTGTGAGCAAACCATCTTCATGTTTTGCTTTTACTTCTGAAAGATCTACTTTTCTAGGCAAGTAAAAGGATTTTTGGTATTTTACTTTGCCTTCTTTTCTAGTAGCGTTAATATTTAGATATTCTTGATTTGTAGTAATATCAATATTTTCTTTTTTAAATCCTGCAAGAGGAATTTCAAGAGAATATTGATCATTTTCTAATACAAAATCAGAATATTCCTTGTCCCAACCAAATATAGAATCATTAAATATATTTTCAAATACATCTAATGGTCTATGTCCATTTCTTAGTGTTAATAGCATATTTAATATGCCTCCTTTCTCCTTTTAATATTAATGCAGTTTTTATGCCAACTTTTTATAGAGTAAAGTATTATGTATAGAGTCAAAATGACACAATGTGAATTATTTAAATTGTCAAAATGTCACATTTCTAGTTATATTTATTTTATGTGTAATAGCTAATATGCCAATACCCCAAAAAAAAGATAACGAATCACAAAATGATTATATGGGACGCTGTATGCATAAATTAAAAGACGAAAAACGTCCTCAAGATCAAAAAGTCGCAATTTGTTTAAATACTTATCGTAATCCTAAGAAAAAAGCTAAAGCAGAAATTGAGATAGACTTTACAGAAGATATTAAAAACATGAATAAACCGCAAGAAATAATACCAACAGAAGCACCAAAAGTTGAAGCTAAAGTAGAAGAAGTAGCCAACACGGCAGTAACCGCACCAGCTCCAGAAGTTAAAATTCAAGAAAATACAGCTTCTTGTGGTAAACCAAATTGTGGATCGGTTCAAAAAGTAGAAGAAGTTAGAGCTGAAAATGATGGTAAAGGCGAATTAATTCAAACAACTCTTCTTCAAATGCAACATCAATATAAAATTTTACATTGGCAAACTACTTCATTTTCTCAACATAAAAGTTTTGATGAAATTGTAAGTAGCTTGAGCGAAAATATTGATGAATTTATTGAAACTTACATGGGTAAATATGGTAGAGTAATTGCTGCTAATACTTTTAATATTACTCTCGCTAATTATAAAGATGCAGATTTCATGACTCTTACAAATAATTATATTACATTTTTAATTGGATTAAATGATATGCTAGATAAAGCTCAAGATTCAGATTTATTAAATATAAGAGATGAGATTTTAGGATCTTTAAATCAATTAAAGTATTTATTTAGTTTAGTTTAATCTTTAAGAACTATATCTTTACAGTCGTACATCCAATGAGGTTGATTACCTTCAACAAAATCAACTTCTATTTCCTCAAGAGCATCAACACCATATATTAATTGCTTATCAATTACTGGACTGTAAATTTTTGCAACAGGCGATAAACAAGCTGCCCACCAACTAAATGATGAATTAGCGCGAAATATACTTCTTGCAAAATATAGTTTTAAAAAATCATCTAACCAATCAAATCCTATTTTATCTAAAAAATCAGACCCTCTTGGATAACTCCATCCAGCTCTTATAGTTTTTGGTCTATCTTTATGCCAAGCCCCAGTATAATCATCTGAAACCCATTCAATTTTGTCTTTATCAAAATCAAATTTTTTAAAAGCTCTAAAATATGAATCTTTAGAAATAACAGAGTACCCTTGATGATTCTTTTTATTATATGACGGATTAGATATATCATCTCGTCTTAAATGAGCTATATCATAAGATCCTTGTCGATCTTCATTTCTTTTATATATATCTAACGATTTTATTTCATCACTAAATTCAAATATTTGTTTTATTTCTTTTAAAGACATTGGATAAAATATCTTTGGATTATAAGCACAAACGTTATCAATAAACATATGATCTGAAGTGACTTTATATGGTTCATCTTTTGGCATTCTATCATCGACTATAATTCTTTGCATTTTTGGAGAAAATTGTTTAAGAGCGTAAGTTCTAAAATGAATATTATCTAAAACTTTTTGAGTTTGATTTAATCTTAATCTTAAAATATCATCTTCAATTATTTTATGATATTGATTTTTAAATAATTTAGTACCTTCCCAATCGCTAGGTAAATAAAATTCGTGACCATTTATTTTTTGATAATAATATCCATATATATATTGATGTACTCTATTACCAAATCTTCCATTCCAATGGCATAAAACCAATAACTTTTTATCAAGCATAGTAAATTATATTATATAAAAATATAAATATCAATAAAAATTAAATTTGCCAAGGATAAAAAGAACTGGAATTAAAAAAGTTTTGACATCCTCCGCCAGCTATTCTAAATCTACTAAAATCTATTTTATATGTAAATATCCAAGGCCCTATTTTAGGAAGAATTAAAGGATTTTGTAATAGTCCTCCAGTGGGATCAATAAAATATTGATAATTAACATCCCATGGCCCAGTTCCAATATCATAAGCAGGATAAAGATAATTATTATTCGCTATACCATCTCCTGCGTCAACCTTAAAACTTCCATCAGGATTTCGCCAAATATTATTTATCAAAAAAGCATTTGGATGATTTACATCAGGTACACAAGGATCGTATAGTGAAGCTGTCCCACTGCCAACACATCCTACTCTAGGTAAAGTAAATGGAGCAGAATAATAATTAGTAAAAGTATAATTTTGAGGATATTCACCATCACAAAATTCTGATCTTGCGCTTGGATTAAAATCTAATGGTACTGGGCAATTTAAAGAGCATTCCGTACCAAAATCACCCCCCATTTTTTGATTCATTTTATATGTTTGTACGCCAGTAAGTACCCCGCTCCAAGGAACATCAATTAATAAACCATTAACCACGGCTACATCATATTCAATATAATCTTTATACATTGCGACAAAAGCTCCAACAAAAGCTTTGCCAAATGGATGAGTTGGAAAAGAGTATTGACTAATGCTACATTGAGCAGCTCCTAGCCATGCTACTCCATTTCCAGGACCATAAATAGCATCATTATACGCAAGCTCTGGTAATACAAGCCCAGCTTGCTCTTCAAAAGAGCTATATTGAGTATTGAATGTTGGATCAAACATTAAAATTTCTACATTTTCTATTACCCTTGTTAAATTTCCAGCCGCTTTTTGAATAGCACTTTTAAGATATGGAGGCAATAATGATACCGTTTGGTTTCCTTCGCAACTGCAATTTGGTTGAAGATTGTCCCACCATTTTGACCAAGTATTATATGTTTTAGCGATTCTATTTCCCATATCGAAACTCACGCCAACAGCATAATTTTCATTCTTTTTTGATTCTGGAGCAGGGATTCTATTCGCACAAGATCGCGCCCACGGACTATCTACAATAATTACTGCGTCTTTATAATTATAAGGCCCAAGCTCATTACTTCCTCTTGTTAAATTATATAATGTATTGCTTTGTATTTTAATATTAGATGGAAATTGTAAAAAACTATTTGCGTCTCCAATAGGATTATTAGCATTATTATATCTAGTACTTTTATTTGTATAATCATTATATATATGCCATTTATATTCATTAGCGTTAGCTTTTGTAGCACTTAATCCATTCGTAACAACGCTACCATATGGATAAGCAAAAACCCAAAATAATAATGGTATACCATCGCCCCAATAAGTTATATAATTCCAATCAAAACCAGTTAAATTTCCTGGTGAATTATTATCTTTAGGGAAAAAATTAATCATAATATATTATATATTAATACAGCAATTAGTTATAATATAAGAATGTTACACTATAAAATATCTTCATTTTGCTCGTTCTTTAAAGCTGAAAAATATATAAAAGGATATATAGAAGATGTATTAGATCAATCAATATTTAAAGATATTGAATTTGTATTTTTAAATTGTAATTCTCCAGAAAATGAAGAGCAATATATATTACCATTAACTAAAAAATTTAATAATATTAAATATCATAGATTAGATAAAGACCCTGGATTATTCCAAGGTTGGAATTATGCTATAAAAAATTTATGTTCAGCGAATTTAATAAGCAATTGGAATGCGGACGACAGAAAATCTAATAATAGTTTCGAAATATTATATAAACAATTTGAAAAAAATCCAGAGTTAGATGTAGTTTATGGTCAAACTTATATATCTAAAAAATTAAATGAAAAATATATAGACAATGATTTTAGCGAAATGTATCCTTGTTTGCCTCATTCTTTTGATAATTTAATTAAAAATAATTCTCCACATTGTATGCCGCTTTGGAAAAAATCAGTACATGATAGATTTGGTTATTTTGATGAAAAATATCCTGTTGCTGCAGATGGAGATATGTGGCTAAAAGCCTCTGTAGGTGGAGCAAAATTTAAAATGGTAAATCATCCAATTGGTTTATATTACATGAATCCAGAAGGTAATTCGACAAAACAAGACAAGCTAAAAGAAGCAGTTAACGAAGTTCATAATATGCGAAGCAAATACTTAATATATAAAGGATATGTAAATTAATGAAAATTATAACATTTTCTCTTTGGGGAGATAATCCAAAATATAATATAGGAGCAATAAAAAATTGTGAATTAGCAAAGATACATTATCCAGATTGGATTTGTAGATTTTATGTGGCTCAAAATACTCCAAAAGAAACAATAAAAATTTTAAAATCAAAAGAAAATATTGAAATTATAGAAACTGAAGAAGCTGGAGATTGGAAATTTACATTAAAAAGATTTCTTCCTTTTTCTGAGCCTAATGTAGAAGCTTTTATAAGTAGAGATTGTGATTCTAGAATTTCTACAAGAGAAGCATTTGCAGTAAACTTGTGGTTAAATTCTAATAAAAAATTTCATATTATGCGAGACCATCCATTTCATGGAAGTTTTCCTATTTTAGCAGGAATGTTTGGAGCAAAAAAAGAAATTATAAAAGATATAAATCAATTAATAAAACAATATCAAATTGAAAATTTAAACGAACAATATCATTTTGATCAAATATTTCTTTTAAAATATATTTGGCCAAAAATTAAAGATGATAGTTTAATTCATGATGAATTTTTTGATAAGAAGCCATTTCCTACAATGAGATTAAACAACCAATTCGTTGGTGCAATTTTTGACGAAAATGATAATCAAGACCCAATTGGCAAACAAGCACTTATTGAATATTTAAATAAATGAACGTTTACGCTACTTTATTTTATACATCAAAAGATAAAGATTATCAAAAAAACTTATATAGCTTTTTAAATAATTATAAGAACATTGGCATTAAAGACGTTTTTCTTTATACAGACGAATGCCTACCAAATGAATTTGAATGGTTATATAAAGATTTTTTTAAAAAGCATAGAAGAGGTTATGGGTATTGGGCTTGGAAACCTTTAATTATATATGATAGTATGAAAAAAATTAATGATGGAGATTTTATTCTTTATCATGACGTAGGAAGAAGTTGCTATAATTTTGATATTCATTATAACATAGCGCCACTAGTAAAAGATATCAAAGAAAATTATGAAGGAATAGGAATAGCGAGAGGACCATTTAGACATAAACAATATTGCAAAAGAGATGCATTTTATTATATGGGATGCGATGAAAAAACTTGTTGGGATTTACCTCAACTTAGTGCTACTTGGAATTTTTGGGAAAAAGCTGAATTACCTAAAAAATTTATAATAGATTGGATAAAATGGTCTTTTCATGAAAAAGAAATAATTACAGATCTTCCTAATAAATGTGGACTACCAAATCTTCCTGAATTTGATGATCATAGACATGACCAAGCGCTATTAACAAATTTAATGTATTTATATAATAAAAATAATCTTAAAATTAAACCTTTAATGCCCCATGGTTGGGAAAAACCAATGGATAATTGTTTAAGAAAGTATTATCATGTAGACCCAGATAGCGTTTTATTCGTGATAAAAAGTTGTGAAAAATACGAATCAAGAATAGATGCCCTTAGATCTACTTGGTTAAAAGATAAGAATAATTATATAGTTTGTTCAGATCATGAAAATAAATTAAAAAATATAATTAAAGTAACTGATAAAAAAGAATATGTAGAACTAGAAGATAAAACCATCGGAATTTTTAATTATCTTAAAAGCAATAAAATTTTAACAAATAAATATAGATGGATATTTTTCTGCGATGATGATACTTATGTAAATTTAAACTCCTTAAGACAAATAATAAAAGAAAATAATAGATCAATAAAACAGGCTTTTGGATTTGTTTGGGATTGTTTTAAAGATAAAGAAAATTATTTATGTAACACTCTAGATTTTGATAAATCCACAAGATGGTTTGATGGTGGCGCAGGAATTCTTTTTAGTTCTAAAGATTTAGATAATCTTAATATTCAAAAACATAACACGCCATTTGATGATTTAAGCTTAAGTTTAAATTTTAAAAACTCTGGTATAAATTTAATACATGATAAAAGATTTCATTTTCATGCTGGAATAGATAATAAAAGCTTATTTAATGAAAAAAATAAATTATCAGAACAAATAAGTTTTCATGCAAAAAATAAAAAAGCCGATATTTTAAATTTAATGAATAAAATTAAAGATGCCGTTGAAATAAAAAAGCCATCACTTGTTATCGGATTCTTTCAAAATTACAATTTTGATAAACTTAAGCCTTGGATAAATTCTTTAAATTCTTGTGGGTTTAAAGGAGATAAAGTTTTAATAGGATCAGATATCAGCGACGATTTAGTTAATAAAATAAATAATTCTGGAGTAAAATGTTTTAGAGTAACAAATCTCCATAGGAAACCTAATATTCAAAGATTTAAGCACATAGAAAATTTCCTTAATTATTTTGGACCAAACTACGAATATGTTATTACTACCGATGTCGCAGACGTTATTTTTCAAAAAAATCCAGAAGAGTGGATTAAAAATAATATAAAAGATAAAAAAATTATAGCCTCCGAAGAATCAATAAAATTTAAACATGAATGGTGGAATACAATGGCTTTTGAAAATACTTATAATAAAGAAATTTATAAAAAAATAGAAGAAGAGGAAATTTTAAATTCTGGCATTATCGCAGGAGAGACACAAGAAGTTCTAAAACTTTCAAAAGAAATATATGACACGACGGTTGATTTAGATAAAAAATTTGATATACCAGATCAACCTGCTTTAAATTTAATAATAAGAGAAAAATTTAATAATATTACTCTATTTGCAGATCTCGATATAGAATGGGCTACAAATTTATGCGTAACTCATTCTCCTTTTGAAGCGCATAAATGTAAACCACATCTTTTAAATAATCCACCATACATGGATGAAGATGGAATTATAAAAAATTCTATGGGTAAACCAGTTTATATCGTTCATCAATATAATAGAAATGATATATTAAATAAAAGAATATTGAAGAAATATGGAAATTAAAAAACTTGCATTTTTATTTTTAATTTATGACGAGATTCTTCAAGAAGAACTTTGGTATGAGTTTTTTAAAAATATAAATCCAAATAAATATTCTATCTATATACATTATAAAAATAATAAAAAACTTAAATTTTTTGATGATTTTAAATTAAAACAATGCGTCCAAACAAATTACGCAGATATATCATTGATCTATGCTCATAATGCATTAATCTCTGAAGCCTTAAAAGATCAAAATAATTATAAATTTATAAACCTAAGTCAGTCTTGTATTCCTTTAAAAAACTTTAATTATATTTACGATAGTCTAACTTATAATGACTACTCTATTTTTAATGAAGCCCCAAAACAACAATGTTTTCCTAGATGCAATAATGTTTTGAATTTTTTAAAGCAAGACCAAATACACAAATCATCTAATTGGTTCATTTTAAATAGAAAATATGCCGAGTTAGTAGTATCAAACAAAGAATATATAGAATATTTTAAAAATACAACATCTCCAGAAGAGCATTACTATATTAGTATTATAAAAGATAAAGGATCAAATAAAGATTTAGTATGCACACCAAATCTCGCAGAAGGGGCATCTACTTTTACTAATTGGCATGATATGCATTATCCAAATGAATTTAAACTAAAAAATGGTCCAAAAACTTATTCAGAAATATCAGAAAAAGAACTTAATCTTTTATTAAATTCTCCCTGTTTATTTGGACGAAAATTTACAAAAGACTGTAAGATAAATGATATAGATCTTAAAAGTTATTTAAAATATAAAATATATGAATAATTTAACATTAATAACTACAACTTGGAATGGTGAAGACGCTTTCCCTATAGAAAAAACTTTTCTATTTAAATCTTTTAAAAAATTTAATCCAAATATAGATTTTATTTATTTTCACTATAATAAAAATAATTATAAAGAATTAGAATATAATTATAAAAAATATGGCATTGAAGGTGAGTATCTCCTCTATAAGATATATTTCTTATTAGAAGAAATTAAATGTATAGATTCAAAATATTTATTGTTTGCAGATGCAAATGATATTACATGTTTAAAACCTTTAGATGGAATACTTGAGCTATTTGATTTGAATAACTTTATTATCATGGGGCATGAGAAAAATATGATGCCGTCTGAATTTGAAAAGAGTAATTGGCCTAATTATAAAGGTTATTCTGAATTAGAAAAAAATAGAAAGATTTTTCTTAATTCTGGTTTGATTTTAGCTAGGAAAGATCTTTTTATAAAAATGCTAGAAAATATTATTAAAAATATATTTCCACTTAATATCAATACATTTAAAAACGATCAAGGAGTTTATACATATTATTATAACAATAATATAAAACCAGAGATAAAATTAGACACAGAAAATAAGCTAGTAGTAAATACATATACAAGAAGCACCGATGAATTTTATAAAAATGAAAAAAATCAACTAGTTGATAAATCAAATGGCAATATTCCATATTTTGTGCATGATAATGGGTGGAATTATGGTAGTCCAAAGTATAATCATTTTTTTGAACTTAAAAGGGCATATTCAATATAATATTGGGGCAAAATTAGTAGACGAATCCATACCTATTATTGAAAAAATTGGATTTAAATTAGTTACTCCAAGATTTTCTTCTAATGGCTCAGACGCAGACTATCACTTTATTAAAATATAATCTAAAAAAAATATTGTCTATTCTATTTTTTATTATTATAATTTATTATGAATATTAAAAAAATGGCTGTAGTATGTGGTGCTGGAGGTTTTATTGGCTCCCATCTAGTTAAAAGATTAAAAAATGAAGGCTTTTGGGTTAGAGGAGTAGATTTAAAATATCCTCAGTATTCATCAATAGAGGCAGATGATTTTCTTATTGGAGATTTGACTTGTCCATATTTTACTCGTAGAGCCATACCAGACGATACAGATGAACTTTATCAATTAGCAGCTGATATGGGTGGCGCAGGATATATTTTTACTGGAGAAAACGATGCAAATGTAATGCATAATTCAGCTTTAATTAATTTAAATATAGCTCATATAGCTGTATCAAAAAGAACTAAGAATTTATTTTATAGTTCCTCTGCTTGTATTTATCCAGAATATAATCAATTAGATCCAAATAATCCAAAATGCTCAGAAGAATCAGCTTATCCAGCTGCACCAGATAGTGAGTATGGATGGGAAAAGCTTTTTAGTGAAAGACTTTATTTAGCTTATAAAAGAAACCACAAACTAAATGTTCATGTTGCAAGATATCATAATATTTTTGGTCCAGAAGGAACATATAAGGGTGGAAAAGAAAAATCTCCAGCTGCGCTTTGCAGAAAAGTAATAGAAGCTCAAGATGGAGGAGAAATTGAAATTTGGGGCGATGGACAACAAACCAGATCATTCTTATATATAGATGAATGTATAGAGGGCACGATTAAATTGATGAGATCAGATTTTGAAGGTCCAGTAAATATTGGATCAGAAGAAATGATTTCAATTAATGATTTTGCAAAAATGATTATTGAGTTAAGTGGCAAAAATTTAAAAATAAAGAATATTCCAGGTCCACTTGGAGTTAGAGGCAGAAAATCAGACAATAAGCTAATAAGAGAAAAACTTTTTTGGGCTCCTTCTCAACAATTAAAAGACGGAATACAAAAAACATATGAGTGGATAAAATCCCAGCTAGAGGAAAATAAAATTGAGCCAAAATCTTAAAGATACATATCATGGCAAAAAAATTGATACAGCAAACATTCTAAACATAGAAGATGCTGCAAAATTAATCAATGGCAGGAAAACTTGTATAATAACTGGAGTAACTGGTCAAGACGGCAGCTTCATGGTAGAGTATTTATTAAAAAATACAAATTTATTAATTTTTGGCGGAGTTAGAAGACTTAGTGTTTATAATCACGAAAATATTAGACAAATTAAAAGCGATAGATTTCATTTAATTAATTTTGATTTAACTGATGCTCATTCAATCAGCAGGACAATAGAAAAATTAAAACCAGATTATTTTATGAATTTTGCAGCTCAAAGCTTTGTGGCTAGTAGTTGGGATTTTGCTCGTCAAACTTGGGAAACAAATTCTACTGCAATATTAGATATACTAGAAGGAATTAGGCTTTATAATCCATCTTGCAGATTATATCAAGCTGGCTCTAGCGAAGAATTTGGTAATGTAGTTTATAGTCCTCAAGATGAAAATCATCCACTTCGGCCAAGAAGTCCATATGGTGCTTCAAAATGCGCCTCTAGACAACTTATAAAAGTTTATAGAGAATCGTATAATCTTTATGCGATACAAGGATGGTTATTTAATCATGAAGGAACTAGAAGAGGAGAAGAATTTGTTACAAGAAAAATTACAAAAAATGTAGCTAGGATTTATCACGCAATTAAAAATAGCCGAGAATTTGAACCTTTGGAATTAGGAAATATAGAAGCTCAAAGAGATTGGAGTGATGCAGAAGATTTTGTAGAAGGTATTTGGATGATGTTAAATCAAGACAAGTATAATAAAGACTATAATGGATTCCCATTAGATTATGTATTTTCCTCTAATGAAACTCATACAATTAAAGAATTTGTAGAAAAAGCTTTTGATATAGCTGGAATAAAAGGAAATTGGATTGGCGAAGGTGAACATACTATGTATATTTCAGAAGATAAAAAAGTATTAATGCAAATTAATTCTAAATTCTATAGACCAGCTGAAGTTAGTCTTTTATGTGGTAAATCCGATAAAGCAAGAAATGATTTAGGATGGAAACCCAAAACTTCATTTAATGATTTAATTAAAAAAATGGTCGAATTTGATATTCAAAATATATGAATATAGATTATGTCGTAATTGGTTCAGATGAAAATCCATTATATTTAGATTTTTGGCCAATCGTTTCAAAAATGTGGAAAGAAAAAATAAATGTTACTCCTGTATTAGGTTTAATCTGTGAAGAAGAATCTGATCTTATAAAAAGCGAACATGGATTTATAAAAAAATTTAAAAAAATAAATGATATTAATTCTGGTCTGCAAAGCCAAATAGTTAGACTTTTTTTAACAAAATTTTTAAATGGATATTCTTTAATTTCAGATATAGATATGCTTCCATTATCAAAAAAATATTTTTTTGAAAATGCCCAAAAAATAAGTAAAGAAAATATTATAATATATTCATCTGATAATTTAGAATGTATGCAAAATGAAATGTACCCAATGTGCTATATTTTAGCACATACTGATATATATAAAAAAATTTTTGATTTAGATTTAAATTGGGAAAATTTTTGTAGTTTATTAAATAATAGAAATCAAGGTTGGTATACCGATCAAAAATATTTATATGAAAAAATAAATAAATTTCAAAAAGATGGAAATGAAGTTATAGCTCTAAGTAGAGGATGGAAAAATGGAATGGCTTTAAAAAGAATAGATCGAGCGTTTTGGAGTTACTATCCAGATAAATTAAAAGAAGAATATTACATAGACTCTCATTTATTAAGACCTTTATCTGAGTATAAAGAAAATATAGATCTTATTATAAACAATATTTAAATAAATGAAAATTTTAGTATTAGTTTTATCTTTTCATGATAATGGGTTATATTCTTATTTATATAAAACTCAAAAAGAGACATGGGATTCAATTAATAATAAAGATGTAGATGTTTTTTATTATTTTGGAAGTTCAGATAAAAATTATATAAAAGATAAAGAAATATATGTTACAACAAAAGATCATAATTATACATTTAATCATCTTGGACGAAAATTTTTAGAAGCATTATCTTTAGTCGCAAATTATGAATTTGATTATATTTTTAAAACCAACTCTTCCTCTTATATAGACAAGCAAAAACTATTAGAGTTTATTGAAGATAAACCAAAAAATAATTTATATTGCGGTATTATGTCAAATTTTAATAATATAAATTATATCTCTGGCGCAGGGACTTATCTTAGTAAAGATTTAGTTCATTATATATTAAATAATCAACATCAATGGAACCATAATTTAATTGAAGATGTAGCGATTGGAGAAATTTTAAGTAAAAATAATATAATTTTATCTCCAGGGAAAAGATTTGATTTAACAGAAGCAACATATACTCCTTTTCAAGAAATTGATTCAAGCCATTATCATTATAGATGCAAAATGGCATCTAATAGATCTTTAGATATATTAAATATGCACAAGATTTTTAATATTAAAAATAGAAATTAATATATATAAAAATTATAATTAATGGAATGATATTATTAATTGGATCTTCTGGATATATAGGTTCTGAATTTAAAAGACAATTAGAATTAAATAACTTAAAATATAAAGTATTATCTCATATAGATTGTCAAAAAAATTTAATATCAAATATTATTAAAGAAAATAAAATAAAATATTTAATAAACTGTGCCGCTTTTGTAGGTAAACCAAACATAGAAGCTTGTGAAAATCAAAAAGATAAATGCATAAAAGGTAATATTTTATTACCGATTTTATTAAAAGATATTTGTGAAAGTTTTGAAATAATATATGGTCATATATCTACTGGATGCTTATATAACGGATCATCAAAACAAACCAGTGGTTTTTCTGAAGAAGAAGAACCTAATTGTAAATTTGAAAATAATAACTGCAGCTTTTATACTGGCACAAAAGTCTTAGCTGAAGAAATTGTAAAAACTTATCCTAAAAATTATATATGGAGAATAAGATTACCTTTTGAAAATATACATAATGATAGAAATTATATATCTAAAATATTAAAATATGATACGCTTATAACAGAAAAAAATTCTTTATCAAATAAAATAGAATTTGTAAACGCTTGTGTACAATCGATAATAAAAGAAATTCCATTTGGAATATATAATATAACTAATACAGGAAGTATATCTGCTATAGAAGTTGTATCTAAAATTAAAAAATATATAATGTCAGAGAAAAAATCTAAATTTATAACTATGGACCAATTTTATAAAACTATAAGTTCTATGCCCAGATCAAATTGCATAACAGATAATAAAAAAATATTATCTTGCGGAATAAAAATGTCAGAAGTCAATGAATCTATAGAGAAATGCCTAAAAGAATGGAGTTGGTAATGAAATCTATTATTAATTTGGGAAATATACCTTTAGTTAATAATCTATTTGATAAACAACAAGACTCTTTAAAAGCTAAAAAATTTCCATTAGAAATTGTTGAATTAAATGAGCTTTTAATGAAACTGACTGTTGATATAGATTCAAAAGAAATGTTTTCAAATTATTTATATAAATCTTCAATTAATTTACCTTATGTAAAACATTGTGAAAAAATGTGGGAAGATTTAAAACTTTTTAAACCAAAAAATATAGCTGATATAGGAGGAAACGATGGTGCGCTTTTAAAAGCTTTTAAAAGAAAGTCGCAATATAAAATAAATTTAACTAATATAGACGCAAGCGCATCTTTTAAAAAAGATAATCAAACAGATGGAATTATTTTTTACAATGAATATTGGGGTGATAGAATTTTTAAAGATAAATTTGATTTAATAACATCAACGAATGTTTTTCAGCATAACCCATTTTATGAAAAATTTGTAAAAGGAATAAGCTTAAATTTGAATGGCATATGGGTTTTAGAGTTTCCTTATTTTTTAGAAACAGTAAAAAGTAATCAATTTGATCAAATTTACCATGAACATGTTTATTATTGGCTTGTGACGCCACTTTATCATATATTTAAAAAATATAAATTAAAGATAATAGATATCATACCTCAAGATATACATGGAGGAAGTTTACGATTAATTATATCTAATAAAACTAAATATAAAGAAAATTCTAAAAAAATAAAAAAATATATAAATTTAGAAAAAAAATACAATTTTTCTAAATGGCATAAAAAAATAAATAATAAAATATTAAAAGATAGAACTTTCTTAAAAAATTTAAAAGGAACGATTGCTTGTTTTGGTGCCGCAGCAAAAGGATGCGTATATCTTAATTGTATAAATATTAATAATAGATTTAAATATGTTATAGATGATACAATTAAAAAACAAAATAAATATATTCCAGGAACACCATTAAAAATAGTCTCAAGAAAAATCTTGAAAAAAAATAAACCAGATTATATTTTAATTCTCGCCCATAATTTTAAAGATTATATAATCAAATCGCTAAAAGAATATGGATATAATGGCAAATTTATTGTTATGCTTCCTAAAATAAAAATTATTAATAAACAATGAAATATAATTTTTTTGAATTTAATAAATTGTCGCATCTGCATAATGGGAAAGATATATTTTTTTGTAAAATAGATTACTTATTAGAAGATTTTAAAATTATAAATGAGTTAAAAAATGAAGTTATATTAATTACTGGGAATGGGGATTATCCTGTGGTAGATCATATAATGCAAATAGCTCCAAAAAATATTAAAAAATGGTATGCAACAAATTGTTTATCTAATAACGATATTTTAATTCCTATACCCCTTGGCCTAGAAAATGAAGAAAAATCAATCAGAGAAAATCATGGAATTGGCCATGGAGAACATGCAGCTTTAAAGAAGGAATTATTAAATAGGAATAAAAACATTTTGCCAAATAAATACATTTATGCAAATTTTAGATTGCATTCAAATTGGATTTATAGAAATTTATGCAAAGATATATGCCAAAAAATAAGTCATATTGATTTTGAAGATAACGACTTAACTTTAGAAGATTTTTTTAATAAGATCCTTGAATATAAAATGGTATTTTGCCCAATTGGAAATGGGGTTGATACACATAGACTATGGGAGACGCTTTATTCTAATAGAATACCGATTACTATTAAAATAGATAATTTTAAGATTTATGAACTTTATGAAAAATTACCAATTGTTGTTTTAGATAAAATAGAAGATTTAAATAATAAAAATTTAATAGATCATAAAATTTCAAAACTTAACTATAATAATTTAAATATGCTTGATATAAATTATTGGATAAATGAAATATTGACAGAACAAAAAAAATTGATATACTGATATAGTGAGCAATCATAAACTTTGCCAAATGATAATTAAAAAATATGTAAAAGGAAATATTAACTGGCCGCGAGAAATCAAAATCGCGCAAAGATTAATTAAAAAATTTAAATCTTTTGATTTTTGGGATAATTTACAAGAATTAGGATCACCACCGCCTTCATTAGCTTGGTTTTTAAAAGCTGAAGGTAAAGCTTTCTTATTAAAAGAATATGAATCATTTAATATGAATTTAAATAAGCAAAAAATATCTCTTAATAAAAATAAAATAGGAGAAGATAAAAAAGTTTGCCAAAAACCTAAAACTCTGTTAGAATTTATAAGATATGGGAAGAAAACCTAAAGAAGAAGTCGTTGAATCATCTGGCCCAAGCGCATCAGATAGATTATTATCATTTTTAAAAGATAATAAAGAAGATCATTATAATTTTGAAGATGAAGTTTATTATAAAGTATCTACTGGTAGTTTAAACTTAGATATAGCTACAGGTGGTGGTTTATGCCCAGGTTTACATAGATTTATTGGAATGAATGAAGGTGGAAAAACTTCTGAAGCACTAGAAGTAACAAAAAATTTCCTTAAATCAGTAGAAAATTCTAGAGCTTTACTTTTTAAAGCAGAAGGAAGATTAAGTAAAGAGATTAAAGAACGCTCTGGAATTAAGTTTGTAACTGATCCTAAAGAATGGGTTGATGGAACTTGTTTTGTATTTGAATGTAATATTTTTGAAACAGTTTCAGAATTAATGAAAGACCTTATTCAATCAAATGATGAAAATAAGAGATATATATTCATTCTTGATTCGGTTGATGGTTTAATGACCAAAGGTGATGCCCAAAAAAGCATGACAGAAGCTACGAAAGTCGCAGGAGGAGCTGTTATCTCATCAATGTTAATGAAGAAAATTTCTCTCGCACTTTCTAAGCGTGGACATATGGCTATTTTCATTAGTCAAGTTAGATCTGATATTAAACTTGATCCTTATGCTGCAAATAAAGATATTCGTCAAACTACTGCCACTGGTGGAAATGCTTTGTTGCATTTTGCAAATTGGATTCTTGAATTTGAACCAAAGTTTAATAAAGATCTTATTCTTGAAAAGCCAAATGATAAGTATGATCCAGTAAAGAATAAAATCATTGGACATAACGTTAAAATTGCAATTAAAAAATCAACCAATGAATCTACAAACTCAAAAGTCCAATATCCAATTAAATATGGTCGCAAAGATGGTTCGTCAGTATGGAAAGAATATGAAGTTATCGATCAAATTCTTGCTTGGGAATTTGCAGTATCAAAAGGAGCATGGGTAACATTTTCTGACGATATTATCGAAGAACTTAAGAAGCAAAATCTGGATCTTAAAAAACAACATCAAGGAGTTGATAATCTTAGGTCTTATTTAGAAGAAAATAAACCAATCGTTGATTATTTTTACAATAAATTTATTAATACTCTTACGTCATGAGATTATTAAATATTAACGGCAAGCTCGTTAATAAAAATGTAAGAAACTATCTAATAAATTGGGAAGGCAAAAGCCGCAGCAAATTACAATTTAAATTTAAAGACTTTTTTCGCCCTTATTGGAAGAACCATATAGTTTATGAAGAGTTTCCAGTTTATGGAAGTATGCTTAAAGTAGATATATTAAATGCAACAAAAAAGATAGCAGTTGAGATACAAGGTAACCAGCATGAGTCCTTTAATAAGTTCTTCCACGATAACTCACGATTAAAATACCTTCAAAGCATAAAAAGAGATGTCAAAAAAGAAAAATGGCTCGAAATGAATGAATTTAAATTCCTTGAACTTTACGAAGATGATCTTAAAAATTTATCACCACAATATATAGAAGAAAAATGCGGAATTTTAATTATTTAAGTGTAAAATCTGGTGGTGACAAATAAGAAAAAATTTAATTTTCCAGACTCTCTGTTAAAGCAAATTGATGAATGCAGTTTTGGTGGATATATAATGTTTAATTTTTCAAATAAAGGCGAACCTCAAGTTTTTACAAAGTTTGATAATCAAATAAATGCCATGGCTCTTTTATATTACGTTAATACTTGGAGCCAAAGCGTAGACCAATTGAATCTAGAAGCAACGACAGATCAAATAGCAAGAAAAAATCAAGAAGATGATGATTTTGATGATTCAGAAGAAAAAGATTAAAACACTTGACTTTTAATTTTTACTTTGGTATCATATAAAACTGGATGATTTATTCATTACAAGTAGAAAGACATGTATTAAGTGGGTTATTAAGGCATCAAGACCTTTTTGCGGATATTGATGTTTTTTTAACTGAAAATGACTTTTTTAACGATGTACATTCCACAATATATACAGTATTTAAAAATATAAAACACAAAGGCGAAAATGTAGATAAAGTACTTCTTGCAGAAAAGATTAAAAATTTAGGTATATCTTTTAAAGACGAAATTAACATATTTGATTATATTGACAATTTAAGTTTCTCTCAAATTACAGAGCAAGCTACGATGGAGGCTTGTAGAGAGTTAATTAAACTTAGGGTTAGAAGAGAGATTGCTCAAACAGCAGATAAATTAAAAGAATATGTAGTTAAAAATTCAGATGATAATTTAGATCAAATTATTGGTAATATAGACCAAATTTATAATAAAAAGATTTCATCTTATGACGAAAATGATGTGCCAATTAATATTTTTGCAGAAGTCGAAGATCTTGTTGAGGAAATAGGTAATTCACCTAAAGAAGATAGTGGATTAATTACTCCTTATTCTGAATTTAATAGAATGTATGGTGGTTTAAAAAATGGAAATATTTATGCAATAGCTAGTAGACCTGGCCAAGGTAAATCAACTTGGTTAAATGATATTTGTTTTAAAACAGCGATTAATGTTAAGAATAAAACTAAAACTCTTATTCTTGATACCGAAATGCAAACAGTAGATATTCAATTAAGAATGGTTGCATCTTTAACAGATGTTCCAGTATGGTATCTTGAAACTGGTAATTGGCGTAAAAATGAAGAGATGACAAAGAAAGTAAGATCAGCTTGGGCAAAAGTAAAACAGTATGAATATTTTCATTATCATGTTGGAAATAAAAACATAGACCAAATTTGTTCTATTATCCGTAGATGGTATTTATCTAAAGTTGGACGAGGAAATCAAGCGATGATTGCTTATGATTATATTAAATTAACTGGAGAAAAAGTTGGTCAAAATTGGGCAGAACATCAAGCGATTGGAGACAAGATCGATAAACTTAAAAGAATTTCGGAAGAAATTCATTGCCCAATTATTACTGCAATGCAATTGAATAGAACTGGAGAAAGTTTTAATAGAAAAGGTTCTGAAGTAGTAGATGATAGCTCTGTTATTTCACTTTCAGATAGACTACAATGGTTTGCTTCTTTCGTAGCGATCTTTAGAAGAAAGACTCTGGATGAACTTACTTTAGATGGTCAACAATTTGGTACTCATAAATTAATTCCAACTAAAACAAGATTCCAAGGAAAAGATGCCGCAGGTCATCAAGACTTAGTTAGAAGACTAGATAGTTGCGGTAAAGAAGTTTGGGCACAAAATTATCTTAATTATCAAGTTAATAATTTTAATATTGAAGAAAGAGGATCATTAAGAGATGTAGCCGATAGGCAAAGAGAGCAGTATCAATTAAATGATGAAAATCAAACAGATGGAGAATTATTATGAATGTTGAATTAATATCAATTACAAAACCAGAAATTAAAGGTATAAAAAACGCAGAAGATTTAGTCGCATTTTGTGCTAGAGTTAGTAATCCATCTAACCAAATGAATGTAGAAACCGCGCCCAAACTTTTGAAATTTTTAATCAATCATAAACATTGGAGTCCATTTGAATTAGTTGATATGTGCGTTGAGATTAAAACCAGTCGCGGGATTGCAGCGCAAATTCTTAGACATAGATCATTTAGTTTTCAAGAATTTAGTCAAAGATATAGTGTTGCAAATGAATTTGAAGATATTGAATTGCGATTACAAGGAGACAAAAATAGACAAGTAGGAGAAAATCTGATGCCAACAAATACAGATGCATACGAGAAAGTTAATGAACTTCTTATAGAATCCTTATCGCTTTCTCAGCATTGTTATGATACAATGATAGAAAATGGAGTAGCTAAAGAAGTAGCAAGAATGATATTACCATTAACAACTCAAACAACTATGTATATGAAAGGCTCTTTAAGAAGTTGGATTCATTATATTCAATTAAGGACGGAGCAAAATACTCAAAAAGAACATAGAATTATAGCTGAAAAATGCAAAAAGATTTTTGTAAAAGAATTCCCAACTATAAGCGAGGCATTAGAATGGAAGAAATAAGCGTATACCAAGTCCTTACAGACCTTGGTTATCAGTTAAAAGATTGCGGTAAAGAATTTAGAGCTAAACCTCTTTATAGAGATAGTGATAATGATACAGTTTTAAGAATCTATAAAGATACAGGTAATTGGGTGGATTTTAAAGAAAACATAAGCGGAGATATTAATTCATTAGTTAATTTAACATTAAAATTAGAAAGCCCAATTAAAGCTCAAGAATGGTTAAAGAATAAAAATTTTGTAATTACTCCTTCAATTCAAAATCAAAAACCTGTAATAAAATCAACCAAAAAATTTGATCCATCGCTATTATTAAAACTAGAAAACGATCAATCATATTGGGTTAAAAGAAAAATAAACAAAGACACTTTATATGAATTTAAAGGTGGAGTAGCCAAAGCTGGCAAAATGAAGAATAGATATGTATTCCCTATATTTGACATCAATAATAATATTATAGGATTTTCTGGCAGAGACGTTACCAACAAATCTAAAATTAAATGGAAACATTTGGGAGAAAAAAACGATTTCCTTTATCCATTATTTCTTAATTCAAAAAATATCCAAGATCAAAAAGAAGTTATTCTAGTAGAAAGTATTGGAGACATGTTGAGTTTATGGCAAGCTGGAATTAAAAATGTTTTGGTGACTTTTGGAACAAACTTAAGTTTAGGTATTTTAAATTATTGTTTAAAAACAGATATGAAAAAAATATTTATCAGTTTAAATAATGATTCAGCAAAAAATATGGCTGGAAATATAGGAGCAGAAAAAGCCGAAGCTAGATTATCTAGATACTTCGATAAAAATCAATTAATTATTGCTTTGCCAAATAAAAAAGATTTTGGTGAAATGTCAATAGAAGAAATTTTACAATGGAAACAAAACCTTTAAAAACATTATCCGCTTCTAGAATTAAAACTCTTGAGACTTGCTCTTGGGTTTATTGGAATAATTATCATACTAAAGTTCCACAAAGTCAAAATGATGGGGCTTTAAGAGGAACAATATGTCATACAGTTTTTGAATTATTATTAAATAAAAGACATCTTAAAAACTATAAAAAGATAATAAAAAAGAATGCCATTAGTGGTGATAAAGCAATAAATAGATTAGTTAAAAAATTATCAGTAAAAGTTGGGCTTGATGAAAGTAATTATAAATTATTAAATGATATGATTTTAGTTGGTCTTAAAAATGACTTCTTTGGAGAAGGCGGAGAAATAGTAAAACCAGAATATGACTTTGATATTATAAATGAAGAGCCCAAATATCATATCAAGGGGTTTATAGATAAGCCTATTAAAATCAAAAAAGAAATGCATATAATTGACTACAAAAGCTCTAAATATAAGTTTAGAGGTGATGACCTTGAAGCCAATATCCAAGCCATGATGTATAGTCTAGCTAGTAAAAAGTTATGGCCAAAATTAAAGCCTATTGTTAAATTCTTATTTTTAAGATTTCCAAAACAACCAATACAAGAATTATCTTTTGATGATAATGAAATTAAAGGATTTGAACATTATTTAGAGCATATTAATCAATATGTTGATAATTTTGATGAAAATTCAGCCCAAGCAAATTTCGCAATAGATAATCCAAAAAATAAATGGATGTGTCAAGTTGGTGGATGGAAATGCCCATATAAAGATCCTTATGAATATTACGTTAAATTAAATGATAAAAATGAAATAATAGAGTCAAGTTTAAATGGAAAATTCAAAAATATTGAAGGATTTAAAGTGGAAAAAAGAGTTTATCAAGGATGCCCAAAATTTAATAATAGTAATAATCAAAAAGATGATTTTTTAGAAGAAAATACTACTAAAGCAAAGGACGATTTTTTAGGTTGATTTTAAATTAAAAGTTTGTTATATTACTGTTAATGATTCCGTTATTTAAATCTCATTATTCTCTAGGAAGGTCTATTTTAACTCTAGAAGATAAATCAGAAGTTGACGATTATCCAGATTCAATTATTCAAATAGCCAAAGAAAATAAACTTAAAGAATTATTCTTAGTAGAAGATAACATGTCTTCATTTTTGGAAGCCTATACAAATACAAGAAATAATAATATTAAACTTAATTATGGCTTAAGAATTACTATAACAGAATCAATTGAAGATAAAAGTGAAGAATCTAGATCAAAAAATTCTAAAGTTATTATATTTTTTAAAAATAACGAAGGATATAGCCTTTTAACTAAACTTTATAGCAAAGCCTCAAAAGAAGGTTTTTATTATGAACCTAGGCTTGATTATAAGATATTAGCAGAAAATTGGACTAATGATCTTTTATTATGCATACCATTTTATGATTCATTTATTTATAATAATACTTTAAAGAACTTTATTTGTGTACCTAATTTCTCATTTACAAAACCAATAGTATTTATAGAAAATAATGATTTACCATTTGATCTTATAGTAAAAAACAAAATGCTTAACTTCATAAAAGAAAACAACTTAGAAGTTTTTAATGTTAAGAGTATTTATTATAAAAATAAAAAGGATTTTAAATCTTATTTAACTTTTAGATGCATCAATAATAGAACGACTTTAAATAAACCAGAAATAGAACATATGTCTAGCGATTCGTTTTCTTTTGAAGAATGGAAAAATTTATGCAAACTCAAATAAATAAAATTGTTTTATCTAAAGAAGAAGCTCTTGAAGCTGCTATCATGGGTGTTAAAAGAAGAATGACTAACGTTTTTAGAGAACTAAATGATTTGTCTCACCATGGGTCACCAATAGGTGGTAATTGGTGGTCAAATGATATTGAAGCAGCTGGAGCAGAATTAGCTTTCGCAAAATTTATTGGTGAAGATTGGGTAGGAGCAGTAAATACTTTTAATGCTCCAGACGTAGGCCAAGATTGGCAAGTTAGATATACAAATATAGATTATGGATCTTTGATCTTAAGAAAAAAAGATAAAGTTAAATTAAAACAAAAATTTGTATTAGTAACTGGATCAATGCCGATTTATAATATAAAAGGTTACATCATAGGAACAGATGGAATTCAAGAAAGATTTTTGAAAAATCCTAATAACGGAGAACCAGCATGGTTTATACCTCAAAGAGAATTATTGAAATTTAATTAATATGGACGAACACTTACTTAGATATAATAAAAATAAAACCTTAGTATTTATTGATTGCGAGACGTTAAATCTCTGCCTTAATTTTTGTCATAATTTACCTTGGCAAATTGCTATGATTAAAGTTAAAGGCGACCAAAAAGTTGATGAAAAAAACTTTTATATAAAATGGGATACAAATTTAAAAATAAGTGATGCTGCGGCTTATGTAACTAGATATGATCATAAGAAAATTTTAAGAGATGGCCTAGATCCAAAAGAAGTTTTCCCAACAATCAAAGATTGGCTCGATAATGCAGATTATATTGTTGGGCATAATATTTTAGGTTTTGATGTTTATATTATTAAAGAATACTATAAATACATGGGATGCAATTGGCAACATCTTATACCAAAGTTTATAGATACAAATACTTTAGCAAGAGGTATAAAATATAATATGCCTTTTTCTAATAAAGATAATTTAACAGAATATCAATATAAAATTTTTCATACAAGAAAAAAGAATGTTAAAAGTTCTTTAACTTTCTTAGGCAAAGAGAATGGAATAGATCATGATTATGATCAACTTCACGATGCAATAAATGATCTTGACTTAAATTTAAAAGTATGGAATAAATTGAAATGGCAAGTAGAGGTATAATATATGGCTTCAATGGATGATATTTATGATATGGTACAAAAATTAGATGATTCTAATACAGAATATCTTTTAATAACAATCCAAAAGGGAAAAAAGAATGGTAAAGCTGATGTTTTTTATTCTTTAAAAGATAGAAAATCAATGAAGATTTTGGCAAGCGGTTTAGACATTTTTAATCAAGAAATTGATAAAATTAATGATGAAATGGATGAAAATGATTAATTTTCTAGAAGACAAACAGTTTTCCTCAAAGTTTGATAATGTGGATTTAGGTCTGCATGGAGTTAGATTGCCAGAATTTTTAATTGATTCAGCAGCAAAAAGACATTTAAATATAAGTGAAGACTCTTCAAATTACGACTTTTTAAGGGCTTTATCTTTAAATGGATTTAAAAATTTAAAGATAGATAAAAATTCTCCAGAATATAAAAAATATGTAGATCGAGCTAAATATGAATTGGATACATTAAAAGAACTGGGTTTTATTGATTATATTTTATTGGTTTGGGACGTTATTAATTTTTGTAAAACAAATAATATTCCAGTTGGTCTTGGTAGAGGCTCTGCGGCTGGATCTCTTATTCTTTATCTTGTAGGAGTAACTAGAATTGATCCAGTTAAATATGATCTTTATTTTGAAAGATTTATATCTAAGATTCGCGCTAAAAAGCAAGTTATTGATGGAATAACATATTTGGATGGCAGTTTAATGTGTGATGTTGATTTGGATATTTGTTATTATAATCGTCATAAAGTTCTAGAATATCTTGAAGGGAAATTTAAAGGTAAAACGAGTAAAATTTTAACTCTTAATACTCTTAGTGGAAAATTACTTATTAAAGAATGCGGTAAAATCATAAGTGAAAAAACAGAAGAAGAAATGACTAATACTTCTTCACTTATACCTAAATTGTACGGACAAGTAAAAGATATCACTAGCGCATATGAGGAAGTTCCCAAATTTAAAGAATGGTGTGACGAAAATAAAGAAGTTTATGAAATAGCTTTGAAACTAAGAGATCTTATTAAAAATAAAGGCGTTCATCCTTCTGGAGTTTTATTATCATACCATGATTTAGATAAAGTTTGTCCAACTGAGTTTTCAAGTGATAAAGAAGCAGTTTCAAGTTTTGATATGAATTGGGTTAGTTTATTTAATATTAAACTTGATATTTTAGGTTTAAGAAGCGTATCCGTAGTACATGACGTATGCAAAAGCATTGGTATTAATATTGAAGATATTGATTTAAATCATGAATCTATTTATAGAACTTTACAAGATTTGAAGTCTCCGCACGGATTATTTCAAATTGAAGCAGATACTAATTTTAGAGTTTGTCAAAAAGTTAAGCCTAAGAATTTAGAAGAGCTGAGTGGAGTTTTGGCGCTAGCCCGACCTGGGGCTTTGCAGTTTGTTGATAAATATGCAGCTCATACTAATTTCCAACAGTCCGAAAGTATCCATCCATTATTTGATGATATTTTAAAAGAAACTGGTGGAGTAGCGTTATATCAAGAGCAATTAATGAAAATGGCTCATAAAATTGGGTTTACTCTAGATGAAGCAGAAATTTTGAGAAGAATTGTGGGTAAAAAGAAAACTGAAGAGATCAAAACTTGGAAAAAGAAAATTGAATCTAAAATAAAAGAAAATAAACTTCCAAAAGAAGTAGGAGAAATTTTATGGAAGATTCTAGAAGACTCGGCTAATTATTCATTCAATAAATCACATTCAATTGCTTATGCTGCTTTGGCCGCTATTACAGTTTATTTAAAATTCAATCATCCTCAACAATTCTTTTTGTCTTTGCTGAAGATGACAAGAAATGAACCAGATCCAATTGGAGAAATATCTAAGATTCAAAAGGAGATGGGACACTTTAATATTAAATTATTAAAACCTCATATCATTAAATCTGAAATGGATTTCTCTCTAGAAGGAGATGATATTAGATTCGGATTGCTTTCTGTAAAAGGTATTTCGGATAAATCTATTGAAAAACTAAATAGCTTTAGAAATAAATATTCTAATAAATTTGAAATATTTCAAGCCGCAGAAGAAGCGGATTTAAATATTGGAGTATTATGTTCATTAATTCAAGCTGGAGCGTTAACTGGATTTAAACAAAGCAGAAGCAAGATTGTCTTAGAAGCTCAATTATGGAACATCTTAACTGCAAAAGAAAAGAAATATGTAATATCTTTTGCTGAAAAATTTGATTTTGATTTAATACGAATTATCAAACATCTTAATAAATTCACAGATGAAAAGAATAAAGTTATTATAAAGTCCACTAGATTAGAAACAATTAAAAAGAAATATGAACCATACTTAAAAATATATAATCAAAATAATAAAAGTGAAAGTTTTGCTAATTGGTATTATGAGAAAAAGCTTTTGGGTTATAGTTATGAAAGAACATTAAAAGATATCTTTTCAGAAAAAAGAGAAGATTTAGAATATATTAATACTATTCAAGATTTATCACTTAATCAAAAAGCTGTATTAATTGGCCAAGTAGAGGAAACCTATTCTGGAACATCTAAAAATGAAAAGAAAACTAAATATTTTAGGCTAAAGGTGGCGGATGAAACTGGATTAGCTACAGTGCTTTTATTTAATGATAAAATTGAAAATTGTAAAAATCTTAATGGTGGTAAAAATCCAGAAGAAGGAAATATTGTAATAGTTAAAGGCATTAAAAAAGAAGATTGTATATTTGCTGATTTAGTAGCTATTCAAGACCATGAAATATATATGAAATTAAGTGAAATAAAAAAGGTTGACATTTAATTAAATATAATATATCATTCATAATATGATTACATATTATAAACCAAACAGTAAAAATACAGGTACAGCTTGTAGCTTCTCGGTAAATGCAAAAGATAGCTCGATTTGGAGTTCATTAATTAAACAAAGTTCTTGGAATGAGTCAAAGAAGATAGGCTCATTTTCAGACAACCAAAATAATCCTAATAAAAGCGTAAAAATTAAATTTTCATTAACAGAAGCGGCTGGAATTCTAGACGCAATTGAAAGAAATGCAGAGTTTTCAGCTTATCATACCTCAGAAAAACAAACTACCCAAATTAAATTCGCTCCCTATATTAGAGATGAAAAGCAAGTAGGATTTTCATATATGGTATCAAAATCAGATAAGCAAAATAGCGAAAATAAGCAATCTTATCTAATTGGACTATATTTTAGTGAAGCAAGACTATTAAAACAATTCTTAGGTTATGCCTTAGATTCGGTTTTTGAATCTCAAAGAATTGAAATGATTAAAAAATTAAAAAATAATCCTAAAGAAACCAAAGAAAAAGAAACAACTACAGAAGAAGACAGCGAACTTTGGTAGTTGAATGAAGAAAAAAAAGATATTGTATCAATCTGATTTTGCTTTAGCGAAAACTGGATTCGCTAAAATTGCTAAAAATTTACTAACATATTTATATAATACTGGTAAATATGATATTGTACAATATTGTTGTGGATTACAATATTCTAATCCAGAGCTCAAAAGAACTCCCTGGAAATGCATAGGAACTCTGCCAGATAATCAACAAGAAATACAAGAATTAAATAAAGATCCTAATAACGCTAGATCTGCCAGTTATGGCGCTTATCTCTTAGATAGAGTTATTAATGAAGAAAAACCAGATGTATATATTGCAGCGCAAGATATTTGGGGAATAGATTTTGCAATAGAAAAGAAATGGTTTGATAAAATTGGATCAGTTTTATGGACCACATTAGATTCTTTACCTATTTTACCTACGGCGCTTCAAAAGGCTCCTAGAATTAAAAATTATTGGATTTGGAGTGATTTTGCCACAAAAGAATTACATAGATTAGGACATCCTCATGTAAAAACTGTTCACGGTCCTCTTGATACAACTAACTTTTTTAAACTTGATGACTTTAAAAGAAAAGAACTTAGAAAAAAATTTAATATAGAAGAAGACGCATTTATAATTGGGTTCGTATTCAGAAATCAATTAAGGAAAAGCGTTCCAAATTTATTAGAAGGTTACGCTTTATGGAAAAAAGAAAATCCGCAAGTTAAAAGTTATTTACTTTTACATACTCATTGGGGCGAAGGATGGAATATACATAAATTAGCAGACGAATATGGGATAGATAAAAGAGAAATTTTAACAACATATATTTGCAAAAATTGTTTGCAATATGAAATAAAACCTTTTTATGGACATGATTTAAATTGTAGATTTTGTGGTTCTGAAAAATCTCAGATAACTTCAAATGTATCAATTGGGGTCGATGAAAATCAACTTAATGAAATATATAATTTAATGGACGTATATTGTCATCCTTTTACTAGCGGTGGACAAGAAATTCCTATTCAAGAAGCTAAACTTGCAGAATTAATTACATTAGTAACAAATTATAGTTGTGGAGAAGATATGTGCGTAGATGGAGCCGCAACTCTTCCATTAGAATGGTTTGAATATAGAGAACATGGAACAGAATTTAAAAAAGCTTCAACAAATCCAAAATCAATTGCAGAAAATTTAAATAAAGTTTTCAAAATGAGCTCACAAGAAAAAATTGACTTTGGCAAACAAGCAAGAGAATGGACTATCAAAAATTACTCTATAGAAAACATAGGTAAAATTTTTGAATCATTTATAGATAATACTCCAGAGGCTAATTTTAATTCAATAGAAAACGAAGAACTTAGAGATCCATTTTGTCAAATACCAATTATAGAAGATAATGCTGAATGGTTGATTTTTATGTATCATAATATTTTAAAAATGAAAAATGTTGATCGAAATGATAGTGGACATCAATACTGGATGCAAGAGTTAGAAAAAGGAATGAAAAGAGAAGATATAGAAAACTATTTTAGACAAGTTGCTATCAAAGAAAACCAACAAATGAAAAAAGTAGATTTTCAAGATATTTTAGACAAAGACGATGAAGGTAAAAGAATGATTTATGTAATTCCAGAGTCAGCAGAAGATGTATTTTTATCTACAAGCCTTTTCAAGAATATTAAAAAACAATATCCAGATTATAAATTATACGTTGCAACAAAAGAAGAGTATTTTTCTATATTAAAAGGTAATAAATATGTTGATAAAATCATTCAATATTTTCCTCAAATGGATCAATTATTTTGGCTAGAAGGGATTGGCGATCATAAAGGGTTTTTTGAAATAGCATTTTTACCTTATTTAGGTACGCAAAGAATGATAGATTATACTCATAATGGTAAAACAAAAATAGAATTTGCTTTAAATAATTAATAATATTCATTATGCATCTAGTAGAAAAATATGCCACTTCGTGCGGAATTAAAATAAATAAGCCAGAAATTTATCAAAAATATTCACCAATTCCTTATGATAAATATATCATTTTTTACCCTCAAAATATAAAAAGTGGAGCAGAATATGATCATTGGCAAATAGTTATTAATGCTATTTTTCAATTCTTAGCTCCAGAAAATATCTATATAATTCAAATTGGTAATAAAGATTCTAGAAAATATACTAATTGCGCTTTTATAGATGAAGCTTCAATTGATTTTCAAAATTTAGGTTATATTATTAAAAATGCAGAACTAGTTTTAGGTGTTGATGGAATTAATAATCATATAGCTTCTTCTTTCAATAAAAAAATAGTAGCTCTTTATTATAATATTAATTTAGAAAATGTAAAACCATATTGGGGAGATAAATCTAATCAAAGATTATTGTATCCTAAAATTTCTACAAAACCATTTTATGGCGCGAATAAAACTCATAAATCTATTAATTCTATAAATCCAGAAGAAGTAGGTAGAAGCGTTTTAGATTTATTGAATATAAAATATCCTCAAATGATTAATACTCTTTTTATTGGTAATAATTTTAATAATAGAACATTAGATGTTATTCCAGACGGCCCAATTAATATCGAGGTTTTAAATACTCCCAACTTAATAGTAAGAATGGACCTGCATTTTGATGAAGCTGTATTGAATAACCTTTTATCTCATAAAAAATGTATAATAATAACTAAAAAATCAATAAATTCAGAATTAATAATTAATCATAAGAAAAATATATTGCAAATAGTATACATATTAGATCAAGATAATGATCCAAATTTTATTAAATTTATCAAAAATAATAATATTCAATATACCTTATTATCAGAAGAAACAGAAGAAATTATTAATACTTTTAAATTCAAATATATGGATTATGGTTTAATTTTTAAAAAGAATAAAAATGAAAAAAGTTTTGAGCTTCCCAAGAATAAGCAAATCTTTTTTAGATGTGCTAAAATATATTTTTCATCAAAAGGCGCTTTTAATGGAAAATACGCATGGTTAAATAATTTGCAAAATTCGCAAGAAGTAACTGATAATGAATTATTTTGGGAAGATCTTCAAGATTTGCATATTTTCACTATTGACAATTTTTAATATAAGTGATATACTCATAAGATGAGTCCAAAAATTAAAGATAATCAACAAACAATCTCTATCGGTAGTCAAGAACTTGAAAATATTAATATTGCATTAGATTTAAATGCTCCAAAAGTAGTTCCACCAAATATTATCACAAGAAATAAATATGGTCTTATTGATGATACAAATTTAAATTATATTTTTAATGATGATGGTACAATAAATTGGCGTAAGATGGTTAAAATCGAACATCTTGTGCCTAATAGACAAAAAACTCAAGAGACAGATGTATCAAAACTTCAAGATAAAGATCTTCTTATCCTTTTAGGAGGAATTAAAGAATTGGCTCAAATTCGTGGTTATACAAAAGTAGAATATAATGTAGTTTCTGCAACAGAAAATTATTTTGCAACAAGTTGTCGTATAACTTGGATTCCAAATTATGAAACAGATGGCAGGGAAATTATATTTGAAGCTCTTGCAGATGCTACATCTAATAATACAAAATCTTTTGCTAGGTTTTTCTTAGCTGCAATTGCAGAAAATAGAGCTTTTGTTCGTTGTGTGCGTAATTTTCTTAAAATTAATATTGTATCCCAAGAAGAATTAGGAGATGCTAAATTACTTGATGAAGCGTCAACTATTCAAGATAATCCCACTTCTCCACATGTTCTTTTAGAAAAAGTTATGAAAGATAGAGGTGTAACTTTTGAAAATTTAAAAAATAAATTAATAAAAGAAAAATTTGATAATGCTGAAAATTTAAATACTATAAATGATATTCCAAAAGTAAAAATCTTTGAACTTATAGATAGAATTAAAAAAGCTAAATAATTAAGGAACTACTAGACCTGGCCCAGATCCATATACTGGATTATTGGTAGTATCATTCTTATTATAAGGATTTAAAAATCCAGTTAAACCAACAACAGAAATTCTTTGAGCATTTGGTGCGTAAGTAATATCGCCAAATCCAATATATTTTGAAATTCCCTCAAGATAACCAATCGATCCACCCCCTCCACCCGCTCCTCCACTACCACCCCCTTTTGATGCATCTTCACCTTTATCGCCACCGCCTCCGCCTCCTCCTCTGCCTCCCCCTTGTCCTGGACTTCCTGGAATATTAACATATGGTCCTGGATCCAAGGGTCCTTTTTGTCCAGCTGATCCACCCCTAGCATCAGAATATGGTCGAGTTTCACCCTTAACTCCTCCATTTCCTGGAGCTAAGCCTGGATTAGGCGCAGGACCTCTAGGACCTTGGCTTCCTCCTATAGAAATTCCTCCAAATCCATCAGATCCTTTGTCAGAAAACCCCCCCTGTCCGTTGCCTCCATCAATTCCTTTAACAGTTTGGCCTTCTATACCATTAAATCCAATTATTGTAGATGGACTTCCACTTGATCCACCGCCACCATCAGATCCTCTTTCACTAATACCATCTCCATTTGACCCATCCACGCCTTTTAATGTTATTCCATCAATTCCATTAGTTCCCCCGTCTCCTTTAAGAAGAGCCCCATCTGGTCCTGATGGCCCATCACCAATATACATAGGACCATCAATACCTATGTTTCCAGCTGATCCAAAAGCTGTTGGTCCTCCTATGCCTATTGAACCTCCACCTCCGCCTCCTCCTCCACCACCTGCTCCACCTTCACCCCCACCCCCACCTTCAAATCCAATTTCTCCTTGACCACAACATTTTAAAATGATTTCTTTTGTTGATAATATTTTTATACAAGTTTGTTCTGTTTCATTTGGATTAAATTTTATGCATCTAAATTTAGCTTCTTTTTCATTTGGTATATCTGATGTATCTATAGATATATTTTTTGTACGAGAATTTAAAAAGTTTATATTACTTTTATTTGTATCAATATACAAATTTATTTCATTAAATACTTTTTTATCAGTATTTAATAAATCACCAATTTTAAAATTTCCAGATTGATTAGAAGTATTTAAATTAATAGAAAATTGATGTTCTTTACTGCTTGTTTTTTGAAGAAAATAATTATTTTCATAATCAGTAAATATTTTTGTATTAAAATATCCATCTATTCCAGTTTGTATTGGAAAACTAGAATTAAAATTTATTTGTTTTACTGAGCATCCATCTATTGTTTTATTTATATATAAAGCATTTAATTCAGAACCACTTACATACTTATCCCAACATACATTTCCAAGATCTTGAATTTGCTTTAAAACATTTGGCATTTATTGTACTCCTTGTACTCCTGCAAATATATAAATATATCTCATTTGTCCTCCTATGCAAACATACATTCTTCTAGGTCTAAATAAAATTCCTCCATAAGTAAAACTACCCCCAATTATATATCCAGTTGCTCCAGTCGCTCCAGTAGATCCAGTGGCTCCAGCTCCAGTTGCACCAGTAGATCCAGTTGCACCAGTAGCGCCTTTTGGCCCAGTTGCTCCAGTCGCTCCAGTTGCGCCAGTACTCCCTTGTATAGTTAGCGTATCTCCTTTCGCTCCAGTCGCTCCAGTAGCTCCAGTTGCACCAGTAGATCCAGTCGCACCAGTAGAACCAGTAGAACCTATTATTAAAGGTCCCATTGGCCCAGTTAATCCAGTTGCACCAGTAGATCCAGTTGCACCAGTAGATCCAGTCGCACCAGTAGATCCAGTTGAACCCGTAGCTCCTCTTGATCCAGTCGCTCCAGTTGCACCAGTAGATCCAGTTGAACCCGTAGCTCCTCTTGATCCAGTCGCTCCAGTTGCACCAGTAGATCCAGTTGAACCCGTAGCTCCTCTTGATCCAGTCGCTCCAGTTGCACCAGTAGATCCAGTGGCTCCTTTTGATCCAGTAGCTCCAGTTGCACCAGTAGCTCCAGTTGCACCAGTAGATCCAGTTGATCCAGTTGAACCCGTAGCGCCTTTTGGTCCAGTTGCACCAGTAGATCCAGTAGCTCCAGTTGCACCAGTAGCTCCACTTGATCCAGTTGCGCCAGTTGAGCCAGTAGCTCCAGATCCAGTTGCTCCAGTCGCTCCGACTGGACCTGTAGCGCCAGTAGCTCCAATTGCTCCAGTAGCTCCCCTTGGTCCAGTTGCACCAGTGGCACCAAAACAATCAGAATTTGCTGGTGCTCCTACCGCTTCAAATAAACTACTTATTTCAGCGCTTACTGGATTAAAATTATTATTAGCATTTCCAACAGTAAATGGTTTTGTGCACATTACATAAGGTGGATCTGAAGTACCATCATTAATTTCTCTAAATTTTGCTTCATTTTCAGCAGAACTTAAATCATTTGTATTTATTGAAATTGTTTTAGTATTTTTATTTATTAAAATATAAGACCCATTTTGTTCTGTTAATATTTGAATTCCTTGGTCATTTGAATTTAAAAGTTCAAAGTATGATGCTTGTGCGTCTGTTCCTAGTCCTGCAGTATAATTTGATGTATTTAATGATGCAAAATTTGTACCTGAATCTGTGTATAATTGTATACTATTGGGACTATTTTTATATTGTAATTCCAATAAATTCACTGGGCATGTAGTTGTTCCTAAATTTAAAACATTTCCATTTTGTTGGTAATTCGCCCAACATTCATTACTAAGATCTTGGATAAATTTTATTATAGCCATAATTTTCTATTAAATTTTATGTTAAAGTAGGAGTAGGCGTTGGAGTATATGAACATCCACAATTATATATTCCATATACTCCTGCTGGAGGCCTTATATTATATTGGCCTCCCCAAGTGCTTAGTGCAGATCCTCCAATATCATTTGCTAAAATAATTCCATATACTTGATTTTCATTATCTGAAGGAAAACCAAAATTGAAGCCACCACATGCATCACTAACATTATATGAATCAAAATCTGGCGTAACACATTTTACTAACATAACTGTTCCTACATAATAACAACCCCCATAAGATGGACCATAAAAATACGGCGAAATCGGTACGGCCGAGATTAAACCGCTTTGATCTCCAGAGTTTAAATCTACATTAAATTTATATCTAAACCATGCAACATTACAAGGCCCATAAGATATAACGCGAGAATCATAAGATTCATATTCAGGTCCAAAAATTTCTACCACCATACCATTAAAAGATACTACCCAACTTTGTTCAGATCCAATACTAGAATTATAACTTGTTAATTGAACCCAAAGTTCTAATGGAACAATAGATGTTGGCGTAGGAGTTGGTGTAGGAGTCGGAGTTGGTGTAGGAGTCGGAGTTGGCGTAGGAATTGGTGGCAAAGTTGGCGTAAAAGGATATGGACATGCGCAATTATAAGTGCAAGAAAATGGTAGAGCAGGATATTGACCCCATATTGTACGACCTCCATCTAATGAAACACCGAAGAATCCTCCTGGCCAATATGCAAGTTGTCCATTACATTCATCAATAAAAGCCCCAGGATCTTCTTCAACAACGCATTTTACTATAGATGCTTGTCCTACATAATTACAAAGTCCATAAGATTCACCATAAACAAAAGGACTAATCGGAGTGATTTCAATTAAACCGCTTTGATCTCCAGAGTTTAAATCTACATAAAATTTATATCTCAAATACGCTGAAGAACATCCACCAGGAGACATTGTTAATGAATCATGATCCCCGTTTCCAACATTTTTTATTGGGATACCGTTAAAAGATATACTCCATCCTTGTTGAACCGATTCATAACTAGCTATACGAACCCAAAGCTCTAATGGAACAATGGAAGATATTAACGTAGGCGTAGGAGTTGGCGTAGGAGTTGGAGTTGGAGTTGGCGTAGGAGTTGGCGTAGGAGTTGGAGTTGGAGTTGGAGTTGGAGTAAAAGTTGGCGTAGGAGTTGGAGTCAAAGTTTGCGTAGAAGTAAATGTTGGCGTAGGAGTTGGCGTACAAATCGCCTCTTCAGCACAAGTAATATTATTATTTGAATTTAAAATATTAAGACTTATCCAACCAGAATAAGGGAATGAAACATCATTAGCTAAATTAAAAGATACAAGAGTTGGACTTTGTAATAAATCATCTTTAAAATATAAAAACCATCCTTTATCTGGAACATTTTGATTAAAAAATCTTTTTGCTCCAATGTCAAAATATTTTAAATAATATCTTTTACAATTTATTTTGCAAGATCTCCATAATTTTTGATTTATTTTTGAAAAATAAAATTGTCCATGAATAGGAGGAGTTGGTACAGGATATATTGGAGTTGGAGTAGATGTAGGAGTTGGAGTAGATGTAGGAGCAGATGTAGGAGTAGGAGTAGGAACAATAATATTGGGATCTATAATTTCTCCTGTTGCAGTTACCATATCAGTTCTAAAGTTTCCTCTAAAATAAGAATATATATTAGTATCTGTCCCATCTACTTTGCGATATCCATTTTGTCCAGGAGCATAAGATGCTACTAAACGAAAACCAAATTTAGAATTATTATTTACCCCAGATATAGAACTTAAATCTGCTTTTCTTTGATAACTCCAAGTATCAGCGCTAGTTTGTTTATATAAACCTTGTTCTATTGAATCTGCATCGCCAACTTGAGCTACATAATCTATCCAAACTGGATTGGTTGCAGTAATATCCAATGTATATTGAGCTTTTATGTATCTTGTACAAGTTCTATTCAAATAATTATCCCAATAAATAATAATATTTCTTCTATTGAATGTGCTTATAGAAAATTGTAATCCAGAAGAATTATTTAATATTGGTTGAGATGATCCATAATAATTTAAAGATTTATTATTAGAATTGTAATTTGGTCCTAATGGGTCAGTTAAAGAGCCAGCAATAAAACCATAATCAGTATTAATTCCTATTACTTGAACTACTCCTTCTCCAGTAGACGGATTTAAATCTGAGGAATTAAAGTTCCATTGAGTAATAATATTATTAAAAATACCAAAAGGTTTAGCTTTTATTATTTTACCTGTACTGCTAACATTTAAATTATCATTTACTGCAATATCTGCATTTTGAGCTACTACAAAAATTTTAAAATAATAAGTTTGACGATTTGTTAATCCTGTAACTTTAAAATTAATTGGAGTAAATGCAGTTTTTACTTTTTCATTATATACAACATATGCTGAACCTAATTGAGCTCCTTGTCCATAAATTTTATTTGGTTGTAAAATTTCAATTGGCATATTTCTAGGTAAAGTTGTAAAAGAATTAACAGTAGAAGCAAGAACTATAATATAATCTCCATCACCACTTTCACTCCAATTTATATTTACTTCTGAATTTCCAGGAATAATCTCAGGCTGTCCTGGTTCAATAAATCCAGAAGCTCTTCCATTTGCTGGAATATTTAATGTAACATCTGGGCTACTTATTGTTATATTTTTATCAGTAGTTACTGTTGTTATTGGGTCAAAACTTACATATATTAATTGACTTACCGCTCCATTTTCTGGATCAAGAATAATTGAATTAGAATAATTAATATTATCTAATGAAACGTTATAATTTTCATCGCATGAGATTGTTACAGATCCATATAAATTTGAACCAGTAATAGTAAAAGATGGAGTATCTCCATTCGTTTTTGAACTTTGTCCAGCTCTATATGAATAATCTATAATTTCAATTTGCCCAATATCAGCGGAAAGCGTTGGATTTGTAGTCGGAGTGGTAGTTGGAGTTGCGGTTGGAGTTGGTGGAACAAATATTGATAAAATAGTATTAGTCCATCCATCTTTTGGTATATAATTAGGGGATTGAAGAGGATAAAAAGAATAATCAATTAAAGATAAATTAGATACATATCCTTTAGGACCATCACAGGCGCTGCCATCAGAATCTTTATTAACAATATATAATTCCCATCTATCAGCAGTACTATTCCAAACAAGAAGATAATCATTAGGAAGAAATCCAGTTCCGCGATAAAGATACCATTTTCCACTTAATACAGCATTTGTCCAAATATTTCCAATATTCAAACAGCCAGATTCAACATTTGGAGTTATCCTTCTACTAACTAAAACTGGATTTGGGCCTATATCATTATTATTTTCTATATAAATATAATAATTTGTAGGATAATATATAACATTTACTGGCGTAGGAGTAGGAGTTGGTGTTGGAGGCAAAGGGATATTAGATAAAGTAAAATTACCTGAACTGGACCAATATACAACAACATCAGATGGGCCTTTTGGGCAAATCCTAGTGTGAGCTGAAGTATGTACCCATATCTGAGCTTTTCTTTTATCTCCACCAAAATTAAACCATCCTTTACGAATTTGATTATGAACAACATCTTTAATAAATTGTATAGGAATATCAAATCCCCAATTATAATACGGCGCAAAAAGCGGGTTCTCGGGCGCTTCGCATCCCCAAAATTGTTCACGAGGAGAGTTTAAAATTTCTAGAAATAATTCATATGAAATTGCACGTTGTAAATAAAAAGTAGGTTTGATCTGATTTTCGCAAACGCATACATCAAGGGGATTTAATGGACCACCATCTATTGGATAACCTAATTGACTCCAATAATTAGGCCATTGAAATTTATTAAGATAAAAACTACTACCAGGATAAGCTACACCATAAGCAGTAAACTGTTCTCCATTTATTGCGATAGTTGCCGTACAAGACTCTACATCAGCGCCTGTATCTGGAGGCTCATTACAACACATGAAATCTTCTGCGTAAAACTTAAACTTAATGCTCTTATCAAGTGGAGTATAAAAGAAATCTGTTAATTTTATTACCTCTCCATTATCTTTTTGTACATCAAAAATGTTAGAGCATTTAGCGCCAGGTGTTGGACATGGCTGTGGTCGTCCTGTAGTAGTAGCATCTTCTACATATTGAATAATCTTATTATATTCAGCTAAAAGTTCTTCTTTTGATTTTAATGAATTAAGATTTTCCATAATTAAGGTATTAATATTATAATATTTTCTGGAACAATTGCATTTATTCCAGTAGATATTACAGGTATTTTGATTCCAGTTACTAAATTATTAATTAAATTTTTACCAGTAATATATAAATTTCCAGACATAGCATAATTATCATAAAAATTTCTTTTTTCTATAAATATATTTACTTTATTTATATTTGATGGTAAATAAGATCCAGAAGTATATTTTCCATTAGTTATATAATTTCCACTTTGGAAGTTTATATTTCCAGTAGGAATTAAATTACCAGAAGAATCTGTGTAAGAATATCCAGTTATAATATTAAATGTTCCAGTAAATGTTTTTTCATAAGTTATATCTGTTAATCCATTTAATATAAGGCTATAATTTCCACTTGCAATTCCAGTGGCAATTATTGAATCTATATATTCTCCAGTATATGTTGTTCCATCAATATTTGTAATAAAATTATCTTCATAATATAAAATTCCATTTTCAGCAAATCCAGAAATTTGTCCAGTTATATTTGAAAAATAAAAATTATCTGAAACTAAAGTAGTTTTAGAATTGACTAAGTCTCCTATTAAATATATATTTCCAGTAGAATTTAATGAGTTGGTAAATCCAAAACTATAATTACCTGTAAATTCATTTACCTTTTCCCAATTATTATTACTAGTATATACCCAAGTTTTACCAATTAAATCTGTATTTATTAAATTTGCCCCGCCGATTATTATTTTATTCCCATTTGAATTTATTCCAACAGAATTACCAAATTTATATGTTCTACCATCTCCGCTAAATGTTTTTGATATATTCCAATCATTTCCATTTCCAGTAAATAAAAATGCTAAACCAGAGTAATGATTACTCCAAGGGGCTCCTACAATTATTGAATTACCATTACTATTTATATCTATTGAAAAACCAAATCCACTAGTTAAATTTTCTTGATAAATTTTTTTACACTTTCCCCAATTATTATTATTACCAGTAATAATATATGCTGATCCATAATTTTCATAAGGTTGAGAAGCAACAATAACGTTTCCAGAATCATTAACAGCTATTGAATAGCCAAATTGCGTTTTCATATCCTGATCACCAGAAATTTTTTGTTTTAAATCATAATCTATATTATTTCCAGTAAATATATAAATTGCTCCATCAAATTCGCGCTCTCGGATGCTTCCAATAACTCCTACGTCTCCATTTTTATTAAAAGCAACGCTATTTCCAAAAAGCGGAGTATTCAAAACGATATTTAATTCACTACCAGTAATTCTTTGATAATCCCAATTTCCATTATTTAAATTATAAATATAAGCTGCTCCACTACCAGAGTCTGCGTAAGGCGCTCCAATTAAAAATTTATTTCCAGAAGCATTAGATGCTACAGAATATCCGAAACGATCACCACTAAATTCTCCAGATAATTCAGCAATTTGATTCCAATTGTTATTAGAACTATTAAAGATATAAACTAATCCACTATTAGATAATGAATTTGGTGCACCAATAATCGCAAGATCTCCTTTAGCATTTAAACCTAAAGCTCGTCCAAAATTTATACCACTATCATAACCGCTTACTGTCTGACTAAAAAATGTTCCACCAGAAGCTTGAACATTAATTTCATTTACAACAAAACCATTTAAATAAACAAATTGATTTACATCAGAATATATTTCTCCAGTTACAATACTATTATTTAGTAAATTTATACCACTTCCTGTTACAAAAAATGTTTTAGATAAATATCCTGATCCACTTATAAAGCCAGTTAATGTTGTGTTAATTCCAGTATTTATATTTATTTCTTCTGTAAAAAGCCCTGTATATCCAGAAGCATATTCAAAAAGAAATGATAAATTTTTATCTATAGAATATGAGCCAGTTTCATTTCCAAAAACAAAATCAACTCCTAAAACATAAAAATCAGTATTTACTTGTCCAGGTTGAGTAAAAAATGTTTCTGAATTTTTATTTATATTAAAATCATATATATAACCAGTTGTAAAATATTGGCTATTTAATTCAAATACTCCAGAAATTTTGCCAAAATTCGTATATAAACCAAAAATAAAATTACCAGTTTTGTCTAAATATAATTGTTTTGTAGTATCTAAATCTGGAGTTACTACTATAGTATATTTTTGATTAGAAATATCTTGATTAGATGGAATTACATTTATATTAAAATTTGAATTCAAAGGATAAATTATTTCGCCGCTATAAATTTTAAATTTTAAATTTGGATCTCCACTTACAAAACCAGTAATATTTTCTTTTACATAATAAAAATTATTAAAATCTAATTTATAACTTGGCCTATCTCCATTTATATAAAGCTCTGTAGAAGCTATACATCCAGATGTATTTAAATAAAATGTATCAAATTTTGCATAATTTTTTGAACTTGTATTAGATAAATAATAATCATTAATATAATAATCATATCCACTAGAATTTATATTTCCAGATAATTTAATATTTTCATTTGCATTATAAGTATAAATTAATTTATTTGTTGGATCAAATATTTTACCATTTGTAAATTGAAAATTAAGATCATGTCGTTTTTTTATAATAGCTTGATTTGAAATTGTATAATTTTTATTAGTTAAACTTTTTATAGCTACAATAGCTCCAGGATAAATTATAGCATTATTCTGAGACCCTATTTCTCCATCTGTAGTCCATTCGATTGGACTAACTTGCCCATTAAAACCATCATCATAAACATAATATGATATGAAACCAAATCCATTGTTTATAAGTAATACATCAGCGTAAGGCTCACTATTATTGGCTTGAAATTCCCCACTATTAAAAACTGTATTTATAGTATTAACGGATCCTCCTTCATAAATATAAAAATTATCATAATAAAAAGTATTATTAACAGAATGAGGATATATTTTAGTAAGTGGGCCTTCTTTAAATCCCAAATTACATTTTCCATCTATATTATTTAAAGAAAGATCAACTAAAAAAGATATTCCAGTTTGTTCACTAATTGATAAAGTATTATTTCCAGAAAGATTCATAATTAGTTTCTTATACTTATTTTATTAGCTCTAATTTTTTGTAAGGCTACTTCTTTGCTTGGTAATTCTGGAGCTCTAGTTCTGTAAGTTAAATCTGCAAATGAACCATTTTCATCAATATACATAGATAAAGAACTTAAGCCATTTTTTGGTGATAATGGCATACTAAGAGCATTTTGAATACCAATTATTTTCATACTGACTGATTCTTCTGGTCGTGAATCCGCTTGATCGATGGTTGCATTTTCTTTATCATTAGAAATATCATTTGTAACAACATTTATTTTCATTGGGATTGCTGATTTTACATCCCCTATCGCTCTGACTCCACCATTAAATTGATATTCGCTTTCAAACGGAGCACTAATTTGTATATTTTTTGTTTCTATACCATAAAAAGGTTGTCTCACTGGTAATACTATGGTTTGAGATGAGCGATTATATGTTATTTTTATACTACTTGCTGTATTTGAATCATGCCCAGGCAAAGGAACTATAGATACTTGTGTATATCCACAATCATTTTGTTTTTGACAAATTTCATCTTCTGCCGAAGCGCTGCATGGTCCTGCGCATGGATCAGTAGAAGTGTTTTCTGTATTACTTCTATTTACATAAAGTCCATTTGAAATTCGAGGTTCGCAGCCATTTTTGCTACTATTTAAAGCGCTAAATTCTGCACTAAGCGGTATTGAATTTGAATCTGGAACTAAAGCAAGAAGAAGTCTTCCTTCTTGAAATGCTGAATCAATTCCTTCTCCTTCAGTTAAAGATAAAGCATTTAAAATAGATAACCTTACTTGCCCAGCATAATCCATATAAACTGGAAAATAATCTTCTAAATTACCATAAAAAAATAAACTTTCTAAAGGAGGACAATAAGTTGGTTCTTTTTCAATAAAATAAGCTCTATTTCCATAATATTGAATTTCAGGGTCATAACTTGTATCAATTTTTAATGATCTACCATTTCCTAAACATAGATCTTTATTTTCTGGATATGGATCTCTACTATAAAAAATTCTACCATAGTTATTAAATATGTTTTCTTCTTCTGTTTGCCATTTAGTTTCTAATTTTGGATCTTCAATAAAAAATTTAAAAACAGGGTTAGCCCCGAGATCTTTAAATTTATTATGAAAATCTATATATGTTTTTACATCAAATCCTTGTTCAAAAATAGTTGTTGGATCTAAATCTAAATCCATATCAATAAGTCCTATTCTTTCCCATAATCCTTTTTTCATAAAAAAAAGTTTTCTAGCATTTGCATCAATTTTTCCTAAAATTGCTCCAATTAAAGCTAGTTGTTGTTCCTCGGATAGATCTCCTGGAGTCATATAATCTATATTAGATGTAAATATTAGTTTTTTAGAACGACTAGAAGATGACTGAACTTTTCCACCTGGAGTAAAACCAAACTCAGTAGAAAAACTAGCATAAGTATTTTCTATTGTGCTTGATTTAGAAAATGACGCAGATATATGTTTAGGAACTTCTGGTATACTATTTATACCTTTAGATAAATCATAAATTATTACAGTATTACTAGTCCAATCAAAATAAAAATCTGCAGCTATATCTCTGCAAAGATTAGATAAAACTTCTCTTGCTGTACCAGTGTAATTTATTTTATAATCTCTATAATTAATTAATTCAAATGAAAAATGAATACCTGCGTATGATAAAGCATCATTCAGACCAATAATTAATTCTTCGACTGAATAATAAACTTCTGGCACATCGCAACTATTACTATTAGGTTCTTCCCCGCCCATACACAGTAAACTACCAGCCAATTTATGACCAACGCGCAGCTCAGCTCTAGTTACAGTTCCTGGTATTTCTACAACAGTTCCATTACAAGGGCATTTTGCTTTTATATTTGCAGTTTTTGTCGTTTCACTAAAACCATCTGGGCTACAATGTCTTCTGACTAAACCAACGAATATTTTATCTAAATTAAAAGCTTTACTTGTAAAAGTATAATTTATTATATTTTGTCCAGGAGCTACGCTTTGTTCTGAAGAAATTAAATAGCAATCTAAAAATGATTGGCCGCCAATACTAATTGATCCACGGTTTTCTCCTAATGCAACTTCATTACCATCTACAACGCTTATTGTTATTTTATCTAAATTTTGAGAATAACCGAGGTCAAGTTTGATATTATAAATATATCCACCAGCAAACATTCCTGGAGAATTATTACCAATAATTACCTGTTCTATTTTTTGCCTAGGCATAAACCTTATTCCTTTATTAATTTACACTAAAATCACACGGCATTAAATCTATAAGATTCAGATACATAAATTGGTTGCTCTTTAGAGTATTTTTGTTGATATTCTTGTATAGAGTCATTATTACAAGATAATAATATATAATCATCAAACTCTTTTTGTAAAATGCCATTAAGCCATACCATATCTGATCCATAATTAGGTTTTAAATCAAAGAATCCAGTATTTGATCCTGTTATAGATTTCACTGCATTATCTTCTAATATATAAATTTCACCAGTCGTTAATAAAGTACTATTATTTAATGCAATATAAGAAGTCATAGTCAAATTATCGCCATAATAAGTTAAATTATCACCATAATATAGTAAATCTCCAAAATTATATTCAAATAAATAATGATAATTATAATTATTTATTAATTTTTGACCATTTAAAAATAAATTTAATCCGCTAGATTGAGTAACAATTCCTGAAATTTCATTTTGTCCAATATAGTCAAATTTCTGCTCAAAACTATTAAGCGGAAATTGTTTATAAAATACATTATCTTTATTATCTTTTTTATAAGGATCAATTATAAATTGTTTAATATTATTAATATTATAATATCCAGACATTATATCTACTCCATTAAAAAATACAAGATTTTTATTATTATTTAAATTGGTTTCAGAAGTATAAACGTTTCCGCCTAAACTATAAGTAGTACTTCTTAGGTTATCAAAAAGCTCATAACTTTGAACTTCTATAAAATCTTTATTGTCTACAGGTTTATAAAGTATAAGATAATTTTTACTAAAAAGATTTGCATTGCCAGAATCATAATCTTGTATAGTAATTCCACTTTGAATAGAAGAAGTAGAAGCAGATTGCACTAATTGATATCGAATTACTTCTCCAGTTAAAAGACCAGTTATTCCAGACTTAACATAAAAAATACAATTATCTGAACAATTTGTTACTTTTTGCGCTTCAACTAATTCATATCCAGTTATTCCTGTACCAATATATCCAGTAGTTAAATATCCACTAGATAAAAGATTATAATTTGTTTCTATAATAGTTTGAGAGCCAGTATGTTCTCCAGTTTTAATAAAAAATTTAGATAAAGAAAGCTCAGTAGTTGGATTTAAAAATTTACCAGTAAACAATAAAACATCACTTAATAAACCTCTATAGCCAGTATAATAATTTCCATTATAACCACTAAAATTATTACCAATATATATTTCTTTGTCTTGATTTAAAAAGTTGTAAGTTGTATTAATTGATTCATAATAATTTCTATTAGCTAAAAAATCATGATAACAAACTGAAATAGTATTTCCATAACCATTTAAAGATATAATATTTTGGTTACTTAATTCTCCAGTGCAAATTTTATTAAATCTAATAGAATTTCCACTATACATTCCAGAAAATTCAAATATTAATTTATAATTATTATTAATTGCAACTTTTATATCGAATGGATAAGATGAATTATTTTTTGATCTTAGATTTATCAATGATTGAGCTTTGCCTAATAAAAAATCAGATGGAACAGAACCAGTTTTATTTAAAAATTGTTTTGGTAATTTACTTATAATACCTTTATTTATCAATTGATTATTAGATCCATCAAAATATGACCAATCTCCATAACTTCCATAATCTTCAAATAAGCCGCTTCTATTAAAAACTAAATATTTCTCACTTGGGGCAGAAAATTTAATTCCAGAAATATAAGAAAAACTTCTATTATAAGGTTCATTTTGAATAAATATTGTATATGGATTATTTAAATCTTCAACGTCAATATCTATATAATCTGGATTGCATCCATAACTTTTTATATTTAACATTAAATTAAAATTTTCAGAAGACAAATCTTTAGATACTTTTAATCTATCGTTTCCTTCGAAATAAGCCATCCCAGTATATTGATAATTTTTATCATAACAATTAGTAAGAAATCCTGGATAATAATCTTGAATAATATATTTATCGCTATTATGTTTTACAATAAATGCTCCGCCGCTAACTGATATATTTTTATTTGTAGTTGTATCAAATCGTAAAATAGAATTTGCAGGGATAACATAATTATTTGCATTTGTAGCAAAATCATTATAAGTCCAAGTATTTTGATCTATTGTAAAAAATATTTCATTATTTATCATTAATGCATCATTACCATATATTTCAAATTGATTTGGATTAAATATTTCAGCTAAGGTATTATTTGTAGCAGATTTAAATCTATATATTGCATCAGAATTAAAAGTATTAGACTTTAATGATGTTAAATTTATTTCTCCATCTTTTAATCCATATTGATCTATATTTGAATTTATTAAATTTTTAACGAAAAATCCAGAAGTGTTACCTTGCTCAAAATTATAAAATATACAATTTATACCAGTATCAATATAATTATCATTTAAGAATTTATTTAAATATTGTAATTGCATAAATTATATTACATCCTTTACTTTGGAAATACGGCATCCCATGCTTTTGAAATTATTTCTATACTAGCTTTTGTATTTCTAATTCTTCCGTCTTTTTCTTTTTGAACATCAAATTTTTTATTTATAATTTCGCCCTCAGGTGGCGCTAAAAGTTCAGATCCAATACCTTCTGGGCTTACATTACCGCCTGGTTTTGTTTTTACATTTATGTCATAATTAGATCTTAAAGGAGTATATATATCAAAATCTTGAAATATATAATTATTTTTTTGCAAAGTTGGATTTTGACTAAAATACCAAACTGGTAATTGTTTGTTTACTGAATAATCTGCTTCTGCTGCATAAGATGGAGTTTCTTTATCATCAAAAGTAGCAGATAAACTAACTTTTCCTAAAGATTTATTATTTTTTGTATCTAATTTTATTAATCTAAGAGGATAAGAAAATTCATATGAATTAAATTCAATAAATCCACTATACAAATTTGTAGCGATACTACTCAATGCTCCTACAGCACTTGAATAAGTTGATTGAGCAATTGCATATCTACTAGCCAAAGATCCTCCTCTTACGATGATATCTGCGTTTAAATTTATACTAATTATTTGAGATATTTCATCTCGTGAAATATTAGATGTATAAGATATATAAGGATTAGGTAAACTTAAATTATCATATTCAAATTGAAAATCAATACTATGTGCCCCAGAGTTTTCATTTATAGTATAAGATAATGGAATTGGATTTATATATCCATTATAAAATGAATTTATATTTCCGCTTAATTTTGAAAATAAGTTTGGCTTAATATTAGAATTAAAATTAGATCTTAATTGATCAAAATCTCCATTTATTGGAGAGTCTGAATATTCACCTTTTATTGAAAAATTGACAACATCTTGTTCTGCGCCAGAATTATATTCTGTTGCATATTTTAAGATTCCATAATTAGCATGATCACCATGTAAATCTTTTGTATAAGTTTCTTGAATAGAATAAGTACTATCTATTCTATTAATAGATTCTTTTTGTTCTAATAATATAAAATTTCCACTATTTATTTGAATATTAAAAGATGGGTCCCAATTAGAAACAGGTATATTTGCTGGATTTATACTTGGATTTGTTGAAATCATTTCAATAGTACTATTATAAAAAGTCCAATATTCAGAAGCAAAATGACTAGGAGCCTCTATAATATAATTACTATTTGATTGATTAGTCCAAATAACTCTTTCTCCAAATGAACTTTTATTATAAATTCCATCATAACCATTTGTATTTGATACAGTTATTGACTCTGGATTACCAATATTATCTTCTATATAAAGATTAGGAATGCCATTTAATCCAGTAAATTGATTAACAAAACTTATAGCATTATTTAGGGCATTTGAATAATTAGTTGATGATGTATTTATGCCTTGAGCAGAAACATTATGATTTAAAGTTAATGTATTATTTTGTTTATTTATTGTAAATTGATTAACTGGGTTTTGTACATTATAATTAAAATCTTTGGCTATTAAGTCTACTTCATATTTCAATATGCCATTATAAACTCCTTCACTAAAGTTTATAGAATTAACTATAACTCCACTTTTTTCATAAATTTTACTTAAATTAATAAAATCATTTCCTGTAACTTCATATATTTCAAAAGTTTTAAAATCTTGATTAAATTTATTTATAAGTCCTTGTTGATAACCAGTAAGATCAGAATATCTGCCAGTAAGTTGACCAATTAGTTTAATTTTATCTATATTACCTAATTTTTGGCCATTAAAAACATGACTTCTTTCTAGCGTCACAAACGGAGTTGGTGAACCTATTTCTATGTTATTATATTTTATTACATTAATGCTCATTTTGGTTTTACCGAAAGTATATTTAAATCTAATCCAAAATTTAAATTAGAATCATAAGTTAAGGCGGCGCTATTTAAAATATGGTCTTGTCCAATATTTTCAATACGTTTTAATGCCTCATCTTTTAATCCCGACATATAATAATCAATAAAATTATTTCCCCAAATTAATGCATTTCCAGTTGGTCTTTTTAAAATTCCTTTTATAGAAGAATTTGTATTCGATAATTGGACTTGTTCGTAACCTTGACCTCTACTAAAATAAAAATTTTTATTATCTTTATTTGGTATAATATATTCTTTTGTCATTAAAGATAAATCATCGTATTGATTTCCAACTTCTAATCTTTTAACATATTTTGCAATTCCAGTTGTTCCTGTAATTAAAAAATTATCATTTGTTTTTTTAATACTATATGAAAAATTTTTCCCATAAGTAATATTATTGATATCTCCAAAATAAATTAAATTTAAATCATTTGAAGTATTTATTGGTTTATAATCTGAATAACTATTTAAAGCTTCTTGATATGTACTTTTAAATTTTAAAAAAGCATCTGATGTTTTTGATATTTGACCTATAATTGCGCTAGTTAATTTTACATTCCCATTTCTAGTATAATAATTAATTCCATCATTTCCTTGTTCTAAGGTTATCTCATACATATGAATTAAGCCGCTATAAAAATTTATATTATCTGTATAAGAGATATTATAATTTAAACTATTAGTATATTTATCAAAAGTTGTGCCAATGGTAAACGCTTCCCTATTAACCGAAGAAGAATAATAATTTAATGCAAGAGCATTACACCTTTCAAATGAACCAGAAATTTCTGTATTTAAATATTTTTTAGCTGTATATTCGTCTGTATTTTGAAGTCCTAAAATTTTTCCATTTTCCGTTACAGTAAGAACGCCTTCTGCATTTCTTGAAGAAGTATTGGTGAGTTCTAAAGAATAACCTGTTTTATAATTTTCATCAATTTGTATATTTTTTTGAAATGATGCAGATTTGTTAATTAGATCATAGTTTTCTTGTATAACATTTTGCTTAAACATTAAATCATTATAAAAACCAGAAAATTTTCCAAATAAACCTAGATAAACTCCAGAGTCATTGTATATAGAATTTGCTAAATTTTTAGATTTTAAAATTATATCTGATTCGTCATTATAAAATTGAATATCCAGATTATGGTCATATGAATACTTTCCATTTTGAAGATGATTAAAATTTAAAGTCTCAGAAAGATTTAAAAGTTTACTATCAATTGAATTTAATCCAGATCCATGCTTGCTATCAATTGGAAATGTATTAAAATTTCCACTTTCTACTATTTCTATAGTATAAACATAGTCTTCAACAAAAATAGGATTTTCTTTAGGAAAAGAGATGTTAACTATTCTTCCATGCCCTAGATTATAATTATTTACTATGATTTCTTCATATTGACCAGTATTGTTATTTAATATATTTAAAATACCACTATAAGTTTCTTTGACTCCTTGTGCGTCTGAGTTTGTGTATCTGTTATATAAAATTCCATTTAATTTTAAATTTTTAGTAGTGCTTATTAATAAATTTTCCCCGCGAGAATAATTTTTATTCAAATCATAAGTTAATAAAGTCGCGTTTTCAAATATATAGCTCATATGTTATTTTTTAGTTGGTGGTAGTCTTTGACCTCCTACGCTAACAATTCTTTCATTAAAGCTACTTGTTAAGTCTTTTATTTGATTTTCTAAATCTGTTTTTAATGTGCTCAATGAGTTTTCTATTTCTTTTGTTATATTTTCTTTAATATTATCTATAGATTCACTATTAACAGTAAATTCAATTGGTCCATTTGATTGATTGATCTCTACGCCAATATTACCTTTAAGAGATAGATCTGTATTTTTAATTTCTATTTGAGACATTCCAGCAGTTAAATTATTTAATGCTTGAGATGTATTTTGGAAATTTACTCCTGGCTGATTTGGTAAACCGCTAGTTTGGTTTGGCCTTGTTAATCCATTACTAAATGCGCTAAAATTAGCATTAATAGAAGCAACATTTTTACTAATATCTAAAATTGCTCTTTGACTTTGAATCGCTTCTTCTACTTGAGTTCTAGCTATTTCACCTGATCTTGCTCCAATTTTATTGTATTCTCCAGCTAAACCATATTCTCCTTGAGATCTTAATAATCTAGCTATTGCTGACGTTTGAAATTCTATATCTTTAGCTCTTCCAGATATTGCTCTTTCTTTTAAAGATCCAAGATTCATTCCTTCTAAACTTCCTCCAAACATTTTTACTGTATCTAGTAATGTACCCGCTGAAGCTCTGCCACCAACTGGAGTTCTTAAACCTTGAATATTAGTAATTAAAGAATCTATTGTACTATTTGATTGAGGATTAATATAAGATTCTAAACCTCCAAAAGATCTAATATCTTTTTGTTTTTGTATTGAGGCTGCTTGAATTTGATTGTTGATTCTTGTTAATTCTGTTTGTTTAATTTGTTGAGCATTTAAATCTAATAAGGCTCTTTGATTATCTGCTAAAATATTATTCGCTTGAGTTTGAAGATCTATAGCTTTACTTCCGTATGCAGTTCCTCCAAAAAATTGATTAAATGAATTAGTTATTTCTTGACCAATTTGATCTGCTGATTTGCCGCTTGTTGCAAGCTGACCTAAAACTGTTTGAAATTGATTTAATTTTTGTACATCTACTTTTGGAGTCTGACCAGGGACATTTTCTTTCTTAAGATCTAAAAATGTTTTATAACCTTCTTGTAAAACATCAGATCGAGCTTTTGTTTCTTGATCTTTATATTTTTGAGCAAATTCTAATTGTTGTTTAGCCGTTTCAATTAAATTTTGATATTCTCTTGCGCTTTGAGGACCCATAGAGCTACGATTATATTCTAATAATCCACTTGCTCTTTGAAGTTGAATATCTTCAGTATTAAAGGCTAATTTATCTTTGTATTCTTGTTGAATATCGCCGATTTGAATTAATCTTTGATAAAAATTATCTAATGCATCTTGCCTAGCTTTTTCTAAATCAAGCGTTCTTTGTTTTTCTGCATTATCTTTGTTTATTAATTCAACTTCTTTCGCTCTTTCATCTGCTAATTTTTTAGCTTCTTCTCCACCGATTACTTCCTCTAATAATTTAGTTAAAATACTTTGTATTAATTGTTGAGCTGCTTGTTCGCCTTTAGGTCCGCCTTGCTCAGATAGTCTACGTATAGATTCTATAGCGTCTTGCCTAAATCCTAAAGATTTTAAATCTTTTTCGCTATATGAAGCATTTTTTGCTGTTTTAAATAAATCCATTCCTCCAGTAGAAAGCATTTGTTTTAATTTTTCTTTAGCGTCTGAACTTTCAAAACCTTTTTGAGCAAAAACTTTTGCATATCTTTCTTGTTCACCAAAGCTTAAAGGCGATCCAGTTATTCCTCCTCCAATGGATTCTCTTGGATTTGTTAATGGTTTAAATGAAAGAGATTCAAAAAATCTAGCAAATTCATTTCCAGTTCTTTTATTTAATATATCTTCAAATCCAGCGGCACCTTTGTAATAAGATTCTTCATTAGCTAAATCTGATTGTATTTTAGACATTTGATCAAGCAAATCTGTATAATTAGTTATAGATACAAGTTGTTTTCTATAAGCTTCTGGAATTTGTTGAGCAGCATTCACTAAATCTTGATTTAATTTTCCTATAGTATCTGGTGAAGTTTTTGGATCTTTATGTGCTTCTTCTAATTTTTGTAATATATCAGCATATTTTTGAGAACTATTTCCAAAATCAGTTAATGTTTGGCCAGATTCTTCGGCTTTTTCTGCTAATTTTGTAGATTTTTCTTTTAATAAATTACCTATCGTTCCAAATGTTCCAGTAATAGCAAGAACTTCTGCTGATAAAATTCCAAATTTACCAGGTATTACTTGGGCCGCTGTCCCTGCTAAAGTTAAAGTAGAACTAAATCCCTCTATTGCTGCTGATAATTTTGGAGAATTTTTGGTTGCTTCTTGTAATAATCCACTAGCTAAAGACAATCCTATAGAAGCTTGTATTAATCCTCCTTTATATTTTTGAACTGATTGTGGAAGAGCATTGTCATCAAATATTACTTTAACTTTAGAAATAGAAGTTCCTAATGCGCTCATTTTTGCTATTAAAGTATTCGCTTGTTGCGCCATTGTTGCTAGAGGTACATAGATTCCTTGAGCATTCATATATTTAAGTGGTGAGACTGCAGCTGCTGCAGCAAAATTTGGTATATAACCACCATATGCTCCAGCTTTTCTCGCTGCAGATCTAGAACCATATCTATTAATTCCTTGATTTAATCCATTAGGCTCATCTTTTGTATTATATACTCCAAGACCTAAAGGATTGCTATTTGAAGCTAAATCTGAAGAAGCTCCGATTCTAATTGAAGAAGCGGGAACACCAGAAGAAATTTCTCTCCCTATGGCTTCTTTTAATCCAGAAAAATTAGGAATAAATCCTTTTGCCGAGTATTGAGCTGGTATATTTTTAATTCCAGCTAATTGGGCTAATTCAAATCTATGATTTCCATCTTTTACTTCAGAATATAATTCTGGATATTGTTTAATTAATATCGGTTGTTTTTTTAAAAATTCATAAAGTTTTTTCTTATTTTCTTTAGAAGAAAAAAGTTTAGTTAAATTTTCTTTAGTTATAGGTCCAGAATAAGGAATTCCCATTAAAGACATTAAGCTTGATAAACCTTGAGCAGTTGATTTATTTGATCTTCCAATAAAGCCTCCCCTTTCAATATGTTTATTTGGATTAAATACAGCGAAATTAGGAATAAATCCATCATGAGCAAGATCCTGTTCTCTAAATGTTATCGGTTTCGAATCTCCTTTTGATTTTATAACTCCATATGGTAGTTTTACTATTTTTTCATTTTTTTCGACAGCTTTAATTAAAGCTTGTTTTAATGCTGGAGTATTTTTTATTTTGCCTCTTATACTCTCAAGCGTATCTCTACTACCAGCATTTAATTTAGCGTCAAGATAAGGAAGTACTTGCATAGCGGCTAATTGTCCACCAAATAAGGATTGATTTACTTGATCATTAACAAAATTAGTTCCATTATAATCCCAAGTGCCACTCCCACCGCCCTTCTTTTTATTTAAATCTAATTTAATAGCTGCATTTATAGAAGATTCAAATAGTCTTCCCATAATTTGAGGATAGGCAGAAGTATCAGCCTGTAATTGTTTAACGATTGTATCTGCAGAAGGTAATTTTTTTGTATTTGGTTTAATTAATGTTACGGCAATTCTTTGAATTGCTTTTGCTAATTCTCTACCTGCTATTTCATCGAAATCACTATTGCCTATATTTAATATAGAAAAATCTTGTCCTATTGCTTGAATTATTTTTTTACCTCTTTTATTTTCTGATTCTGGTTTTTTTCTACTTTCTTGCAATTGAGAATAATAAAGTCTTTGCTCTTCATTGGGTTGAAATTTTTTTCCTAAAGGCAAATTAATACTACCTCCTCTAGCTAATGTTGCAATTTGTGCACCTTTTAAATTTGTCATAGCTCCTGCTGGAGGAATTAAATTAGCAAAATTAGGAACATAACCGCTCCATGCATAGGGATTAAATCCGTGAGCTTTTTCAAAACTTTGTTTATAATTTTTTCCAGCTTGACTACCTTGAGGAGGCATAATAGCTGGTTGATTAAATCCATTAAATTTTTTTACTTTTTCTGCGCTATTATAAGTTACCATTCCATAATTAGGAATAAAAGTTTGTTTTACTTTTCCTGGCATATAACCACCAGCCAATGCTCCTGCGATTTCTTGACTAGCGCTAAAATTTGGAATAAATCCAGCTGATTTAGTTGGAATTCCTCTCATTGGTCCAGTTTGAGAAACTCTAACTCCAGAAGAAATCAAACTTTTTGATAAAGCATTTGCAACCGCAACTTGTCTTTGCATAGCAGCAGTTTCTTGTTCAATTAAAGTTAAAATTTGTTTATGTAAACTTGCAGTATTTATATTTCCACTATTAATTTGTTCAATAATTTGAGGATTTCTACCAATTAAATTTAAAATTTGTGTTTGTAGCGCCTGTTGTTCTGCGGCTTTAGCATTTAGACCTGTTAAACTTTTGAATGCGTCTGCGGAGAATGTTACTAATCTTTCAAAAATTTTAAATAAAGCTGAAGCTGCTAATAATACTCCAGGGCCTCCTAAAAAAGTTCCTATTCCTTTTAAAAGACCTTGACCAATTCTTGATCCAATATCTTCACTTTCTGGTTGAAAACTTTCTAAAGCAGTATTTAATCCACCTAATAAATTTTTAAGAGTTGGAGCAATTGCTATATTACCTGCTTGAGCTGCTAATTTTTGTAAATTTGCTAAAGTTTTATTAATTGTTGCACTTAATGTTTGATTTAATTCTTCATTTCTAGTATTAGCTTCATTTGTTGCGCCATTAGAAGTTTCTAAAGCTCTAGAATATATAGAGTATTGATTTCCTAAATCTGCTAAAGAAGCTTTTAATACGTTAATTTGGAATACGCCTCCAACTAATTCTGCGACTTGAGCTCTTTGTGTTCCAGATAATTTACTATATGTACTAGATAAACTATTTAGAATAGTAATTAATGGTAAAATATTACCTTGCTGATCTTTTGTAGCAACACCGATTGCTTCTAATGCATCTAAAGTATCAGTTCTTTGTAGTCTTGTAAAAATTGTTTTAAATGAGTTACCAATTACGGCTCCGCCTCTAGCTGTAGTTTGCTGAGCAGAAGTAACTAACGCAATAAGTTGATCTAAACTTACTCCTGCGTCTTGCGCTGAACTACCAACTCTTCTTACTGCTTCCGCTAAGTCTGCGGAACTTACCGCAAATCCAGCGTCAACAGCTGCTAATTTATTTATTAATTCATTTGATGTTATACTAGTTTTATTAAATGAATTTAACGCAGCAGTAATAGATTCAACGCTATCGACAACTCCCATTCCAGTTAATCTAGTTAAAACTAATGCATCGCTAGTTCTTTTTAGAGTATCTTCTATACCTAAGCCTTGTCTAGAAAATTCTGTTGCAGCTGAAGCAACTTCAGAAAAACTTTGTCCAGTATTTTTAGCTATATCAAATAAACTATTGCCAAAAGAAGCTAAACTTTTTGAACTAGCATTTAATATAACATTAATGTCTGTAAGAGATTTTTCAACATCTATGACGCTTTTAATTGTTTCCGAAAAAGCTTTTTGTACAGCAAAAATTGCACCTGCTGAAGCACCGAATGCAATAACACGAGCATTAGATGCAGCTAATGATTTTTCAAATTCGCCTAATTGACCATTAATTTTACCTAATGGTTGAGAAAATCCTTTACTATTTAAAACTAAAGCAGTATTAGCGACTTTTTCAATCTGCTTTTCTAGGGGCCTAGTATTCCCCAGTACATCAATAATGATATTATCACCTTGCGCCATAGTAATCCTCTAATAGAATTACACTTAAATTTTAATATTATATTATTTAACGCCGTGTATTTTTAGTATTTCTTCAAAAGAGAGATTTCCACCCTTTTTATCTGCTTCTTTAACTAAATCAATAACTTCATCTTTTGAATCTAACATGCCTTTAAGCTCTTCTTTTGTTGCTCCAATATAAGTTTTACCTAAAAATTCTTTTCCAGAGTCTTTTTCTTTTTCTTTAGTTACTAAAGACCTATTTTCATACCATTCGACTAATTCATCCAAAGAATTAATAGAAGATGGCGGAGAATCTCCTGTTCTTTCTAAATTATATTTATATCCTCTAGCTAATGTAAAAAGATTAATCTGATTATAAGTTAATTTAGACAAAGGTTTACCAAAAAATGTATAAGGATTATTTTCTGATAAGAAAAACATATTCATAAAAAAACTTGATACAGCTGTTTTTTTAAGATTTTTAACAGAAAATAAACTATTAAAATTTTGATATAAACTTGCGTATTTGATTAAATCTTCTACTTCTAAATTAAAAAAATCATCTTCTGAATCAAAATATTTATCAAAATTTTCATTTTTACAAAATGTTAAGTATATAAGATATTCATTTGATTTTCTTGTAGAGTATTCTTCTGCAGTTATTCCTAAAAGTTCGACTCGATCTTTTTCTATAGAAAGAAGCTCTTCTTCTAAAACTTTTATTTTATTATCTATTTCTTTCTGCTGAGATGCAATAATTAATTTTTTCTTGGTATCTATATTAAGATTAATTTCATCTCTAATTTTAATTCTTCTATTTTCTTTTTCTTTTGACCAAATATTTTTTTCGTGCAATAAATCTAATTTGTCTTTTTCTTCTAAGATTCCCATGCTTTTTGATTTATCAAAAAATTCAATATACTTTTCATAAACATTAGCCAAATCGACTTCTGTTACGTGTTTTAAATAAAATATTTTATCTTCTAATTTATATATAGAATATTCGTTAATTATATCTTTATAAAGTTTTTTAACAAAATTGATATCTTTAAGTATTTCATTCACTTTTATGAATCAAAAAATTCTTCTAAAGATTTAAATTCTTCTTCTGTTGAGGCTTTACCCATATACCATAAACTAATAAAATAAGCTAATTTTCTAATACCACCACTTAGCACATCATCTCCTTGATCTTCAATTAAATCATAAGCTGTTAATTTATTTTCAAATGTTAAACCTTTAAATATTGGAGAAAATGTTATTTTATTATCATAAGAAACATATGATAAATTAAGAACCCACCATAATATAACTTGGTTTCTTGCTCTATTTTCTGCTGTTTGATCAAATACGCTTGATTGTTGTAATTCTAAATTAGCTAGATCTTTTTTAATGTTAAGTATTTCATTTAACAAATCTTTCATTTTTGCTTCTTGTTCTTCTTTTTCAAGTTTAGTTAAATTGGCTTGAAGTTTTTCTAATTCGGTTTGCTTTACATATAACGTAACATATAGAGTTGCATATCTTTGTTTTTCAGATTCACTTAAAGCTCCGCCGTCATCTTGATATCTTTTAGCTATCAATGATTTAGTAAGTAACCCAAGCCTAATTCCTTCTGACACTTTAACGCCATAAAAAAGTTCCGCCTCTTCAAAAGTTTTTCTATCTGGACGAAGAATTCTAAAATAAACTGGAGATTTTTCTTTAACTTTTTTAAGTATTTTTACTTCTTCGCCTTTATCATTTTTTGAAATTTCTGGAACTTCTTTTTCTGTTTCATTTTCTATTGAGAATTCGTAAATATATTTATCTGTTTTCATTTAATGTTCCTATCTTGGATTCAATAAATCCTTTGGTTCTTTTAAAGTTTGCTTTACCACCAATTTTTACAATAAAATCATTTCTTTTTTCTTCATTCCAACTCATGTATTTATTAATTACTTTTGGACTAGAAATATCTTCTATCTTTAAAGAATTGAAACCAAATTTAAATTTTAATTCTCTTTGTGTGGTTTGTAGATCAAGATTAGCAGAAATAATAGCTTCTGGCGTAAAATTAAAATATTTTGTTTTCATTTTTTTATTTCTATATTAAGAAAGTCAAAGTTTTTTTCAATCTCACGAATAGTTTCATTCCCAAGATCAAGTATTTTCTTTCTTAAATAATTATATTTATTATCATCAAAATAATCAACATTTTTTAACGTCTGTAAATCTACTTCTTTATTTAATTTATTTAACATATTAGTATGATCTTCTTGGATGTCTTCTATTAAATTAAGATATCTTTTATATAAATTAACAACATTTCGATGTATTTGAAACATCAAATACTCTTTGAGATCTGCTTTATTTTGCATAAATCCTTTATCCTTTATTAAACCTTGTGCCTATATACCTTTACACTAAAAAACCCGCCGAAGCGGGTTTTCTAGGTTCATTATATTTTTTAAATATTAACTATTAGCGAATATGAACAATCCGTGGTTAGTATCGCTTGGACCTCCGATTTGGGTGCTCCAATTGATTGTTACAGATTTATTATCGCCAATGCTACTTGAGAAGTCTTGTGAATCTAATTTTGCTCCTCTAACTACATAACTTACAGCTTCTGTATCAGAATTTGGTTTATTGATTTTAACTTGTAAATCATATTTAGCAGAATCATTATTAATAACGTCTGCCAAATTTGCAGCTTCAATATCACCCATGATAGCATCAACGCTCATTGTTACTGTAACTGGGAACTTGATTTCTCTTGTAAAGGCAAATCTGCTTCCTAGTTTTTGAATTGGATCTCTACCAAGATCAAATTTAATTGAAGCTTTTTGAATTTTTAAATCAGAAGCTACAACTCCAGTTGAACCAGCAATTGTTAGATCTACGTCTCCTGGGCGAAGAGCAGAGTATCCATCACCAGTAACTGGTGTTGGAATTGTAAATGTACCAACTACAGAAGAACCATCTTCTGGATTAATAGTTGGAAGAGTTTGACTATCAGTATTAGCATAAAATCTCATGTTCATTCCTTCACCATTGACTGAAACAGTTGGAATATTTCCTACTGAGGCTTCCATGCTGTAAGATGATAAGAATCCATTTCCAATACCGATAACTTTTCCACCAGATTTACCATCGATATTTGCGTCTTTACCTTCACCAACTGTTAGAATATAATAATTATTGGTATCTTTTCCGCCAGTCAAAATTTGTGATAAAGCTGGAGTTCCAGTTGTAAGACTGCCAATGCCAGTTGCTACTGAAAATCCTAAATTTTTTTCGTTTTCTCCAGAATTTAAATAGTAAGAAAAATCAAAATTAACTGTTGGTTGTTCTAGGATAATACGATCAATAGCGGCCAATTGACCATATTGATTAACGTCTTGTCTTGTGACTTCAAAACTATAATTTGCACTTTGTACACGGTTTAATTGTTTTGGAGTAGCATCTCCAGTTCCACCTACAAAAAGTGCTTCACTTTGATAAATTACTCTTTTTCTTGCCATATTATTATTCTCCTATTTTAAATCTGTAACTATTATTACAGTAATAAAAAAAGAATGAGAAACTAATTTTATCCTCTAGGATATCTGATATTATTAAGAGTAAAATCAATAAAAGCTGGAAATACTTGGTTATTTCTTGCATTTAAATTAGCGAATATTTTGCTAACATTTACTTCTGAAATATAGAACCCATTAACTCCAACATCAATATTTTGGGTTAAACTATCATAGTTATAATAACCATTCTCTAATCCACCAAAATTATTAAATGGACTATTAATTAATGGTACATAGTCTCTAGCTGTGTCTTTTAATATACTGCAAAGTGCATCTAAATTAAACATATTATCTGCCATAACTACTGCTCTAACCAATATTTGAGTATTATCTTGACCACCAAAAGCAAATGGTTGATTAATACCTCCATTATTTTTAAGGAATATACATGGATAAGTTATAGCTTCTATAGCTAAACCAGTAGGAGTCTGAGTGGTTTTAGGTCTTGCTTGATATTGACTTTCAAATAAAATCTCTTCTTCTGGTTGATTTGTTAAATATAAATTAAAATCCTTAACTGCATAATTGCCACTAATAGAATTGGTATTTTGGCTAGAAGTAAAATAAACTTGACCATTTTGAGGACTTATACCAGTTAAATTACTTTGACCTATACTTTTAAAACTATTATTAACATAAACTCCAGAAAGTATATTAGCGCCACTGATAGAACTATCACAAACTACTTGTTTAAAAGGTAATCCATAAGTATAAAATCCATTATAAATATTTGTAATTGGATAAAATTGACTAGAGAAATTTTTATATGCTTCTCCTTTTTTCAAGATCACATGATCCATCCACATAAGCATACTTGACATTAAAAGATTATCTAATTGTACTTTCATTTAATTTTTTCTATATTTTTAACAAAATTATTTATCATACCAGATATATATTTTGTTGTTCTAAAGGTATTACTTCTAATTTTATTTTTGCTTTGTAAACCTTCTTTTGATCTTCCTTCAATAAATCTTTTATACATATAACTACTAAATCCAGATATACCTCTCTCAATCCCGATAGCCCAACTATTTCCATTTTCCCAAGGCATACGAGTTACATTTTTTATTTTATTTAAATTTGGATATTCAATTTCAAAACGTATAGAATTTGAACTTTTTTTCCTAGATAATTTGAAACTATTTTTAATTAAATCTCTTAGTTCCTCTATAGGATTATCTGTACTATTAAAACCAATAAAGCTAAATAAATTTCCTATTCCGCCTAAAGTATTTGAAACGTTTGGAGCAGTAGGTCCAGCTTCGATTTCTTTTGTTACTGGATTTGAATTGAATTCATTTAAAAACATTTCTTGAGCTTTATCAAATTTATTAGCAACAACATTAACAGCGTTTTTTTCAAATTTTTTATTATTCGCTAATGCTTTATCAAAATTTATATTAACCCTTTTCATTAGCTTGTCTCTCTTAAATAGTACATATAATATGTTGCATTTTGATAATGTTTTGTTATGCTAGTACTATAAATATTAAATGTTTTGCCATCAAATGTTATTTTTTCTGTTCTGTCTGCGCTAATATAATCTTTTGCGTCTTGTTTAACGTAAATTTGCACAAGTTGATCTATAAATTTAATTTTAATTTCTGGATTTTCTTCTAAATTATCAGTTGGGTTATATTTTATTACTGCATCAAAAGTTTGATTTCTTGGAGTATATGTATAATCAACTATATTAGAATTTTCTTCATATCCTAATAATTGGTTTGTTGTATTTTGAATTATGTTTTTAATTGGTTCTTTATGAACAACTATTTGTTTTTTAAAAGTTTCAAACCAGGTATCAACAGCGTTTTCATACCATGATTGATCAGAGGTACTTAAAAAGCTAGTTGCCATAATTATAAGTTTTCTATATTTCTTATAAATGAATTATATGAATAAGGTCTATCTGCAGCTGGAATAGTATCGTCTCCAGCGACTTGAAGTGGACGAGCTTCATTTAAGTTATAACCCTTTATAAGAGTTTGTAATTCGTCGTTAATCTGTTTTCTAAATTGAGCGTAAGTTTTAGCTAGTTCATTTTTATTAATTTTTCTAGCACTAAATCCATTTTGATTAATCTCTATAACACTATCTGTACTAGCTGCGCCAAGAGCATTTCTTAATAATCTTTCATAAAAATGAGTAGCAAAAAGCATTTTAAATATACTCTTTTCTACGCTAGTAAATATATCTCCGCTTTCTGGTGCAGACAAGATTTCTAATGTAGTTTCATCAATATAAAATCTTTTATTAATTGAAATATTAAGGTCGCCAAGATTAGCTCTAAGCCACCAAGCTATAGAAGCGATAGTCCAATCATTTGGTTCGCCCATTTCGCGATAAAGCTCGTCAGCGACATCAACAATTTTTATAGGAGTATATGAATCAGCCATATAAGATATTACACTATATAATATAGTTTATACATTATATCAATAATAAAATATTTAAGTTATTTACCTTGACCCATAGAGGACCAACTTTTCCATTAATTTCTTAAAGGGTTGGACTATATCTTTAGCATTTAGCTATTGGGCGCTCTTGCTGGTTATTAAGAGAATCCATTTTCTCTCCAGTAGTCTCTACACCTTTTAAGGGATGGCCCTTAACTTG